TTCACCGTCAGGGTGCTCGCGTTGGGGTCGATCACATCGACCACCATCTCTTCCACCAGCTCCAACCCCGTCGCCGTCTCCGTCGCCGTCATCAACCCGTAGACAGGTGAGGGCTCGTCGTAGGAAGAGCTGACGGTGTAGACGTAGGCATACCGCCCCGTGTCCCCGGTCACGGCAGTCATCACCCCGCTGGTGACAAGATTCTGCCTATCCCCAGCGTTATCGAAGTAGAAGATATCGATCGCAGGAGAGGTCACCGTCATCGGGCTCCCTTCCGCGTCCAACCAGAGGACGTGGAAGGTGAAGGGATCTCCAGCTTGTCCAAGCGGCATAGATCACCCGCCCTTTACGAAACGAACCACCATCCCATTAGCCGATTGCTGAAGGGCATCCACGTCGTCCCGAAGCGTTGTTACGTCGCTTTGAAGCGTCGTAATATCTGATTGCGCTGTCGTCATATCAGACTCCAGGGAGTCGATATCCGCCTCCGCAGCGGTCATCTCTGACTGAAGAGTCGTGATATTTGACTGAGCCGTCGCCATTTCCGACTGGAGAGTGCTGACTTCTCCTTGGGTCGTCGCTACGCTCGCCTCAAGAGTCTGGAGGTCATCCTCCGTATCCTGAGCCGTTCGTCCGACATACCGGAACCCGACCACGTAAGGGTCCGAGACGCTCCCCTTGAAGTCGTCAGAGAGCAGCAGCATCCCGTTCGCGTAGTTCCAGACCCAGCCGACAGTCTTCTCGTCACCCGTCCCGGTCGTCCCTGAGGTCGTAGAGATCTCCGTGCCGCCGCTCGCCGGGTCGCCCTCATACAAGCGAATCGCGTACCCGTTGGAAGGCACCCCAGAAGACTGCGGAACAAGCTGCGGGAGGAGCCAGTTGGTCAGGACGGCTGAAGAGGCGTCGTTGTAGGTGCTGTGAGCAACCCAAGTGCTACCGTTGGTCCCCGTCACCGCGGTTAAACGAACCGCGTTCGCGGCTGCGGAACGATCCTCCAAAATTGTGGAGAGAGCCGGGTCTGCCGCGTTCGTCTGGGCGGCTGACAGATTCGCGGCTGGGAAGCCCCTGAGCGTCCCCAGCTCCATCCACACCGTCCCCGCCTCGTTGATGAACCGAAACGGGAAGAAGGTCTCATACCAGGAAGAAACCGAATTAGCGTCCAACACCCCGGCGGCCAGCGCCTTGGTAAGCAGGTTGATCCGCTCTTGATTGCTGAATCCCATCAGCGGGCTCCTCTACACTGGTGGAACCTATCAGGGATCTACCGGCCGCAACCCCGGACATTTTTAGGGAAATATCTCCGGGCCAGTCGTATACGAAAATAGGAGGTATCCCATGCGAGTCGGACGACACGCGATCCAGCGATTCCAGATACATCACCCGGAAGCCACACCGCTAGCCCTGCTCGCGGCCCGCCACGTCGCCACTGAGCTGAGCCCGGACCTCGTCATGGTCCTCCTGGGCCGACGAGGGAACCGGAGCCAGAACACCCGGTACTGGCTGACCCACGACTTTCTCGGGATCATCTGCGAGCACATCTACGACCATGTAATCGTCACCTACCTCCGCCTGGGGCTCCAGCAGCGGGATTTCTGCCGGAAGCACTTCGGCCCGAAGAAGGCCACACCCAAGCCCGAAGCTCCGAGCCCGCCGAAGCCGGAACCCGTCAAGGCGGAGCCGGAGCAGGTCCCGGCGAAGATCCCCGCACGGCGACCTCGGACGGTCCAGTGCCTCCCAGGCACCTCGATTCAGTTCCGGAGCCTCCCGGGACCCCCGCGAGGGCGATCGACGCTCTGGGAGCGTCTGAAGGCCGGGCGACGTACCGACAGCACCTTCTGTCCGAAGACGTGGGAAGAGACCCACACTTTCGAGACCGAGGACGGAGAGGTGCTCCGGCTCAAGGGTCAGGCGGGCGGCACCTTCCAGGTCGAGGCCGCCTAGCGGTTCTTAGCCGCGAGGTTCTTGACGAACTCCTCCCAGACCACCCTCGGGAGGTCCCCGAGGGTGGGCACCGACCAGTGACCCAGCACGGAAAGAGAAATCACCTCATGAGGGTCGGGACGAACGATCGAGAGCACGTTGTTGCTCCCGTAAGCGTTGACAGAAAAGTGAAGCCCGAACTCCTCTCCCTCATAAGTGAATGCCACGGGAGCCGACTCCCGAACAACCTGTACGCCCCGCTGACTGCTCAGGTACCTCAAAATCTCAGGGAGAACCTGCTGAAAAGCTTCTCGACCTGAACCATAGTGGATCGTCACAAGGCGACGGAAATCAAGAGACTGCATCGGCTGGGCAGCCGGACGCTTGAATTCCCAGGTGACCCTGTACCCGGGCCTCCGAGTCCTGGGTGACCGGATAGCCTGCACCTCTACCGTCTTGTTCCTCCAGTCCATACGTTCCGCATCCAAGAGCTGCTCATAGCGAGCCTTGAACCCCTCTACCCGAGGAAGAGTCGGCTTCCGGGGCTTAGGCCCCCGGCCGGTCCACATACCGGAAGTAGGCCGAACCGAGGCACCTGAGAGTGCCTCGTCCAACTTGTCCTTCAAAGCCCGCTCCGAGGTGACGCCGTCATCGTCCACTACATAGAGCGTACCCGTGTTCTCTCGGAGCATCTGAGCCACTAAGGACTGCAAGACGGAAGAGAAATTGAATCTCGTCAACTCCTCAAAGCCCGCTGCTGCCTCTACAAGATGACCCCGAAGCGGGTCTCCTGCTTCCAAGGAAGCAGCCAGCCGGATGACGCTAGAACGCAGAGATCTCATTACTTCTCCAGACACCTCTCAAGGACAATAAACCAATTATTCGGGCTCCTATATGAGGGCCCGAATATGGCGGTCAAAGTCCAAGTGTCCCCCAGAGGGACAAACAAAGCCCGGAAGCAATTCGGCGGGGCCATTGCTATCGGAAAGTTTCTCTCCCCCATCCAGCTCTTCCGTGTCTTCGACGGGGAAGAGCTACGTCGAATTCTCTCCACAGGGAAAATCGAAGGAGGCTCCTACTCCATCGCAGGAGAGAGAGCCTACGGTTCTCAATGGGGGAGCAACCGAACCGAGATAGCTCAATGGGGCGAGGCCCAAAGAGGGAAGCGTCTGGGCCACGAGCTGTTCATGGCTGAGATTCAGGGCAAGGGGCGAAGTTTCGCTCACCTGGAAGGTGCGGGGGGCAAGATGGATCCCAAAGCAGGGACCATTGACCTGGACCCCGCCTTCTGCTCCTCCGGGCTGGGATGCTCCCTTAAAGTCGAGACCTCCGACGTCCTCCAGTGGTACACCGTCCGCGGTGGTGGGGCTGAACCTACACCGCTGCTTGAACTCCAGGGTCAGTTAGGTCAAGTGGGGCTGCGAGAGCGAGAGATCGTCTTCTACAAGGGGACCTTCTACAAGGATTCCGCGAACGCAGTCACCCGAGCCCTTCAACTCCGACTCGTGGAAGAAGAAGCCGACAGAACCCGGTCCGACCCTGGCCCGAACCTTCGATCTCTGAAGATCGGGGTCGGGGACTACATGCCAGAGGAAGCCCTGGGCCGAGCCCTCTTCAGCAAAATCTGCTCCCTTAGAGGCTGTGACCGCTGGGGGGTGTCGATCGCTCGGGCGGAGTATGAAGCCGGGACCAACCTATCCAACTTGAGACAGAGGAGTTTCGCCCTGATCGCTTGTGTATCAGCCACCGCTGCCGTGCCCGACATGAAAGCGAACTTGAACGAGGCTTCAATCAAATTCGTGGACGTCTATTCCAAGACGCTGCGAGAGTGGATTCGGATCTGGAATCCCTGGGGGAGCACCCGAGTCCGATTCCACCAACGGGGGCCGGAATTCCTGTAAGCTAGCCACACCAGGGAGGCTCATGGACTCCCGGCCATAGCTCAAACCAACAGGGATTGCTCACCGTCACGATCGGGCTGTACAGAAGGGAGCCCATCGAGGAGCCCGTACCCCCTGCCTGGGAAGGCTTGGTCGCAGAGTACAACACCCCACCGCACTTGCCTACCCAGATGCCCGACCCAGGCCCGCCCGAGGAGTCGTACTCCTTCGGAAACGCCATCCCGGAAGAGCAAACGAAGAGATTGGCATAGGTGCCGTCCGGAAGCACCTTGGACACCCAAACCACCTCGCTGCCCAGGAAGCCCAGCATCTCATCAACGGAGACCTCTTCCGGATCCTCCCCCGCCTCATAGCGGTAGTAAACCGCCTCAGGATCCAGACTCACCAAAGTCCCGGTGGAAGGCACCTGGAGCGGGGTGGTCATCTCGCTGTGGTCAGCGTCGTAGGACTCCCAGATCTGCTCAAAGGCTTCACCGATACTCAGAACCAGAAGCCCGTTGATCTCGCTGACCGAGAACGAGACTTCATCGTCCTGAAAGGAGACCCCGGAATAGCTCCCGCTGGCCCCCGCAACGGGGATAAAGGTGAAGAGGAAGGCTGCCAAGAGGGTGATCATTCTCATGGACGCATGAGACCACAACTGATCCCAAACCGGAAGCCGACGGTTCATTGATGTAAGACAGATTACACCAAAAGTTCAAGCCCCTCCGTCCGGGTTGCCCTCACACTTCGTCGCTGGAGTAAAGGGCAACCACCCGGAACGACCGGGACCTCGGTTGATATGGACCGAAGGAAGAATCTGGCTCGCGGTAACCAGCAGCCCTTCCCCGCCATTCGCAGTCAGCTTGGGGTGGGTACATGTAGTCCCCTCCCGGTGGGGACAAGTCCCGCAGACGAGCATAAACCGACCGGGGCCCCCGCGAGACCAGGGCATCTCTGCATACAGCCGCTCGTGGTCCAGAATCACCTGCTTGCACGGGTCCGCTTTGCAGACCAAGACGGCAGGGGAGGTATCCTCCCACTCATCGTCCTCGTCAGCCTCCCACCAGAGGTTCAGGTAGCAGATATCGTCGTAGGTGATCCCACACGCTTGACACCGGAGAAAGCTGTCAGCCGGGATCGGGTGAGGAAGAGTCTCCGTGAGCTTATCCACGCTACGCTCCTGCCTCCGGCAAAGAGGAAGAGCGCAGCAAGCCGGTCTCCGGGCAGACCACCACGGAAGCCCCAAAAGAAAGCCCGCTCCGGGGCTTCAGGCACTCGATCTTGATCCCACCGTCTTCTCGCGACAAGAAGAAACGTTCCGAGGATGCGAAGCCCCACACCCTTGACCCCGCCACGTTTCGGTGATCCTTCGCTTCCGTCAAGACGAGTAAGGCTGCCCCGGTAGATTCCAAGCGAGGGCCAATATTCTGGACAAACACCGAGGTCATCTTGGCCCTATAAACAGGCCCGGGTGCCGCCGGGTGAGTGATTTTCGGGAGAAATTCCACGTCCGCGAGTACCAGCGGAGAGCCCGCCGCTACCGCGAGATCGGTTGCCCTCCAGAAGTTCTCCACCACATCAACCCGGGCTCCTTTGACCCAATCCTCTGAACCGGCCACCCGAGTCGAAACGAGAGACCCTCGGGAAGTGACGTGAACCACCGGGGAACCCTCCTGCTCGGCATGGTGCCGCCACACCATCTCGCGGAACCACCTGAGCAGATCAAAGGAACCCATGACCTGCGTGATCTGACCCGACAAGAAATTACCGCCGGGCAACAAGGGCATCATGCCAGGAATGCCGGCATTCACGGATCGACGGGGCTGAGGCGGACTGGATAGTTCTCCTGGGGTCACAGGCTTCTCCTGTCTCCCCATACGACCCCAGGCGTCGAACTTGTGGGCTCTACCTGAACAAGCGAGAGGGGAGGGTGGAGTCAGACATAGGGAGACCTCAGCGTTTACTGGAGGTCTCCCATAGGGAGCATACCGAACCATCTCATCGTCGTCGGAACACCAGCAAAGGCTCCGAGGCGTTCTTCCGGTTTAAGCTCGCCAAAGGCATCCGGAGGGTGTCCTCATGCTTGAAACCCGCCGTCACAGCCTCCCTGATGGCTGCTTCGACCAGGGGGAAGGTCTTCCTACCCTGGCGAACATCGGTGACGTTCAGGACCAACACACCGCCATCTGGGAGCCTCCTGTACGCCGTGACGAGGACCGGAACCAGAAACCCAGAGACCCACTCCTCAAAACCAGAATTCGTCACCGACGATTGATCCCGCGATCTCCCGTACAGCTCCAGGTTGAAGTAGGGAGGGGACGTAAAGACCAAGTCCACAGGACCGGGATCAAACGTCTCAGCGGGGTTCAGATGAATCTCAGCCCGGTCTTCCATGCCCAGGAGAGCAGCCAAACGACGGTTCCCCCCCACTGTCTCAGGCTCCACGTCCGTCCCGATATACTTCCCAACACCCGCCGCGAGAGCCCCCAGGAGCCGCCCACCGTACCCTGAGCAGGGATCCCAGACCACCCCACCAGAGGGGCAGTAGGTCTCGTACAGGTATCTGGCTACCACGGGACGGAAGACCGAGGGCGTCCGACAGTTGGCGGTCAAGGCTCTCAAAACTCTCTTCGGGATGACCGGATCTCCCACCCGAACCTGGAACCTGATCGCCCTACGAAGGTGCTTCTCGTCATGCCAGCCCTCCCACGCAGAGACGTTGCTCTTGTAGGTAGCCTTGTACCTGTTGGGGAAGAGGCTGTTACACACCCGCACCCCAACAGGGGTCCAGGAAGTGATCCCGGATTTGGACTTCTGAACCCGAGCCAGCTCCTTGTGAGCCTCCGTCTCGTCCATCGGAGCCGGGAAAGGAAACGGAGTCTTTTTGAGGATCCGCAAGGCTTCCTCAAGCAACTGGTCAGTACCCAGAATCGGATCGAGATTTCCGAGGAGGACAGTAGCGGACTCCACCGTGTATCCGGCTCTGGGCCTCCCCATCCGACGTGGTGTAGCACCCACGGCTTTCAAACGACGATGGACTGTGGAGCGGCCCACCCCGTATCGTCGGGCGATGGCACCCAAAGACATCCCATCAGAGTAAAGCCGGCCCACCATCTCAGGGGTCACCTGAGACGCATTCCGGTCCTGAACACGACGAGGTGAATCCGTCCTGGGGACCTTGTAGCTCATACAATCTGGGATGTGTGGCCGGACCAAGTCAAAGAACTTCCTGCCCTGTCCTGGGAACGAAATCATCTGGTCCCCATTCTCACCACGATGATCTGGTTTCAGACCCAACCGCCTCAGGGCTTTCACAGCCCGTTTGAGGCTTCTGGAGCCGAGACCGAAGTGAATCCTGGGGTGATAGTTAGAGGCTAAGGAACCATCGTCCAGGTACCAGACCGCCAAAACCATTGGTGTCATCAGATCTGGGAGACTGGCGGGAAACACCTTCTTCCCGCTCTGGTAAAACAAGTCGAACAGCCCTCGGAGCTGGGGGCAACTTTTAGTGTTCAGTTCCATGCCATGAAACTCGCGACCGTCAGGTAGCCGCTTCACGGTGGGGTAGGTGCTGGAGATGTAGTCACCCAGCAAGCCCGCTTTCCACATGAGGTAGGGAGCCTGAGACTCTCCATGACGTTCGATAAACCGAGCTGAAGCCCTACTCGACTCTTTCATGTGCCCGTCACCCAAGAGCGAACCCACCAGGAGTTCCACCTGGAATGTCGTCAAAGGTGGCAACTGACGTTCAAGTCGTTGGGCCTTACTGATGGTCGGGATACCAAATTTGCGGCGAAGCCGACCCACCTTCACCTGATAGGTGCCAAAGGCTTCCGCAATCTCTTGTTCGGACTTCAAATCGTCGCAGTAGAGACGCCGTAATTCTTCTTCGGTAATCAATGTACCATATCCCGCTCATTCGAGCAGAAGTATACACCCCTTGCGACATGTGTATACTTTGTCCGAGAACAAAAACAGAAAGGAACATTAAGTAAAGACCAGACGCGGCGAGGCCCGGCCTCCTGGTGGGAAGGCGGGGCCTCGTAGACTCGCTCAGCAGGCCAATCAGCGAGTGATCGTCATCCGAGCGAGGCCCCGGGGGTTGTAGGCACCCAGACCGAGGTTCTCGAAAATACTGAAGCCGATGGTCCGGGCCTTCGGGTCGTCGGCCGAGAGCACCGTCAGCTCGGTGCGGACGGGGATGCGGCCGAACATCTCGGGATCGCAACACACGTACACCGTGCCCACCGGGACGAGGCGGGAGGTCACGATCTGGCAGCCGTAGATGGTGCCGACGAGGCCGGTGCGGACCAGCTCCCGCTGGCTCTCGGGGTCGAACACGTCGCGGCCGAACTTCCGGATATCCGTGAAGTCCCGCTGGTTCATGTAGATCCGAGCGGCGTGGAGGTCGTGCCGCTCGACGAGACCCATCGCGTCAGCGATGACCGCGGCGGACAGCGGCGCGATGACGGGGATATCGGCGTTGGTGCCGCCCGCCACGGAGTCGAAGCCGTTGGTCGCGATGGCGTCCAGCACGGCGAAGACACGCTCGTCCTCGGCGGCCTGGACCTGCGACTTCGCGAGCACCTGGGCCCGGTCGATCATGTCGAACCGGCGTTCCTTGATCTGCGTGAGCGGGATCTCGGGGTTCGACGCGATCTCGAACAGGGGGAAGAGCACCCGACGCGGCTTCTGGATGGCGAGGATGTTCTCACCTTCCTCGCCCACCACGTAGGCGGTGACTTCCGGATCCTTGTCGTAGATCGGGAGGGCTCCATCGGGGAGATCCTCGACGAGGAAGGTCTTGCGACCGACCGCCGAGTAGTCCCGACGCATCCGGAGGGGCTGCGTCATGGAGGCTGCGAGGCGAGCACGACCGCGGGGGGTCTTGATGTACTCGCTGATGATCCGCTGCTTGACAGCGTTGCTTACCTTTGCCATTGTGTCTCCCTCCTCAGATGCGCTGGTCGAAGACGATCTCGGCCTGCGTGGCATCCGAGGGCATCTTGAGGATTCCGATGACGGTGGACGCCGACTGGCCGTGCTCGACCTCGGCAGCCACAGAAGCCACGTCCATCGTCTCAGTGTTGGTGAGATCGTAGGACGGCTGGAGGTAGCCGTTGCGGCTCGCCACCAGGGAGAGGCCCGTCAGGTAGCTGATATCGTCGCCAGCGGATCCGGTGAGGCCGGTGCCGCTGAGGAGCTGGGTCTCAAAGAGCTGGCTGGCGTAGGTGCCCTGGCCGGAGACGTAGGGCCCCTTGCCGCTGGCGGACGCCGGCTGGTTCTCGAAAGAGTTGCCCGCCGCGTTGTTGATGAACAGCCCCAGGGGACGGACGATCAGCTCGTGGCTGGCGGTCGCGAGACCCTCGGCGTTGCCGCCGATGTAGTTGCTGCCCTCATCGGGGCGGGTGAAGGCCACCGAGCCGCTGAGGACGCCCAGGAGGCTGGTGTCCACGTTGGAAGCGATGGTAGAGGTTGCGGTGACGATCGGCGGGTTGGTCTGCGTGAAGCTATCATCGGTCAGGATGCCCACCGAGTTGTTGATCCCCTTGTAGAGGATCCTCAGGGCGCTGCTCGACTCAGTCCACGCACCGCTCGCCTGTCCAAGCAAAGCCATGATTTCTCCGGGCTCGTGCTCCCTGTTTACAGGGGAGAGGGGGTTGAGTTTGATTCACCCGCTCAGACCGACCGGGTTCACCTATACATGTTTGTCGTATTTACATGTTATCGAGACTTTCAGCCCATCCCGAGGGGGCTCACGCTCCCCTGAGGCGAAACTCGCCGCCCCAGGGGGACGCAATCAAATCAGGAGAACACCTGACTGATATCGGGCTTGGTCTCCCAGAGACCTTCCAGGTCCACGTCCGCGGACGCGGTGCGGACCTGAGCACCCACGGTCTTCGGACCCTTGGACGCCTTGCGGGGGCGGGGGGTCTGAGCGGCGGCCTTGTTGATGGTGTCCGCGGCGGTGGAGTCGGACTCCAGGCCCATCGAGGAGCGGGCCTCCTCCGCGAAGATGGCGGAGAGCACCGAGTCATCCTCAGGGTAGGGGACCTCGTCGCTCATGAGGCCCATCGGGTCCTCGGCCATGCCCATGTCGAGCATGTCCTCTTCCTCGGGCTCCGCGAGCAGATCGTCCAGGCCCATGTCCGCCATCTCACCGCAGGCAGCCTTGTCAGCCTCCTCGGCAGCCTTGCCGGTCTCAGCGACCTCCTCGGCCTTCTTCCCGGCGTCGTCGTCGGACTCCCCGCTGTCATCGTCGGAGTCATCCTCGCTGTCGTCGTCGGAGTCATCCTCCTCTTCCGCGAGCATCTGCTGAAGGAGGGCCTCATCGGGATCGATCTCGGCCTTCTTCCCAGCGGTCTCCTCCGCGAGCATCTGCTGAAGCAGAACCTCATCGGGATCCGAAGCGGCCTTCTCTTCAGCGAGCATCTGCTGAAGGAGGGCCTCATCGGGATCGGGGCGAGCCGCCTCTTCCGCCAGCATCTTCTTGAGGAGAGCCTCGTCGGAATCGACCTCCTCGGCCTTCTTCTCGACGGGGGTCTCGACCGCCGCGGGAGCGACCTCGGCCTTCTTCGCAGTCATGAGACCCTGGACGGAAGCCGCGAGGCTCTGGACCAGGGAGGTCAGCTCCGCGATCTTCTGGTCCGACGCGGTGACCTGGGTCTCCGCCTTCTTGCCCTCATCCACCTCTTCCTCCTCTTCCTCATCGGCCGCGAGGCGGCTGAGGCTCTGATCGATCGCCGTGTCGGCCATGTCCATGAAGGTGAGGGCCTGATCCTCGATCGCGGCGGTGTCGGTGCCGGGGGGGAGCATGGCTTCAGCCAACCGGATGCACTTGGCAGCCTTCTCCGTAGCGGCGACGCGGATCTGATCCGCGGCGGCTTTCTCCGCGGGGTGCCAGCCACTCTCGGAGGGCTGGGCGGGGGGCTTACCCTCGGGGTAGGGGGGCTGAGCTACGTCTTCCTTCCACTTGGAAGTGTCGCCGTTCTCGTAGTCGTGGAGGCCCGGATCCTCGGACTGGTGGGCGGGGTGCCAACCGCTCTCAGTGGGCTGTGCAGGAGGCAGAGCGGCGGCCTTGTCCTCGCCCTGCTTCTGGGTCATGCGCTGTCGCTTGGACATGAGTAGACTCCTAGGGGGTCTTGTTGGGGGGGCTCTCCAGCAGGGAGAGGAGACTTCCAAGGCGTCGGAACACCTTGACTTCTGGGATACCAAAGCGGCGTCCCGTGTGATCCTGACACGCCAAGAGGAAGCGAGCCGGGTTGTCGCGGTATGCCTGCCCTCCAACCCGGAGGGCAGTCAGGTAGGTGTCCCGAGGCTGAACACAGCCAAACTCAGCATCCAGAAGAGCGACCTTGTTGATGAGATCGGTCTCGGAACTCGCGGTACGGAGGAGAACCCTCTCTACCCGCTCCTGAGCTTGCTTGTGAAGATTGTCGTTGGTGTGGACTTCATCCGAGGATGGAGGCTTCTCGTCCTCCAAATCCTTCTCAATGTCCTCACGAACATCCTTGATGAGCTTCTCCTTGAGCTTCTCCTTGGTCTTGTCCAAGGGACGCGCAGGGGACTTCGGAGAATCCTGCTCTTCCTCGCCATCCTCCGGATCACCGAAGTCGAAGGCTAGAGCCGCCGCTCGCGGCATCCCCCCCTCAGTCCAGGTCGGGGGAGGAGAGGAGAGCACATCTTGGAGAGTCTTGTTGTGGGGAATCGCCTGAGTAGGAGAAAGAACGTTCCGGAGAACGGCTCCCTTGAACGCAGGATTCCCCACCCAGGAAGCCTCAATGAACACCACTCCGCCAGTGTCATCCAGGGAATGATGCCCGCAATTATGTACGGCAATCCCTTCCGCCAGATACGAATGATCGGTGTCCACTGCGATGTTGTGAACCTTCCCCTTATAGGACTCCGTCCACACATCCCGGACCCGGTACAGCATGTACCCCTCATGGGTACGCCATGCCGGGGTCAAACCTCGACTACCAACCTCAGTCAATCCGAAAAACGCCGTGGCCTCATCAGAAGGCTGGATGTGCAGTTCATGACGAGCACGGAATCCGTCAGACCCAACAGGCACCGCTGTCCCGTTGACGACTTGCTGAAGCTCTACACATTGACCCTCGAAAATCACTTGCCGTCGGGTCCAGAAACCACACCGAGCAGCCACCACTTGCATCTGGCTGATCAGGGTCTCCGACACGGACGACACAGAATGGCGACCTCGGGTGTCAACGGTGCCGTCCCCCCAGAGGTAAGATCGAAGCATCGATGCTTGCAGGGTTTTGGGCCAGAGAATTGCATCCTCCGAGAGCCTCTTGGAACCGGAATACTCCCCGGCGTGCTTATAGAACCAGTCGGCAGCACTTCGGTTCGTATAGCAGACGACCAACTTCTTGCCGGGCTCCGCAACCCGGTCAAAGCAATGAACCCGGGCTAGATTAAACCAATCAGCCGGAGCACCACTCAGCCGCTCCCACACGAGAGCGTTGGTCCCGGAGGCCCCGAATTGCGTCTTCTCCGAAGCACGAAGCCTCCGACTCGAAACGAGTCCCTCTGACCTGAGCCCCGACAAAGCCAGTTGAATTGTCTTCTCTCGCAACCCCAATCTACGAGAAACCTGTCGAGTCGTTGCGGGGATCGCCAGAGCTTCCAACAGCCGGACCTTCGTGGCCTTCTGGAGGTTGAACTCGGGAGTAAAGCACTTGCTCAGGAGGGAAGCCAGGGCTTCCGCAACACCCACCTCATCCTCTGCATTAAGGGTGAGTTGAATGCCCACCCGCTGCCCATCCTTCTTGATGTAGCAGCCCTCAGCCAAGAACCATCCCAGGAGCCGTGCCCTGTCCTCATCCACATCCTCCGGAACCACCACACCCTGCGGGGCCGGCATCGCCACCATGTCCCCAACCCTCACGTTCCCGGCTTCGACAAAGTCAAAAGAGGGCGCATCCAAGGACACGACATTCGTAGGGTTGTGCCCTGGGGCATACTTACGAGTATATTCCCCCCGTGCAAAGGTCTTGCGGACGCTCTTAAGCTTGATGCCGCAACCACAGGCACACACATCATTCTGGCTGATAACCCAGAAGGGGTGGTTGGGGGTGCTCCGTAGCGTTTGCGGGAGACCCACCAAGTCCAAGGCTACCAGATCACCATCAAAGTCCCGCTCGAAAATCTCAACGACCTCACGTCGGTGCCCCGTGTGGGAGAGAACCACATCCCCAACTTGGAGATCCTCAATGGCTACCCGACTCCCATCTCCGATTGAGACTCGGATGCCAGGAGGGAAACACAGCTCCGCGATGACTCGACGCTGACCTTGACTGTCGTAGAAGGTATCGAGTTTGTGGTACCGGATGCAGTCGCAGGTATCCGTGTCATCCACGGCGACGTTGCCGCACTTCGTACACTGAGTCGTCTGGGTTGTGCAGCCCATCGAGAGCGTGCCCATCTTCCCGGATTCAATATCCGTGACAAGCTGGGTGTGCTTCCGGTCAGTCGCGACCAGAATATCCACGTAGACCGACCGACCGATATCCCTCGCGGCGGCGTCGATAATCCTGCCCTTGGACAGCTCCTCTACCTGGACATGCTCGCAGTTATGTACTGCGATTCCGTAATCGATAACGTAGCTGTGATCGCCCTCGACCTCAATATTGTAGACCTTTCCACGGAAAGGAAGAGTCTCATTAGAAGCCACTCGATGAGTGCGGCAGCCACCCCACCAAGCCAACTCCGACCGCTTCCGCTTCGCCGTCGCATCAAACAACGGGGTGCCCCACCTTGGGGTTGCCGAAGCCACTTGCGAAGTAGAGCCCTTGGAGACAACCAGCGTCCAGACGTGGTGACGAGGAACTACATCAAAGGACCTATCTTCGCCCCCGATGGTCATCACAACACGACTCTGGACTTCCCCAATCTTCTGGGGCTCAAACATAACAAAAGACTTGACACCAGCCAGCTCAGCCACCCGCTGCATTTGCTGAGCGAGAGCTTCAGAGGTGGTGGTTCCACGCAGACGAAGGGTGGCCTTATGGAGGTTCCCGTCCCCAGCCAACCAAGCGGCCAGGAGACGGAGCAAGGACTCCTCATCCCAGGAGAAAACCTCTTCCGACAGCCGCTTATCCGCAGCCCGGTGCCCGCCCAGGGACACCATTCGACGGGATGCCTCCGCGGAGTATACCCGCACTTGAATGCCGGTCTGAACCGTAGCCACCGTCACGGAGCTTGGGTTCAGCACTGCGTAAGCCAGAGACTCAGCACGGCGAGCCAGATCAACTTCGTGGTGCCCGAAGGCGAGCACGAAGCCCTGATCCGAACTCGGAGACAAAGGGCATCCCTCAGCCAAGTAGTACCCTAGCAACTCAGCTAGGCCCGGATCCGAATGAGTGCCAGCCTCTCGGACGGGACCCAGAACCCGGTCCCCTACCCGCATCTGATCAGCACGAACCCAAGTGGATTCAGCCTTGAAATCCTTGAGAGAGTGCTTGTCGCCCCGTAGAGCCTTAGCCACCTGATCTTTGTAATAACGGGTAGTGCTGGACGCCTTGGAACCTGACCGTGGTTTGACGGGTGCCGAAGAGACTTGAATCCCTCGGAAGGGATGGTTGCCCGTCACCAACACCGGATCCTTAAATCGGTCGAATCCGATAGCGTGAATGTCCCCTTCGTAATCCCGCTCGAACTTATGAGTTACTGCCTGACAAGCACCCGTATGGGTTACCACACGGTCCCCCACCTGGACTTCCTCGATAGCCTTGTAAGTGCCATCCGACAGGAGAATGCCGGTACCAGCCGCGAAGCAGAAGTTGTGGGAACCAATGAACGTGGGGTAGCTCGCCAGGAGCACCTTCCTCGACCACGCATCCCCGTTGTTGTTGACCAGATCAGAGCACGCCGGATTGATGTAGTAAGCACCCCATCGACGATCGATGGTCTTGCTGCCCACCCGCACCTTGCCCAGCTTGGCGCCCTGGACCTCCTCCACATCCACCGAAGCCACGATCGTAGCGTGGGAGAGGAGATACCGATCAGGGTCGAACCGCTCCCCGAGAATCTCTGACGCCCGAGAGGCGAGATCATGAGAGGCAATCGGGGACGCGCCGCCCTTCTTCCGAGCCGCAGTCCGCACCCGACCCCAGCCCCGGGAAGAGATTCGCGGGTGTGTGACCCTGGCGTTGGCGAACTTACGGAAAGCCATCAGAGCCCAGCCTCCTCATCACAACCATTGAGGTGACACCCATGGATGGCTGTGGGCTTGATCAAGAACGAGCACTCGTGCCCAGAGCAGCCATAGAGCCGCTGGCTCCGGCCCTCTTCCCGCTTGTAGATCATGGCTTTCAGGGACGAACCGCACCGAGGACAGGCGTAGCTGCGAGAGTCTTGCTCGCCCCTGGTTGCCCGGTACTGGCGATCTCGGGAAGCCCAATAGATCGCCTTACGAGCAAACGCCTTAGCAACCCTCTCCGGGTTGGGGGCACGGGACGCTTCCCGGTCCTTCGGAGGAGCCACCTCCGCGTTGCTCTGGTCCAGCCGCATGAGGTCTTCCACCGGGTAACGGATAGTCCCCGTGGGGAACTTCACGTCAACCATCCCGATCCCCTGGTAGACCTCGGTCACCCGACCCCGAGAGTTTGGGGTCCGGACCACGGACACCATGTCTCCCTCGCTGAAATCGCGAGCAAGAGACTGGTAATCGAGGGCGGAACGGACCATCCGTAGAACTCAGGCGAAGAGGTTGTAGCCGTGGCTAAAAGGGGCTTCGGAAGCCTCCTTCTCCGTGGGAGGAGTGGAAGCTTCCTTCTCCTCAACAGGCTCCGCCGCAGCTTCCTTCTTCTCAGAATCCTCTGAACCGGCCTGGAGAACTTGAATCTCCCCCTGGAGTGTCGCCAGGGACGCCTGTAGCTCCTTGAGGCGAGCAAGCCGACCCGACTCTTGCTTGCGGCTCAGCTCCTCGTTGTCCACCTGAGTGAACTGCCCCTTCATATAGGACTCGTCCGACTCCATCTCCTCAGGACCGGGCTTGATCTCCCCGATCTCATCCGGAGCGATAGACGCTGCGTTGTCCGCTGCGACCTTCTCAATCCGATCCGAAAGGAGGTCTGTCCGATAGGCGTAATCCATCGCCACCTTCTCGGGAATCCCGAGAACAGCAAACTCACGCTGAACAACCTCAGCGATCCGCTCCATATCAGCCGTGACTCGCTTAGCACCCGCAAGGGTCAGCTTCGCCATTTGCTATCTCCACAGGTCATGCTCATACGCAAGCAGGGGTTTACTGCTGTCTGACCTATAGAGAGGGCTATAAGGAGAATACCGCCAAAGTTACCCGCAGTTATTTACGGAGGGCGGTCTGAGTACCCGCAGACCTAACTCCCGAGCCCCTTTAGAAGATTAGGTTGCTCGGTTGAACGAGACCGGACCCACGTCCGGATCCCCCTTAATGAGGAGGGCCTCGATTACTTTCATAGTCCGTGTACGAACCCCCTCAAACCGCTTCTGGAGCATGTCCAGAACACGTTGAAGGCTATCCAAGCGCGAGACCTCCTGCTTCTCCGGGCTCCCCAGGGTTTCCTGAAGAGGGTCCTCAAAAGAGTAAAGATCGGCCTCTTCTTGGTCGTCGCTGTCGCCCCCACCCTCCACGGCAGCCCAGGTGCCGGCGTATGCCTCCTGCACCTCTATCACCAATTCCTCACCCGCTCCGGAACCCAGATCCCGACTGTCCTGAACGATCTCCTCTGCCACCGGGGAGAGCAAACCAAAAGCGTCCAAGGCGGCATCTTGCATCCATTGGCGAGCCATCGCCTTCCGCTCATCAGGAGCCTCAGAGTCCAGCAAGAACTTCGCCATGCCGGAAAAGGGGTGTTGGTCCGAGTCAGCCCCTACCACCCGGACCAGATCCTCATGGGAGAGGTTCTTAATCTGGTCCGAAATCCCAACCCAGGAGCCTGACCCGACCCCGCGACCCACTCCAAGAAGGTCAACCTCCTTTCCAGGGATTTTCGCGACCGTCTTCAGAAGACGGTGAGCCATCTGCATCAGCGGGGAACGCCCCTCAATGGCGACTTCTTGACCACGAACGATAGACGCAACCTCCACCGCGTCGAGGGCAGCCACATACCCTGCCCGGAGAACGGACTCCTCTCCCGGAAGCTCCCGGACTCGGTCCTGGATCTGATCGACGAGGCTCTGAGATTCTGCTGGGGTCAGACCAGAGATTTCCTTGTAGAACATCTGACCGACCTCCAGCGGGTCAGTGAAATCCCCGCCAGGATCATCCAGACGATCCACCATGCCGCCGACCTGACCGACCAAGTCCTGTAGAGCCTTGGCTCGCTCAGACTTCATCTTCTTTGCAGCCGCAGCGTCTTCTCTCTGCTGCCGCTCGGACTCCAGGGTGTCCCGACGGCTCTGGAGGCGGGACACCTCCTTCTTCATCTCGTTGCGGCCCTTCACCGCTGCCTGGAGCTTCTGCTTCGCAGACGCCTTTTGCTTACTGGTCGTGGCAGGGTCAGCCAAAAGGGAATCCAGGGACTCCTCCAGTTCAGCCACTTCCTTCTCAGCAGCCGCCAACTTGTTCGTCATCACGGACAAGGCAGCCTCAACCAACTCGCTCCGGCGAATTGCCTTCTGCTCCGGAGTCAGAGACTCCGGGATCTCCTCCAGCAGGGAAGACACATCCTCGTAGTCCTCCGTGTCCGGGTCACTCGTAGATTCTTCTTCCTGGGAAACCTCTTCCTCCTGGGAAACCTCTTCCTCCTGGGGGGCCTCTTCTTCCTGGGGGGCCTCTTCTTCCTCCTCTTCCCCCTCCTCTCCTCCCTCCTCTTCCTGAGGAGCTTCTTCCGCCTCTTCCTCCTGGGGAGTCTCCTCAACCGGAGGCTTCTTACGGAGCCTATTCTTGTCCTTTTCCTCGGGGGACATGTCCCGCCACAGCTTGTACTTCCCCGGGTTCCTCTGGAACCGCTCCGGAGAGATGTTCTCCATCTTCCCGGTATCCGTATTCAAGACCCGAACCGTCTTGACGCGGAGGGCCTCCAGATAACGAGCCGCCACCCGGCTGACGCTATCCTTGTAGTTGAGGCTCATATCCTTGTCTCGCTTGGTGTCCCGGTCTCCGTCCGTGTCCCGATCCTCCTCACGAATTTGCTCTCGTCTCTTGTCCTTCCGCGGCGGCTTCTTCTTAGGCGAGGGCCTCACCAGCCGCTCTACCTCGGCATCCTCTTTGTCCGCGGGGGATTTCTTCCCTACCCGAATCCGGAGCCCCTCCTCTACGAGCCGACTCCACGCCGGATACCTCCGACCTACATCCCCATCCGTGAAATAACTGGCGAAGGAATCCGCGAAGGCCTCGTCCTGATTGAACTGACCGAAGGGGAGATTCGGTGTATCCCACGGGTCAATCCCAAGAGCAGCAGCAGCCACGCCAAAAGCCAAGCCCCACTCCGATCGAACCGCGTGACCGATCTCATGCGCGAAGATGAAGTCCTGGATTTCCGTGGAGTGACCCCAGAACTTCGGATACAGCTCAATCCCCCGATAGGTCTGACGAGCCTCGGGATGCGAACCCGACCCCGGCGAGGAGACGTGGAGAACCGGAATCCCCTGGTAGCGACGCAGAGCTGGATGCCGCTGAAAAAACGACTCCACCCAGGCTACCGCCTGGGGATGTGAGCGATCCATGACACCCGCTCGGAGAACCCGACCAAACAACTCACCCGCCGCTGCGACTCGTGAGGGGAGAGTCATCGCCTGGAACCAGGGATCGACCCGAGTGAAAGCCAGGAGATCTGCCCGACCCCACTTCTCCGGGGCAGAAGACAGAAAAGCCTCCGCCGCCCGGTCCAGGGAAGCTTCTTTCTTGTAGAGCTTCTTTTTCGCCAGGAACAACCCCGAGAGCCGGACCTCCCCCTCCCCCTCCAGATAGCCCGCGGCGACCAGCTCACCTACAGCATCAGACATGACGGGGTGGCCGCGAAGAGAATACCCCTCCTTCCCCTTCCGGATTGGCTGATCGTGAACCAGCATATCCTGAACCAGAGCCCGCTCATAGTAGGTGAGACTGGAGATCAACCCAGCCACTCCACGTAGGGAGTGGTCTCCCTTCTCCCCATCCGTGGCGTGGTTGAGATTGATAATCGCGACCCGGCTGGAGGCGTGCTTCACGGAAACAGAGCCATCCTTCAGGAAGGTCTGCTCTACTCCAGGTACGAGGTACTGACTCTTGAGGGTGCCGGGCTGGTGACCGACAGCCGAAGCGGCGGCTTCCAAGGCTTCCTTGAACTCCGCCTTGAGCTTCTCAGCCTTCTTCTTCGGATCGGTCGGGAGCTTGCCGCCCTTCCTGCGGACTTCCTTCAGTCGGGTCTTGACTTCCTCATTGGCGTGGAGCCCACGGATATCCTTCGCCGTGATGTTGAAAGGCTTCAAGTAGCCGTTGACGTCCTGAGCCAGAACCCGACAGTCATCCCCCTCGCAGAGCACCTGCGTGGTCCCGGACTTGCCTTTCATCGCCCGCTTGAGTGCCGAGACCACCTTCGCAGTGGTGACCTCTTTCTTCTGGCGGACACCGGATTTTCCCACATAGGAAATGGTCGCCTTCCCCCCGCTGAACTTCACATGCTTGGCTTGCCAGCCAGTGACCCCGAAATGGCCCTCCTTAGCCGATTGGTCATTCCCAACCCGCTCATAGGTCTCGTCCATCAAAGCCACAGCCAGGGCTGTCAAACGGGTCTTATCGTCTGACGAGGTGAGGTCTCCCTTGACCTTGGCTCGCAGCTTCCCGATTCCCGTGCGGAGCTTCTCAATCCGCTTCGCCTTCTCCCGATTCCGGTGCTGAACCTGACCCTCGCTGTACTCGTACACCGTGGTGGTCCCCTCGCCCTTCGCCTTCGGAACTTCCTTCTTCTTCTGGTAACGAGCGGCGACCCGCTCCGCGATATCAGAAGACTGAAGGTACCGGAAAGCAACCCTCTGGGGTTTCGGCCTCATGTAAACCTCTCTTGCCTCACCGAGCCCTACAGCCAGATTATGAGGCGCGAAGGCTCGCTCATTCTGGCCTTCTAAAACCCGCTGCCTGAAAGCCCCCTTGTCCAGAGACTTCCCCAGAAACTTGACGTGCTCCCACAAGGGCTCCGGAATCAGCACCTCGGTCGCGTGGTCATACCGCTGGAGACCACCGGCTTCCTTCAGGACCCACCGAGGGACCTGATAGGCATAGACGTGGCCCATGATGCCGTGCTCTGTCGCTACATTAAACGGGTTGGTCGTAAGAAAGACGCCAGCCTGAACCGGGGAATCCAACCAGGGTCGGACCCAATCAGGCCCCTCTTGTCCCCGGTCTACCCAGGAGGTCCGCTTCGGGACAGGTCGAGCAGGCCGATGCCCTATGTAGAAGAGCACCTTGCTGCCACCCGCAGACCGACAGGTCTCACTCATGAAGCCCCAACCAGCGATTCGCTACGACGCCCGCAGAAGTCCGGACACCCGGCTTCACGGGACCCGTCACCGCAATCACCTTGCCGCTGGAAGGATACTGTCGAGCCAGCGAATCCCAGACTCGCATCGCCATAGCCGACGTGCCTGATCCATAGCTACACCACATCGGCGTCAGGAAAAACGGGCGGCCCTCCTGCTTCCAGCCCTCCGCCATCAACGCTTGATACATCGCCCGACCATATCCCAGCCCTCGGAACCCCTCTTCCAAGCCTGACGTATACACCTGCAAGATCCGCTGGGGCGTGGGAGTCACCGTGATCGAGAGCATCCCGATATCCGAGACGCAAAGGTCCCCGGGGAACCTCTTCCAGTGCGCGACCATCGCTCCCGCTGAACGCCTCCCAGAATAGAGAGCGATGACAATCCCATCACTGTTGGACCGCACTCGGTAACGAATCTTGTCCACAAGATCCTGGCGGGGGCCTAGCGGTGGTTGCCGGTATTTCGCCAGCCGACCCATAGGAGGGATAGTCAGCCTGACCCTCCCATCACGGCTGAAATCCAACGCCTGACGGAGGTCCGCCTCCACCCGCTCACGCATAGCTGGGAACTCCTCAGGCTCCTTCCAAGAAGCCAGGAATTCCTCGTAGGCGGGGTGTTCCTCGATCCCCTCTACGAACTCCAGGGCGTGCTTCACAAGGCTCTCAGGGACACCCTGGAGGGCGTCTGAGACGAGGTACACCTCACCCACCCAATCCCAGGGGAGGAGGATCTGGCGAACCGGGGACTCGTCCTTCAGATCCTTCGCCTTTGGCCGGAGATCCCGCAGCTTCTTGTATGCCGGCCCCTTCTTCAAGGTCTTCAGGACCGCGCTCAGGTTGTCCTCCTGAGCGTCGCCCGCCCAGGGCTCGTAGCCCCAGGTACCAGCGGTGATACTGCTCATACCTGGACCCCGATGGAGAAAGGATCCCAATCCGTCAGAGACGTCGCGACCGCCTTGAGGATCAGCCGGCGGTTTTCCTCAGTCATGAACGGCCTCACCCGGTTCCATGTCGGAGCCTGCTCCAAGGCCCGCATAACAAAGCCGCTGGAGACCCTCTTGTCGATCTTCCGGGCTCGCCAGTACCAGCGAGCCCCTGACTTGGCGGCGTCCTCCAAACCCTCCCGCACCTCCGCGACGACCTGCTGCATGAACGCCCGAACTTCATGGGGGAGGTTGTAATAGGCGTCGGGGTCACGCTGACTCGTCTCCCGATCTTCCGGGGACTGAAGACGGAGGAGGTCTCGCAAATGAGTCGCCTCGTGGATGACCACGGAGCGGACCTCCTGGGTAACCCGATTCAAGTCCCCCATAATCTCATTCGGAGTCCTCGCTGAATTCAGCTTGATCACCATCTGCCACTTACGACCAAACTTTTCCCCGTGGGAATACCGGGCGCTGACCGCTCCACCGACGATGTACCGCCGAACGTGATTCGATAGCTCTTGCTCTGTCTTCAATCGGACAGGGACATTAATCCGCTGACCCCGAACATCGGTCGTCTCGTAGACCGCGACCTCACCGCCCCACTTCCTCGGGTCAAAGCCCCGGACGTAATAGAGAGAATCGTCTCGATCTCGCCGGAACACGGAGAGCCCCGAAATGATCTTCCGCACCACCCGAGCAACGACCTTATCCACCATCGCCGGGTTCAAGGGAATTGGACGAGCCCCCTCCAGCCACCGCTGAGCAACCCGGGCGGCTCTCACCCGACACCGCGACTGGATATCTACGAGCCCCTTGTACTGGAGAACCCGAGGGTTGAACCAGATCGTTGACTCCGCATCTATCCCATAGAGGTACTCGGATAAGGCACGGTCCCGTAGGGCTTCCCGAGTGAAGTGAACCCCGTCGTAGTAGAGAGCGACAGAATTCCAATCGATCAGGTTCTCCGTGTCCCCGAACATGGCGTCGCGATGAACCCGACCATGAGCCGCAGCGAGCTGGAGATAGCTCTTCAGATCGCGGATATGGAAGACGCTGCCCCCAGGGACAAATAGAACCCCCTGGTTGCCGCCACGGAAGCCCTCTCGATCACACCAGTCCAGCCAGTCCGACCGACCCCCCGCATACGTGGACGTCCAGAACCCGCCGCGGGGCTTGTTCATATCCGACCGGGAGGTGGACACGGTGACGTTGTTCATCAACCTGGGTGACCACGCCTGCCCAGGCCGCAACATAAACAACTGCTCCCCATACGACGCTGTGCGACCCATCACGTCCTCACTGGCCTTCCGGCCCCAGAAAGCGTCCCCGTCATTCGGATACCTGCGACGAAGAGAATCCCAGACCCGAGCCGCTGAGGGGCTCGTCCGCCGGGCTTCCTCGCAGTCATCAGGGACCAGGATCAAATTAGCTGCCGCAGCCTCTCCCAGAGCCCGCTCATACACCATCCGGCCAAACCCCCGACCCTGGTGGTCCCCGGCATGGGCCGACCGTACAACGAGCACGTCAGCCTCCGAGGCTCCTGTCTGAGCCGCGAGAGCACGGATATCCTCCTGGCATCCTGACGACATGGAAGAAACAGACTCTCGGGTCGCCATCAGGACAACCTGCTCATCCTTCTGGTCATCCCAGATTTCCACCATGAGCGTCCGGCCATACCACTTGTGGCGAAGAGTCCAGCCCACAGGTAGACCCGAACCTGCTTCCTTGAAATGTCGCCCAAGCGGAGCCCAATCCCGAGCTTCCTGGTCCTTGTGACGGTAGTGGAGCCTGTCGTTGTGACGACTGATGAAGTCATCCAGGTCGTTGAAGGCGTCATTCACCAAAGCCACCTGGGGTCCATCCCCACCCTCGATTTCCTCCCACTGAGAGGACTTCAGACCCCACTTCTCGACCCACTCCAACCCCTCGTCGTACTCCCCCCGAATGAGGTACTGGAAAGCGTCCACACTGTCGGCACCCCAAGCCGGGGCGGAGCCAGCTTGGCGGATCGGGTACGCAGGACCACGCCGAGACTTCATCAGAACCGCCGACCGAACATCCCAGGCGTCCACCGGAAGAGCGGTCCCGAACATATGGGAGGACCGGTGCGTCTTGAAAACGTAGCCCGGAGTAAACTGAACCCCTCGCTTCCGGAGATCCTGCCGAGCCCGCTTCGCGGCGGCTGACGCCTCATCGTCCGAGACGAGCCCGGCCCCATGCTCCGTCGCATACTTGATCGCGGCCATGTAGGCTTCAACCCCGAAGCCCTGACCCCGGATATACGCCTTCGCGCTATCCAGGTACCAGTAGCCCTCCGGATCCATCTGGACAATCCAGACCCGGGCCAAATTCTCTCCCATCCTCCCATCACGGAGGAAGAACCGGAGGTAATCCTCGGGGTCCCCCTCAACGTAAACCTCAGGGGAGACATGGGCCTTCCGAGGCCGAATCTTGAAGAGCTTCAGCTCCTTGTTCTGCTTCCGCCCCTTCGGGTCAGGCTCGATCACAACGATCGTATCTCCCTTGTCGTTCCCCTTGAAGCCCTTGACGATCCCCTTCTTATTCTTGTACTTCCCGTACCAGATCGGGTCACCCACCTCAATCTTGAACGTCTTCGCCTGAGTCTCACGATAACAACGCACCACCTTCTCAACGGAAGGAATGGCCGCTTTATCCCGACTCACGACTGCCCCCTAGGTAACGGGCAGCGACCCGGCGTGCTGCTGCGAGCCGGGCATTCTCCCGAAACTTCTGCCCCAGGTCGGTCCTCGCGCTCGGGCCCAGGTCCCGGACAGTGATCCCTTCCCGACGGAACAGCTCCTTATACAAGGCAGTGGCGACCCCGCTACGGCGATACTCAGGCACCACATGAACGTGGTCGATCGTGTACTCCCCCTGATATTTGGAGTAGTCCACCCAACCCACGAGCCCTCGCTCACCCCCATCGGTCATGACGGCACCGAGACGAGCCTTGTACTCCTCTCGGCCGATTACGTCATCCCAAACTATCTCAAACGTCAGCTTCATATTGGGGTGGGCACCCCCGCGGTCGTACTCGAAAGCTACGGTTGGCTTTCCTGCAAGCCGGATGATGTACCGGATCACCCGGTCGTCAAATTTAGAGGACTCGTCGTTCAGGATGAGGATTCGACCCGCTCTCCAGACTGCGAACTTGCTCTCCCCAAAAGATCGCTTCCACAACGACCGTCCATCTGACCTCAGAGCACGACTATCTCCAGGCTTTTGCTCCACGAAAGCCCGGATCACCTTCTTTGTGCTTTCCCGAAGACGATCCGCCGCCTGACGGACAAGCGGGTCTTTGACCTTGGGCATCCTACAACTCCGAGAGGACTCGACCCCCGGAGTCCATAGAAGGGATACCAGCTAGCTTTGCTCACTCCAGCGATCGGCTACCCGATCCGCCGCCGTGCGGCCCAAAAAGATCCTGTCAAACGCTTCCACCCCTTCAGGGGAAAGTTCTCCAAACGCCTTGAAGGAAAACGCCTCGCAGAAATGCTCCTGCGGATCCGTGGCCGCATACGGAGAGGGGAAACGACCTGTCCGACCAGTGTTCTCCAGAATCCGCTGAACTGAAATCACGCTATAGCGAACCCCGGGAGCCTCCTCAAACTCAACCCACTCAGAGCCCCGAGCCTTGACCGTGGGTTGAATAAGCACCCTCTTCCTACGCTTTCTCCCTGGAGGAAGAATCTTCATGTGGATCGGGTGAGGGAGCTGTTCCCCAACCCCCGGAAAAGCCACAGGGTCTACCGGCTGGCTCCCCAGCCTCCGGTGGTAAGCGTGCCACGCCCGGACCAGATCCCGATCTCGGGCGATGACTTTATGCCAATACCGGTGTCCAATCTCATGGACAAGATGCCGAGCAGCATCAGCCGCAGAAATCCCCCGAATGAAGGGGCGAATCGCGATATTGTCCTTCGACGGGGTGTACCACGCAGCCCAGGACGCCCGGCCAATCTGACCCACAATCAACAGATCGCCGTAAGCCATGCTCTGAGCACCTGCGAGCCCCGTCCTGGGGAGGGCCCTCGACGCAGCAGAGATCATATCCCGGACAGCCTGAAGCTTGTTTCCTTCAGCGTGGATGGTGTTGTGAACGGTAAACGAACCCTGCTGGAACTGCCTCGCCAAATCGTCGGAAGCTTCAGAGCGAAGGGGCCACCTCTCCGCTTCAATCAGCAACTCAATGTGGCGACGGTTCTTCTTGAGCCACTTCGTTGAGTCGCGAGTACGGCTGACCTGGAAAGCCCGAACCGCCAGCTCAATTTTCTTCGCCTTACCCCTGGGAGTAGCCCGAGTCTCAATCACCTCCTCTGACCACCGCCGACCCGCTGAGACAATGCTAGACCAATCCGTGTTGAGAGCCCAGACTACTGACCGGTCATGGCGGCCCTCAGCCTCAGCCCGCTTCAAAGCGTTCAAGTTGTTCAGAATGCGGTTACCCACCATCAAAAACCTAGGCAGGTCCGAAACCTGACGACCTCGCTCCGCCGACAACCAACGGGAGGCCACCCGCACCTTGAGGGTCTCCGGCATCAATCGCTTCCTCAACTTGCGAGCTGCTTGAGCGATTTCCTGCACCGGCTTCTCCTCCTGAAACATTCGGAACAGCCGCCTCAAGACCCCTGGGAGAGGGTTCAGCAGCTCGGAAAACTCTCCCGCCACGTCGAGAGAACGGGCCTCCTCTGCGAACGCCTCAGCGGTCAGGAGATGCTTGGTGATGCAATCCTCGCAGTGCCGCTCAGGATGAAAGAGGTGGTCTTCCAACAGGATGAGTTGCTTAGCCACCTCCCGCACATTGTGGAGGGGCTCCATGATAGGGAGCGAGCCGTCAGAGGCTTCAGCGTGGGCGAGGGTTTCCATGCTAGCCTCCCCACATAGAGGAACTAGCGGCCGGTCGCGTCCCGGAAGCGTTCCAGAGCCCTTGCGTCAACCCTCTTCCCGGTGCAGAAGAACGCGAAGACCTCAGCGAAATCCTCCGTCACCCCGCCTGTTTCAGCGTAATCACTCACGGAGACGGGGCGGCCCAGGAAGAAGTTTCTCACAGAAGGGACCACGAAAGCTCTCTGAGCATGGGCCTCCATGAACCCCGTCCGCGGGTCCGGGACGATCAACAACCCCTTCCTCCTCTCCCGGACATAATCCGAGAGATGCTCCCGCAAGGCGGGGTTCCTCAACCGCCGATGAGCACCTCGGAGGGTGTACCCGGCTTCCTTGAACGCCTGCCACATGTCCTCCCGGTCCCCCAGAGAGAACACAACGCCTGCTGTACCCGAATAGGCGTCGTCATATGCCTTCTGCTGTGCGGACGTCATCTTCTGGAACCAGAACCGGTGACCTAGCTCGTGGACCACCGTATGAACAGCCCCTAAGCGGTACTGGCAATCCGCGTTGATCTGAAGGAAGTCCCCATTCTTGAAGTACCTCCCACAGAACCCCCCGCTCTTCGGGCTCACTATTTGAACGACCCCGTACAAGACCTCCTCAAACCCCCGGGAGCGGATCTGATCCATCGCTCCTGAGAGGAGCGATAAGGGTGCCGCCAATTCCTCCTCACGGTAGCCGTAGTGATTCTCAACCGTGAAAGGGCCGTGCTGGAAGGAGCGAGTCAAGCTCTGGTACCCGGTCACTCGCTCCCAGACTCTCAGAACAGCCTTCACGGCATCTTCTAGCGTCTCCCAGCTACTCCAAGCCCAATAGGCGGTCTGATACTCGGTATCTCGGAGGAAGCCAGGAGCCGTATACCGCTTGATCAGAGACAGGTTCCGGCGGACGTTCTTCAGCTTCCTCCGCTCACTCTGCCGCTCGACGGTAACCCCATCCAGAAGTCCCCCGAGGGGACGGAGAGCCGAAGCCGCCTGCTCATAGGCAGCCGCAGCCGCAGTCCAATCATCCTGCCGGTAGGCGGCTTCCACGCGAGAGCGACCCCGCCGCAAAACGGATCGGTACTTCGACTTGGATGCAACCAACCAACGAGAGGCTACAAGACGAGAGGGCGGGTAATCCTTCATATCACCCCACTGAGATAGAGAACCTACCGCCGAAGACGTGCCCTGACTCGGTCAGCGATCTCTCGTCGAAAGCGGGCCGGGCTCAACCGAATGTGGGGATCCCCCATCAGGATCCTCCGAGCTATGGGCAGGTACACCTCGCGGTTGAACCCCGCGATTTGAGGGCCAAAGAACCCATGCTCCCGAGCCAGCTCAGGGAAGAACTTCTTGTCCTGGATGATGACGCCAGGGTTCCGCAAGGCTTCCACGAATCCCCACGCTTCCTCAGCCGGCCAGTGACCGATAGAGTCGCGTAGATGACTCTGATCCGCCCGAGAGAGGAACCGCACCCGGTAGCCGACCGGGAGACCCAGCTCCATCAGGCTGAACAGCATCTCCAACCGGTAACCCCGGATGTGGTTGATGAGAGAGGTCTTGAGCTGCTCGTCCGACAGCACCATCTCCCTGATCGGTGCCAGGAGGTTCAGATCCTGCATCCACTGAAGGGCTTCTTTCCAGGTCGCCTCACGGAGGATGATCCCCGTCAGGAGGTTGATGAGATGCCCGCCCGGGATGTTCTTGATCTTCTCCGCGTTGTTGAGGATCGCCGCCCGAGTGTCCTCAGTGAGACGGTGCCCGTAACGAAGAGCGAACTTAATCACCCTGATCATCCGGCTCGGGTCGTCGGAGAACACAATGTTGGGATCCGCCGGGCAACGCATAATCCCAGCTTCCAGGTCACTGAGGCCGCAGCCCGTCAGGTCCAGAATGTCTGCCTTATCCGGCCCGTCCGCCAGATGGAGGAGCCGGATCATCAAGGTGTTGTAGGACAACTCCCTGCGTGCCACGTCATCCTCAATCCTCGCCGGAGCGACCTCCGAGGGCTTGTAGCCCTTCCCTGAAGCACCCCCATAGGACTCCGTCCGGGCATTGGCGATCTCGATCACTTCGCCCTGCATCTCCACACCTTCCAGAACCCAGGACTCCGAAATGGTGAGAATGGCGACCCCATAGTTGTTGGTCACCAGCGTCGTCCGAGCCGGGATGGCTGCGGAAATCTGACGGGCGAACCACTCGCTGTCTCTCCCGAGAGAGACGGAGTCGATCACCACGTCGATATCCTTGATCGGACGGTCCAAGACGAAATCCCGAACCGCCCCGCCCACCACGTAGACGTTCTCAGCCACGGCTCTCCCCAGCCGGAGAGCCAGCCGGGAGAGAAACCGCATCAACGCGATTGAACGAACGTGGGCAGCCGAATCCGCAGAGCGGGACAGCCAAAGGTCCGCGATTCTTGGAGCGTAAGGCGACATGTCCCTCTATACGAACCAACTAGGCTTTTTTGCCCAGGAGCAAAACCTTCTTACGCTCCAGGCCCCAGACTTCCAAGCGATCAAATTCCCAACCGCCTGTCGGGACCTCACCCTGATAATGCTCCGAGTGGGGCTTCTGGTAGCCGAGAGTGACATGAGGCCGCCACACCATCTGACTCCTATCCGCCAGAGTCCAGCCCGCCTCCCGAAGATCGTCGATCACTAGCTTCCGAACCCGAGCAAGATCCTGATCGAACCGAACCCGGACATGAGGGATGTAGCCGTCTGCGTTGCGGAAGAAGTCCTGACCGTCCAGCCTCGCTTGGACAGGAGCCTCCAGCTCCCCTAGCCGACGCCTCAGAATCTCCATGAACAACCCCTCCTCCCAGACCTTCCCGGCGTACAGGAAGGTCACATGAACAGGGCTCGAATCCTCCTTGAGAGAGGGGAACTGCTGAGCCAGATTCGCGGGCAAGGGGATGAAGACACCAACCCGAGAACCATCTCCTTCAGCCGCCCCACAGCGGAGGAGACGCTCGTAAGTACCTGTTTTTAACAGGATCAACTTTCTATCAACTATCCGAGATAGCTCCTGCTCTCGACGAACGACCCGGGCGATGATCGAGCGGTCCCGGAGTTTGTTGAACACGGCGTCCATGAGAGGTTCGATCCGCTCTTCAAAGGTGGCCTCCTCTACGAACTGGTCCAACACATCCACGTCATAGGTCAACTGCGTCAGCCAGGGATTCGCGATCCCCTGGCGGGCCAATTTCGTGTAGACATACTGCTCGCAGAGCCGAGCCCAGCACTCTGGGGAGGAGTGGTAGTAGGTAAGCTTCCGCGGATCCCCATCCCGTAGCCGAATCGCCCTCCGCTTGGCTGCCTCCAGTACCTCCGGAGGGAGGTCTGACTGGTACTGAGCATCCATCCAACCACGAGCTTGCTCGTTGCCCTCGGCATAGGGGCTCTGACCCGTCACCTCAGTGATCGCCTCATAGAGAGCGTCACTGAGGGCACCGCCGATCTTGTCCTCCCACCGAGCATAATCGGGCGTGGACACCACCGTCGCCATCAGCTCCAAGAACTCCGGGAAGTGCTCCTGAAGAGCCTTCCCCATCGTGCTATTGCCCGACCTCTCCACAAACTGACGGAGAGAGGTCCCCGTCCTCCCGAAGAGGTCTCCCCAGCCATGGGCTACGTCCCCATACTGGTACTCTGGCATGTCCGGGTTGGTCGCCTTCTCAATCCGGAAGGCCAGGAGGTCTTCAAAGTAATGAGACAGCTCGTGGGCTAATAGCCCGTCGAAATCCTCCCCGAAGCTCACCCGAGGCTGCCAGCGATTCCGATCCTCCCACCCGAAGTAATGAGCGAGGGCTCCCGACCCCGTCCCGGAGCCCTCGTGGAACCGGAACATCAACTTCCTGGCGTGCCTGCCGCAGAACCCCTTCCCGAAGACGCCCTCCAAGTCCACAATCGCCCGGCTCGCCCGGCCCAGCACCTCTGCCTTCTGCTCCTCAGTCCAAGCATCTCCTCGGAAATCAACGCCTCCCGCATCATGAGCCGCGACAAACTCTTGCTCCGTCATCGGCTCCCACTGGAGAGGGGCCAGGACAGGATTGTCCCGAAGAGCCTTGTTTCGACGAGCCTTATCCAGCTTGCTCGTCAGCGTCTCCAGAGCGGTCTTATGGAGCAGACCACGACGAACCGCAGTCTTGATCACCCGCTCCATCGTCGAGAACGTCTTCACCTTGTCCAGCGTCGTGAACAGCTTCCCCAACTCTCGCTTACTGAGGAGCTTCGGCCGGAAAGAGGGGCTCTCCTCCCAGGAGGAAAGGAGGTCTTTCTTGAACGAATCCAAGACGTATTCTGTCGGCCCGTCCCGGTTCACCTGAGCCTCGGATCGAAGCACCTTGTCCAGAGGAGGTTGGTCCTCTTCCATGAGATGAGCAAGGTGGATGCCGGCTCGGGCCTGAATCTGCGACAACGCCCCCATCAGCCGCTTTGCTTCCGCAGAACGCTCTTCCACGTCCATGTCCCGAGTGAACAACGAGGACAGCTCATCTTGGAGGCCGAGAACCTCTCTACGGATTCCCGCTCTCTGGTCCGAAGTCAGGTCAAACCAAGCCCCGGGGTCTGCGTCGAAGTGGAGCACGTCTGCGCTGTCCCTGGGGATGCCCAGCAGCTTCAGCTTACGGAAGAGAGTCTTCACGGGGGCGGGAGTCGAACGACTCCGGAGGAAGACGTCCAGAAGGGTCTCCAGGTCCGAGAATGCCCGGTAGTAGTCCCCCCGCTCCTCAAGACCCGAGAGCCGCAAGGCTCGGTGAATCGCGACGAAGGACTGAACTACCAATCGCGGAGGAGACTGGTACTCGTACCCGGGGAGGTCCGACACCCGAACACGACCTAGCGACCGGAATGCCTGAACGCCCGCGGACAAGGCTCCCCGAACCTGAGCCGGGGGCATGATAGAGATCCGCCTGAGACCCGGGATAGCGGCTTGGAATCGAGGGGCGTCCCCGAAATACTCCGCCAGCACAGCGGCGGCTGCCGTAAACACCCCGTGGTACTTCTTCCGGATCTGGATGAATCGTCGGATCTCCCCCAGGTCGAAGAACGGGTGGGTGCTCACAAACCCCTGCGTGATTGCCAGAGCCATCCCGAGAGAGAACCCTTCGATCGCCTTACCAGCTTCCGTCAAACGCTCCTCATCAAACGCCTGCCGGTACTGGCGAGCCAGGAGTAACTTGACCGAATCCGGCTTCGCTGGAAGCTGCTCCATCATGAAAGAAGAATCATCCCAGGCGAGACTGACACACGCCTTGATATGTTCCCCGAACCCCGTAAAGTCCCCGCGCTCAGACCCCTCACGCCAAAGGCGAACAGCGTCCCGAGTCCTCGACTCGTCCAGACAAAGGAGGAGAACCTTCATTGGAACGCCGGTCAACTCGACCGCCTTGTCTACCCAGACATTCCAGCCCGACGCCTTCGCTCCCTTCCGGTACCCGCGAAAGATAAACTCCCAGACGGCATCCATCTCCGCCACGGTGGCCCCACGACCCCACGCCTCTCGATAGATCATGTCGATCTCATCGAGGACTGCCTCCATCATGTCCGCTGGGCCGTCCCCGTTATACAACGCCCCTTCATCAGGATCGACGCCAGGGACCGCGTTCATGAGGCCGCCCTTATCCACGGGCGGCGGGTTGATTCCAGGGTCCTCTGGAGTGATCGCCCACCAGCCAGCCTCCCGGTACTGCGGGGTACCGTAGGGGCGAGTCAAACCCAGACTACGCACCGCTCCCTCAACCTCAACCTCAAACCCCCCGTCCCCACCCGTATGAAAGACGGCGCCGCCATGAGCACGCCAGGACGACTCCAGATCCTCCCAGCGATTCGCCCACACCTGCCAATCCAGGCCAGCGAGCCCCTCATCTTCGATAAAATGATGGAGCTGCTCCGGAGCAATCGCCCAGACCGCGGCGGTATCAGTCCCGACCTGAGCCCCTACACGACCCCACTTGGCAACGGTCTCTACCGCATAGGTCCCCGACGAAGGCTCCCGGAGTACACCCCCGCCGCAGTGCTCTACAAGCCGGTGAGCCCCCTCCAGATCGTCCGAAGACACCAGCCCGACCCATTGGTCACCCTCAGACAACTGAGCCAGCGTCTCGGGTGTCAGGACATACAACACACCCGAGCTGGTATACACCAGACTCCCCATGCGACGGCGAAGCTCCGCAGCGACCTGAACATGCTGATTCATCGAGGTTCCTCACCCCGCCCCAACCATAAAAATTATACCGGAAAAAAGCGGTAACTTTTTCGGGGGTGGGCGTATACATCAACAGAACTCAAGGAGCGGAGAGCATCATGGCCGTCATCACCCGCAACACCCTGAAGGGCATCCTCTCCCACATCTTCGCCAGCGGCGAAGACAAGCGAAAGGACCGCGCCGAGTCCCTCTCCGTCAACACTCTCAACTCTCGCCGCAACCGTCGGGGCGAGGTCTACGAGGTCACCGCGACCACCGCTTCGCAGGACGGCGAGCGGACCTACAACCAGACCGTCCGCCACACGGGCCGCGGGGCCTACCGCTGGACCTGCACCTGCCGCGACGCCATCCGGGGCGCAGACGTGGGCCCCTGCAAGCACACCCTCGCGGTGGCGACCGAGGGTCTGAACCGCATCACCGCGGTGGAGGAGAGGGAGACCCTCCGGGCCGCCCTGGACGCCGACGCGGCTCGCATCGCCAAGGCGATGAGGGACATGGAGGGTCGCCCCACCGACCAGCCCTTCACCATGACCGTGACCGTCCCGGCGGACGGTCCCCGGGTGGACCCCGCCGCCTCCAACCTGGACGACCTGTTCTGATGACTCGGACGCGGGACCCAAACCGATACGAGCCGTGTTTCTTCTGCGAGAAACCGGTTCGGATCGATCGCCCCTATTGGGTTGTCCACATCACCCTGGACGAAGTCATCGTACCGAAAGACTACGACGGTGAGGACAGCCACGGGGGTTTCGCTATCGGACCCGAGTGCCGAAAACGAAGCCCGCTCGCCTTCCGAGTCCAAGGACTCCCGATCCAAAAAGAATCATGAACCTGATCATCTGCGGACGGACACAAGCAGCCCGACGGCTCAACTCCAAGAGTCGCCGGGCTGCTCTGCGTGCCGTCGTCTCAATCGGCTCCAGCCGCCGGGAGAGAACCAACAGACACCCCCCCTTCGGCTTCCAGTCTTTCGGAGGCCCACGTCTCCGCCTGGAATTCGACGATATCGAACAAGAGGTAGAATATCGCTCAGCCTCCGGAGGCTGGGGGGGCCCCGTCCCCGCCTTCTTCGGCCCCACCGAAGACCACATCCGAGCCCTCCTCGACTTCGGAAAGGGTCTGGACCTGGACGCAGAAGGGGACTTGCTGATCCATTGCTACGTCGGCATCAGCCGAAGCACCGCGGCTGCGTATATCATCCACGCGAGCCAGTGGGGTGAATCCCGAGCCCGAGAGGCAGCGGAGTACGTCTACCGCTGCCAAGCAAGGCACCAGAGGTACGGCTTCGCATCCCCAAACACGAGGATGATCGAGATCGCCAGTCGGCTGGAAGGCTGGGATATGCTCTCTCCCCAGGACGCTGTGGATGACGAGTGGTACTTGACTGACAAGTGGAACCACCTCAAAGAGACCCATCGCCTCGGCTGCTCAAAGAGAGGCTACCCTCGGGTCCTGTCTCCCCGGGACGAAAAGAAACGCAACCGCAAGGCGAGCCTACTGAGGAGGGGCAAAGGTGGCTAAGCTGCGCGTCCACTGCATGAAAGAAGACCCCCAGGGCGGCGTCTCCGTGGCTCTTTGTGGGCAGAAGCTCATCTCAGAGGCGAGCTTCTGGCTCGCTGTAGCCGCCGACCCGGGCCTCATCTTCCGTTCCAGGTGGAACGTCCGCGTGTTTACGGACGCCGCTCCTGCCTACGTGATTCTGGAGGACTTCATCGCGGGAGCCCCCGGCAGCGACGCAATCGACTGTCTTCGCTGCCGGAAGAAGATGACGGCAGCGATCTCCGAGGTCTTCTCTTTCCTGGGAGATTAGAACCTCCCTCCAGAGTCCTCCTTCGGCTTCTCGTACTCCAGCCCCAGAATCTTCGCGATCTTATCCACGGCGTCAGAGCCCTCAACCAACTGTCGAGCTACCTCGCTATAGAGACCTCGGAAGACTTCGTTGAAGGTCGCGTCCCGAAGCGTCATGGAGTCCTCCTTGAGCTTCTCAGTCGCGGTCACCGGATCGATGTTGAGCAACTCATAGATGGTCTCCACCGGGAGTGAACCCTTCTGGTAGAGATTCATGAAGGCGTCGAAGGTGTCCTGAGTGTCCCGGATGCCCAACCGGGTGAAGCTCAGAAGCGGAGTCAGGACCACCTCTTCCCCATCTTCATCCTCTTCGATAAAACCCATTCGACGGCACATGGGCTCAAATAGGCAGTCCTGAACGAAGTCCTGAAGGAACTCCCGAAGGAACATGTATCGGGTGTTGATAACCTCCAGGCTCGTCCTGTCGGCGGAGTAGGTTGACTCTCCTGTCAGAAGAGACTCGGTGACACTGAGGCCGGCGTACAGCTCCCGATCCGCCCGGTCATACTCTTGGGAGGTCTCAAGGAGTCGGTTCCCCTGTCCTCCCCCCATCTCCTCCCAGCGAATTTCAAAGTTCGCCACGATGGAGAAATCTGGATCCGCGAGAGCCATATCGACCTGATCGCGAAGAGCCTCCGTGTCCGCGGCGTCCATATCCTCCGCCCAGACGATCCTCACCGGAGTCATATGCCGAGAGGCGATAGAAGCATTTGCCTGTCGCAACTTATCCTGGTGGACGAGCGTCCGAATACAGTTGTGAATACAGACACTTAGAGCAACAAGGCTCGAATCTACTTCAACGTCAAAAGAGTGGACAAGCCCTTCGTACCAGACGGTCTCGACCTTCCTGACCTTCCGGGTCAGCCACCCGTCTTGGAACGGGCTCCCCCAGGAGTGGTTCCTCTCCGGCCAGTTGACCTCGGCACCCTTGATGGTCCCGGAGACCCACTTGAGAACATCCTCATGTCGGGTGCAGGACACCTGCCAGAAGGTCTTAGGCTCGTAGTCGTAAGTCTTCTCCTGAACCCCTTCCGTCGTCACCCAGGTGCGTGTCCAACTGCGGGCTTCCCGGCGAACAGGTCTCACTTGTGTTTTGATCCCGACTCGGCTGCATAGCAGATGGACCTGACGGATGAGAGTCTCGTTGTCCAGTTGAACCAGAGCAGTCGAGACCCGGCCTGCTCGACAGAAACCATCGGTGTCCAGAAGACCCTGGAGGAAGGACAAGATGTGCTGCTCAGGAAGGTCGAACACCCACTTGGGGGCTGTCTTGGTCTGAGCCGATCCTCCGAACTCCTCGTAAAACCACCGAGCCAACAAGGAATCTTCAACCCGGAGATTCTCTGTAGAGGAGCCGGAACCAGAGAACAGGTTGCCCTCGACCACGGAATCTGCCCCGAAGAAGGTCTCCAGGTGGTCTCGGATTCGAGACCGGAGCTTGTCGGCGTTCTTATCGATAGACCAAGCAAGGCAAACTGTGTTGAGGAACTTGCCCTTTGCCTTCCAAGCCCAACCATCTCCGAACCATGTACCCAGGAGGTACATGAAATCGGGGGTGAGCGGGATCTGGTGAATAGAGCTGGTTTCTGTTCTGGTGACGACTGAGCCTGGGGAGGTGGCAGTCTCCGGGAGAGGGTACCAAGTGACCTTTCGCCCCTCGACTGTCCGATGGAAGGCAGGCACATCTCTCTCGAAACGACGGACAGCGTTCTGGACCTCGGACTTGGTGAGCCCCGTAACGGCGGCCACAGCCGTCGAGGACGCCGTCTTTGATTCTTTGAGGGACTTGAGCCAACGAGTAAGTCGCCGGTCGTTCTCGACGGTTCTGACACGTCCTACATCGTCCTGGTCATGCTCAAAGTGGACCGTAAGGCCCTCCTCATCCGCCATGACTTCGGCTACCCGAACTTCACGGGTGGTGTCAACAACCAGACCTTGCTGGTTGTCCCGAACTCGACGCTCAACCTGAAGCGAGCCCTTATTCTCCCACCAAGCAGCGAGATCGATGACTTCAGGGTGTCCTGAAGTAGGGACCGGGTGGGCTTCTCGGAGGGTGTCACCTTCCTTGAGATTCCCGGCGTAAACCCACTTCTCAGAACTGTCGTCGTCAAGACGGAGGAGCGGGTGGTCTGAGGTGAGGCATAGGGGACGGTCTTCGCCATCGAGCCAAAGAACAGTAATGTCCTCCGCTACAGGGCGGGAGCCTGCTTCAGCCTTATGAAAGGCTCCGGTATGCGTGAGCAGGAGATCGGTCTCGACGTTGACCAGCTCGACAGGTACTTCAAGTATGGTGTTGTTCCGAAGAACCGTGATGGGGGTGCCTGGGAGGATGCACCGCTCCAACATGCTGTGGGGGCGGTTCTCGTACTGCGACCGCTTTCGCTCCATGTGGTAGATGAAGGAGCCGGCGTCCGGATCCGTGTTGAGAGGGATAGCCTCCCCATCCTGTAGAGCCTTGACCACCTCCACAGGCATGGACTCCAACACCCGACGTGCTCGACGATCCCCCCCACGAGCCCGGTCAACCAGGGTCAAAGTCCGCTTGTCTGGGCGGAGACTAAACAGCTTCTCATCAGTGAAAGGGAAGCTCTCTACATCCACCTGCTCAGGTGGAAGAACCCGCAGGGCTGTCCACCCCTTGTAGTTCTTTTTCAACCACGCAACGGCACGCTCGTTGGCGTCCTCCCGGAGCCGTCGCTCTGTCCTGAGGAGCGGTTCTCCATCTGGAGTCTCTTCCAGGTACGTGTCCGAACGGAACCGCACCTCATCCGGCATATCCGGAGAGGTATCCTCTGCGTAGATGTTCACCACGCCCAACAGGTGATACTCGTGGACGATTTCCCTGAGACGAGAGAGCAGCTTGATTCGTTGTGCCCAGCGAGTACAGAACCGCGAAGCCGCCATCGCCAAATCCCGGTTCCTCGCCTTAGGAGGCGAGATCCGGACCTTCGACAGAGGCAACTCCGTATGGAGATCAAGCGCCTGCCCCACGAAGGGATGAGACCGGTAGAAGTGCCGATAAAAGTTCCACTGCTCCTGCTGACTCTGGGGCAGCTCCAGAAAATCGGTGCTCAGCTCCGGGTGGTAGTAGTTCCCGTGAGCCGCATCCACAGTGCTGGCCGACCCGAGCCCTGAGCTGCTGTAGCCCATTCGCATCGAGGAAGCCCGGACGAGCCTCTTCGGCTTGCCGACTCGGACCTTGCTCCGATCTTTCACTCGACTCACCGGGACTCCCTCCTGCTCAGACAGATCCGGACCCATCGACGCGAGACGACGTGGCGGCTTACCCGGGGGAGACCCCGAGCCTGTCGTAGGTTCATCAGCCATCAGTCACCCCAAGGTCTGCCTGAACCCCACGGACCAGACTCGAAAACGCATCCCGACTCAGGGGAGGGGTCGCCGGGGACACCGGATCCTGAATCCGATGAGTCCCTTGAATCTCACTGACCTGCCTGTGTAGACGCATCAGGTTCACGGACATTCTCCGATAAGCCTTCTTCCGCTCGGGATTTTCATCGCGACGAGCAGCCTCCCGACAAAGCCTCAGAGCGGAGTCCAGCTCTCTCTGAGCACGCACCAGATGAACAAGAAGACGCTTCTCTCGCTCATTCGGGGCATTGCGGGCGTGGCTTCGTGTTGGCATCGACCACCAATTCAGGACCAAGAGGGTGATTTCGTAAAGACGCCTGACTTTACCGCCACTTTCAGTGTTCGCTTCAGGAGAGTCATGTCCTCTGAACTTCCAAGGTACAGCCTCTCCCAGGAGCCCCCTGCTCGTTGAAAGACACGAGAGACCCTATCCAAGGCTTCCGGCGTGGGGCTGACCTTCGCCTTCCGGTGACTGGTCTTCACCATCGTCACCATCAAACGATGGTGAGCAGACAGGGGCGAGGTAGGGGTTCGGACAGGCATCTACCTCACCTCTTCTTTTTCTTGTGGGAGACCATCACCAGCCCCCGATATGGACTCATCCCCCCCGCCCTCGCCTTACGGGGATCCATACGCTTCAGGGAACTCCCACCCAGGAGAGCCTTACGGCGTGCTCGGGACAGGGATCCGGGATTCGGGTGCCTGTTCAACGAACCTGGACGTGGGCCACCCCCCGTCGCGAGATGCCGACCTTCTCCGATGGACTGAGAGGCCAGCCACACCATCCGAACCACAGCATCCGAGAGGTCATCGTGGTTGTCCCGCCCAGGAGGAGCCTCTACCACCGTGACATACTTGCTCTTATGCTCCGCCTGGAGAGTCAGCATCTCCGCGATATAAGGGCAGTGCTGCTCAATCCCATGCTCATCTACGGGGCGAGGCCAGTCATAGAGGACAACCCTCCGCTCCTGCATCATGTTGTAGAAGTTGCGGTAGATCCGAGAGGACAACGGAGCCGTGAAGTGCTCCGCCCTGATTTGAGTCAGGCCCCGGTCTTCCAGAGCTTGCTCCAACGGGAGCCCAGCCCACTGGTCAAACATCCCGTTGACGAGGTAGAACCGCTGACTCAGATCCTTCAACCAATCCGCGACCCACTCCATCCGAAGACGATCCACGTCCGCGTATTGACCCTCTCCTGCCTGGATCGAGTCCACAAAATCCACGACGACGTTTCGATCTTCGACATGGCCGATAGCGACAGCGGAGGCGTCGCCCACCATCGCGAAGTCGAAGCCCAGGTAATGCGGGAACCGGCTCCGACCTCGGAACCTGGGCCTGCGGGCGGGGTCTATGCAGGCAAGAAGGTCGTCCTCGTTCTCAATCCAGCCTCGTGTCCGGTCACTGAAGACCGCCCCGTACTCCGTGAAGAAGACCCGGACGTCCTTCAGGTAGTGCTTCTCAAACTCATGAGCCGGGATTGTCGGGTTCACCTCCCAGGTGGGAGCCTGAACGCAGATCATGTTCTCCGAGGGTCCAGGCTGGAACCCCAGGGTGTACTGATCATAGAACAGCCCGGTCTTACCGAGAGGAGAGCTGATCAGAATAATCCGACCTTCCACCTCTCCAATCGGGAGCCGCTTATCCGCCGGGTCCTTCGGGGAGTAAGCAGAAGTAGAGGGGGTCACCGCCTGATAGACTTCGTCCGCGCCGGACTGGCCCGCGTCCGTGAAGTGAGCCACCTCATCCAGAATGACCAGGATATTACCTGCTCCTCGCAGCCCCTTCGCCACGCAAGAGCGGAACGTGATCTTGATGCTGGAGCGGGCCTTGGGATCGTCCGCGTAGCTCCCATACTGGTCGATATCATACGGCGTCTGGAAGTTCGCGTATGACATGGTGTTGTTCGCCATGTACGGCGAGAAAAAGTCACAGGACTTGAAGTGCCCGGCGACCTCACGGTACAAGAGCCCCGCCTGATCCTTATCCGTCGCGACGCTGATAAGCTGGATGACGTTGGAGTGAGGCAGCCCGTAGTACCGGTGAGGGTCCCCCTTCAAAAGCAGCTTGTAGGTCTCATAAGCTGCGATGCAGGCAGATATTGTCGTGTTGTGGTTCGTCATCCCATTGGCAACGAACATGGACCCCTGAGGGACATTTAGGTCGTAGACCGCTTCCTCACCCTGCTCAACCGAGACCACAGGGTCGAAAAAATAGTCGAGGTCGTAAATCTCCTGGAGGTGTTGGACGATTTCCTGGTCAGCCCCCAGCCGCCGAGCTTCTGCCAACGTCTTCTCCAGACGCGGATAGGTCATCTGCTCTGTCGAGCTGGGCTTGATGGTGTTCCCCATCACCCCCCGCAGGTCAGACCGCGACCACCCTTGTCCCGGCTTACTGGTCGGGACTGAGGCTAACAGCTTTGAGCCCCATTCACGGAGGTATGGAATGGACTCCGAATTCCCACCCTCTCGACTGGAAGACTTCAGACCCGCCCAGAGAGGCTCCATCTTGCGTCGGGATACGAATCCCACTCGCTCCGCAAACATCTGCCTATGCCGGAGCCCTCGGACAATGAGGATGTAATAGTTCCGCTCATAGGTCTTATTCCACTTGGCCCGGATTCGACTCACGATCCCCAGGTTCAGCAAGAGGGTCTGAACCTCATGGGCAAGACGCTCGCTGGCGGAGCAGAAAGAGACCACCTTCCCGTTGGACTCCATCCCGCCATCAGTCTCAAATAGACCTCGGAGGAAAGCCCGAACGACAGGAGCCGTAGACTGCATGACAGACCAGGGGACCATCTTGGAGCGACGATCTGCGTCGTAGACCCACCCGAGGTCGTGGAGGAACTGTCGAGCCCCCAAGCTATGAAACTGAATTCTGGTCGTCTTCGGGGAGTGCCCAACACCCTGTTCCTTGAACCCCCCGAACAGCCTTGTCCACAGGGCCTTCATCTCGACCCGAAACTCTGGGCAAGCCACTGTCAGCTCAACCACCCGGTCCCGAGTCCAAGAGCCATCCCCCACAAGAGCCCCAAGCAAAAGCCCCCATTCCTCAGTCAGATGTGTCGGGAGAGACAGGTCTTTCCTACCCAGGTCAGACCAGTAGGGGGAAACATCGAGATACTCCTGCGGCCACAGGTTTGTCCCTCGATGAATCGCAACGAAATCGCCCTCTTCAACATCCCCCAGGTACTTCCAGACGACAAAGCCTTCCGGGCTCATTACTTTGATGCGATGGTTGGGTGTGCCTCCAAGCCTGAATCCACAGTAGGTCTTCAGGTCTCGGATTTCACGAACACCACCGTTATAGAAGTACGCTGACTCTGCCGTGGTCTGCCTGCCCTCTTGAGCTACTGTAATCCGACAGGGTTGGTGTTCAGGGCCTTCGGGATCTCCCAAAGACTCGATTGGAAGAACTCCCTTTGAGGTCAGGACCAGAGACCCGGCTTTCAAGCACTTTCCTGAGCGTCTTCCGACACTTAGGATCATCTCCCTACGTTCATGCCCGGGGACGACCTCTCGGACATTGCACCTACCGTCATCGTGGAGGTAGCGGAGATATCCCGCCTCCGTCAGATATTGGTAGTTCTTCCTCTGCCAGTCCGAGATGACGAGTCGATGCTTGTAGTACCCGTCGTGGTCCAACACCTCCGGGTCATAATGGGGGTGGTCTTCCGGGACCGGGGCGTCTAGCGGATAGTCGAACTCGTTATCGTCCAGAGCGAGTCCGTAGTGGACCTTGAGGATGACCCGCTGAACGGGGAACAGCTTGAAGTCGAGGCCCCAGGGAGCCTCGATGAACGTGATGATATCAGCGACCTCACGACCCTGAGTGGTCGTGGTCCTCCCGACATTCCTCGCGAGATCTGCGAGGCTCACGACTTCCCTCGCATCTTAGCTCGGGCTTCGGCCTTCCAAGCGTCGTCGAGCTTCTCACCCATCCTCGTGAAGATGGTCTCCACCAGCTCGGGGCGAACCCCGGAGTCCTCCAAAACCGCGCGGAAAGTCTCCAAAACGAATCGGAAGAGGAGCTTGAACTGGTCCCCCTCCAGATCGATTGTCGCCGTCCTCTCCATCCTCTTGACCCAGGCATCCCCGAGAGCCGTAAGGGCTCGGACTCGCCGGGAAGAGATCATCGCGGTCTGCTCCCCCTGCCGCTCTGCTTCCTCTCGCTCAAACTTCAGACTCGCGGCCTCTTCCGCGATCCCCTGCATGATTACCGGGAGCACATCCTGGTTGGGGTCCCGGGCCAATTTGCCCCGCAGATCGTCATCCCGAATCGCCTCCTTCTTCTGCCGACATACCTCTCCGACCTCGTCCGAGGCGGGGGGCAACTCCACCCGAGCGGGGCGGCCAGGAGCACCGCGCATGACTACGGGGGCTCCTCCTTTCATCGCAATCACGTCCGACTTCCGGACCTGATCTGGAGCCCTCCACTTCGTCTTCCCAGAGGCGTCTACCACCTGCACCCGTTGAGTCCCTGCGGGCAGGTTAGCAAGAATCTGGTTCAGGGAAGGGTTCGGCATCAATTACCTTCAGGGCAGAAGGGTTGGGGCCCCGAGAGACGGCGAGCCTCCCGAGCAGTAGCCATTCGCAGGAGCCAGGGTGTAGTTGGTCACTGACCCGGCGAAGAGAACATCAAACCGTACCCGGTCCCCCGCGGGACCTCCCCGAACTGTGATGTTCACATCTGAACCTGAGGGGCTCGCCGTGATTCCTGGGAGGGCTCCGATCGCAGTAGCGATTGCCGTCGCCGTCGCTCCCGTGCTCCCCCCAACCGTGAAATCCTCACCCGAGGTGAGGACATAAGGGCCGATGAACAAGAACGCCTTGTCCGTGAAATCATTGTCGTCCACGGTAATCGTCGCGGTAGCTCCAGCAGGGTCACCAGACAGGAGGCCCTGCTGTGTGGTGACCCCCGGTGTGGTCCCGCGATTGGACCTCGCGAGACCATCCCCTCCACGGCTGACCTGGGGTAGATGCTGAATCGTGAACCCTGTCCGCACCTTCTCCGGGTTCCCAACGGACCCGCGGCTCGGGTCCGACCCCTGCCTGAGATTGGCGACCAGGATGGTAAAGGGCTTCTGACCAGTGACGAGCTTCATGAGCGAGCACTCCTGATCCCCCGTTTTCCATAGGGAATCTATTGGAGTTTGCTCCGTTACTTCACCAGAGCATCCCACCGAACTGAATGTCCTGAATGGGATCGTGGTCTTCAGACTGGTTGAAGTTGATGTGCTCCAACTCTGCCTCGCGACCCAACTTGAATTCATCAGGGTCATATCCCGGCCCTGAAAGGACCACTTCCAGCTCAGCCTTCTTCTTCGCTGCCTTCTGTCGAGCCTTGATACCTTCAGCCTGAATCAGATCACGGAGGGCAGGCATCGCCGCCCCGATGACATGAGCGGCGAACCGAGACCGTAGACCTTGCTTGAGGCGAGTCCCGTAGAGCCCATAGTGAAGCTGCCGGCGGGTCCACTGAACGCAATCGCGGACCTCCCGAGCACTCGCTACCTTGGCCTTCTTACCCGCCCCGGGAGCCGCCTCATAGCGGACTCCGTCATACGACCGGCGCTTCGGCGGGGCCGACTGTAGAGCAGCTTGCAGATCTGGCCCCAGGCTGCCGAGGATTTCCTTGGCGTGCTCCCTCGGAACAACCCGAGCGATATGGTTCCGAAGGGCCTTGCCCTTCAGACCCCGTCGCATGGCGTTACGAACCAGATCAGCTCGTCGCTGGAGATCCTGACTCAGGCGATACTCCCGAGTCGCCTGATGCTCCCGGACGGCTACGGTAGCATCCACCTGAGACTGGACCTCCTTACGACCTTCCGCCGCCTTCTTGAGCGAGGCCCAGACCTGCTCCGGAGTCGCCAGCTTGATCGTCCTCTCGTTGGGCTGACCTGTGTAGGGGTTCGACCCGGTCTGACGAGTGATCAAGGTCGCCGCTGCCTTCAAGACAAGGCGGGGATCCGCCTGGGATTGAACCAGACGCCGGCAGTCTTCCCGGGTCAACCACTCCTTCCGATGCCACGCGAGGAGCTGACGGTGGGCCTGCTTCCGACGAGCCGCTGGCTCTCGGTGAGAGATATCCACGGGAGCCGGGCCCGGGGTCTTGGCGGCCTCCGCCATCGCTTCCCGGGCATGTTCAGGGCTAGCCGGTGTAGGCCGCACATCATTCGAGACTCCGGAGTACGCCTCAGGAGGGAGGGGGCGGGTAATCTGCGTCGCTGCCCGACGGAGCATCTCTCCGGGAGAGAGGTCCGATCGGACAATCTGAGATCCCGCCTCCCGAGTCAACAGCCCGGACTTGACCCACCCTGCGATCTTGAGCTGGGCCTTCCGGCGGACAACGGACAGCTCCGCTTCCCGGTTGTCCAACGCTCGGGCAGGCTCCCGAGGAGTCTCTTGGAAGGCCCTGACAGCCTCCTCAGCCGTGACTCGCTGGCTAGGTGCCGTATGGGTCGGGAGATGGTCCCCCGCGGCTCTCACGTCGGCCTGGGGAGCCGTAAATGCCATCTTCAGAGCGAGCCGAGGCGTAGCGTCGGCAGCTACCTGCCGACCCGTGGCCTCAAGCAATGGCTGATAGATTTCCTGAGCCTCTTCCCAGGGAACCGTCGCCACAAGCTTCCGAGCAAAGACGGAACAAGACCCACCGCGGTTGTGGACACAACCACCGCAACCCTGCTTGCTCACCAGATAGCGGGCACCCCGTCCAATCTTCGGTAGCTCGGACTTCCACTTGCCCTTGGCACAACCCGGGTACGCTTCAGCCCGAAGGAAGACCCGACCGGCGAGCCCATGATCTTCCTTGACCCATGCGAGAGCTTTCGCGACCCGAGGAGCACTGCGACCAGCCGCCTGACGGGCCTCCTGAAGGAGAGCCTGGAGGGGCTCTCCCCGAGCCGATCGCCGCATCGCCCTCTGAACCACCCACCGGAGGTCCGAGGCCGACTTGTGCTTCTCGGGAACGGGCCGGTCCTGACTCCGCTCGTAAGCAATCTTCTCCCGGTCCAGGGCAGGATAACGAGCGTCAGCCTGCACATGCTGGCCCCACGCTTCTTCCAGCTCAGGGATGACCGTCCCGGTCTCCGTGTTCTCAGGGAGACGCTCAGCGTCCTGCTCGGAGATTTTCAACCAGGACAAATCCTGAACAGAACTCTCCATCAGACGCCCGAGATCCGCGACCCCGCTGTCATCTTGGAACATCCCAGGCGACGCCTCCAGGGGCGTCTCCGGGTCCTCGCCCCAGAGGGCGGCGGAGAGGTTGCTCATCTGACCCGGATCTACGTCCAGGTCAAGAATGGGATCCTCAGAGCCAAGGAGGACGTCATCCGGGAAATGCTTATCAACACTCATCAGCCAATCCTCCGGGACAAGGAACGGTGAGCGACCCGATTCCTCATCTGTACCCGCTCAGAAGAAGCCATCTTGTCATGCTCGGCGTCCATCTCCGCCTCTTCCTCTTTCGCCCAACCTTCCGGGTCCCGACGAATCTCTTCAGCGTCGTCCACGATATCCTGAACCTCTTCCCGCTCCCGCTTGTCCACGGCTGCCTCAGGGTTCCAATGAGGGGCGTTGATCTCATCATAGAGGGTATCGGATAACGCAGACAGGGCCTCGCAGACGTTCATGAACCCCCGCCGCATGTCCGCGATCTTCTGGATGTAACCCCGTCCTCCGAGGTTCCCATCTGGGCTCACCCTCGCGCTCTTGACCTTGAGAAAATTCTGGTGAGCACTGGAGACATGGCCCAAACCAGCCAGGGTAGACCGAAGCACCTGGGCGAGGGGCTTGAGCTGGCGGGGGTCGAACACAAACCCCTCGTCCATCTCCCGAGCAGAGGGAGCGTGATCATTCCAGGCCCACTCGTTGCGGTCGCCGCTCCGGTCCTTCTTGAAAATGACCTCGCCCGCGGTGCGGGAACGGGCCTTCGCTTTCAAGTAACGGTCAGCTACTCGGGAAGCTGAGGGGGTCAAGGGGAGTCTCCTGAGGTCTCAACTCCACCAGAGGTATAGGCTCCTCACCGAGTCGTGAGAGGAGGCCCCCGATATACCAAGGCTCCCGTAAAGGGTCCCCGCTCCGTATCCGCCACCTTTTCAACCCGACCCGGGTGGCCCAGGCTCTCCTTCAACTCACTCATCGTCATGTGCTGGGAATCCGAAGCTTGACGAGCAAGAAACTCCTCCTCCGTCAAACCAGGAGGAGCACTGGACCCCGTAAATGGAGCCAGGGAGGTATCTTGATTGATGAGGTCTCGTAGACTCATGCTCGACGAATATCCTTCCTCAGCTCCCCCAGGAGAGCCGTCTTCAGCTCCGGGTTCTCCGTCACGGAAGCAAGCCGAATCGCCTTCCGACGAAGAGCCACCTCGGAAGCAACCCTTCGGTTGCTGTGAGAACCACTGAAAGGCCGGGCGTCTGCGGATTTCCCAGCGTTGAGCTGGGCTACATCCCAGAGGGTCGTGTCAGGTCGAGAGGACATGTCTAAATCCTAAGCCTTCAGGGGGTTTCCATCATCGCGGAAGAGACGCTCGATCACGAAGTCCTTCCCGTCCTTCCGGACAGACCAGAGATCCCGCGTCGCTTTGTTGATCAGGGTGTCCGCGGCGACCCGAAGGAACCCGTTGAGATCACCCAGGTTGGCGACTCGCTTGGTCGCAGCCGGGGGCGAAGGGACCTCTTCCAACCACAAGTGATTCGCGGCGATTGGACGAACCTTGCCATCAGGCCAGAGGGTGAAGACGAGACCGTTGTACTCCGTCAAATCACCCGCCGCCGTCCGAACCGTGACCACCTCACCGATGGACTCTCCTTCGGGCACATCGTCGTAGGTGAGCACGGAGCCCAGGTTGACCTTGAACCGCACCCGGGTCCCCGCTGGGGGGTGCTCCGGGACCGCGTTGGCCTCCTTCAGCTTGTCGGTCAGGTTGACCACTTGGCTGAAGTAATCCCCACCTACCTCGTGATCGCTGAAGTAGTTGACCTCAGGGGGGCCGCCTTGGGTTCCCTGAGGGAATAGGGCCTCCAGACCCGCTTCAGGCACAGGTTCGTCCTCAAGGAAACCGCCGAAAGCATCCCGCTCACCGAACTCGCTGCCCATGAGGCTCTTCCAGAAATCGTCATTCATTCGAGGCTCCCTTGAGCACCGGGTTCTTGTCCCGAGGAGGACGACCCTGCTCGTGGAGCAGGCGGTCCTGAAGCCGCTTCATTACGTCCGTCCCCCCAGCGAGGGGCTGGTCGTAACCATGGTCTATCTCATTCGGGTAGATATCTTTCCCATCCGGGTTGCCCTTGTACCCAGCCTCTTTCAATAGCTGAAGAAGTCCAGATCTCAGCTCAGGCTCAACCTGCCCCAGACGAATCACCTGTCTCTGAAGAGGACTCAGGGGCTTCTGCATGGGAAGAATTCCGGGTGAAGAGATTTACGATGCCCTGCATCCCCACGGCACCGATAGAACGATCAACGGGATCGCCATCCCAGAAGAGGATGAATGTAGGCACCGTCCGGACCTCAAACTGCTCAGCCAGCTCCATGTCCTGTTCAACATCTACCTTCACCACCCGACCCGTCTTTGAGGCCACCAGAACATCATGGATCTGGATCAGTGAAGGCTCCATCGCCTTGCAGGGACCGCACCAGGAAGCCGTGAACTGGACCATGACAGGTACATCAGAGTCCAACACGTCCCCCGTGAACTCATCGAAACTAGTGTAGGGAACCTCGGCCATGCCTTGACCCTACTCAACGACGGGGCTGGAGTAGTCTCATTTTACGGCCCCGTTGGGTCAACTCGATGACCCCCGCCGCCAACTCCTGAAAGGTCAGGGAAGCTGTAAGCCAACGGGACGCGACCCGGGCCTCTCTCATCATGTCATCTGCCTTGTGACTGTGTAGGACACGTTGCCCGTGTAGCTAGCACTTGTCGAGATCGTGAACCCCGTCGTTGCCCGGGAGGTCACCGCTGCTGTGAGGCTGGTATCCTCCCAATCGAGATGGACCGCGTAGCTGGTATCAGGCATGTCAGCGTCGAAGAGAACCGCCTTGGAGGTCTCCGAAGAAAAAGCCACCACAGCCATCACCCCGGACTCCGTCATCGTTCCATCCCCTGTCAGCGTCCCCCGGGCTCCTCCGATACGAGTACAAGCAATCGTCTCATTGAGAACCAGATTCCCCACCCGAGACCCCACCAGGGTCAGGGTCCGATCTCCGCCGATCGTAATGGCACCAACGGAAGGGCAGCCGGCATAAAGGAGGCTCCCTGCCCCGTCCAAGTCATTGGTCGAGGCTCCTATCTGAGAGCAACCCACCACCTTGTACTCTGAAGTCGTGACCGAGGGTCGAGAATTCGCGGTGTCATAGGAGAGCTGGAGGTCTATGACCCGAGCCACCCGCTCCAGGTGAAACGAAGCGCAGTTAGCAACCGAGCAGACCGCTGTCGAGCTGGACCCTTCCCAGGACCCGCCGACCACCCGAATGTGATTAACCGCGGAGGCTCGGATGTTGTAGGTCCCGACCCCGGAGGCAATCAGATCGCAATCGTGGAGGTAGACTCCCGTGCTGGCGACGGTCGAACTGGCCCCACCCACGATGTAAACGCAGTCCTCCCCGTCCCCCGTGTGCTCCACCCGAAGGTTCCGCAGGAGGGTGAAGAGAGGGATTCCGGACCCCGCCTGAATCGTGATCGTCGGACTGGTTGCGGTGCTGGGCTGGAGAACAACCCGACCCAGACCCACCAGACAAACCCCGTCCTCATCAATGGTCAGGTTCTCGGTGTAGGTGCCGGGACCGATCAGGATCAACGTCGGGGAGGCCGCGGTGGCTCCCGAGACAGCGTCGATCGCTGACTGGATGGTGGTGTACTGAGCCCCCGAGCCTGCCCGGCCGACCATCAGAATGCCAGTGATCGTTTGGAGACCCGCGAGCTGAGAGAGCAAGAGCCCTGAAGTCTCCACCGCGTCGATAAACTTCATCGCCCCCGCGGTCGCGTCCCGACTCACCGTCAGAGTATCTCCGCTGCCGGGCTCAATCTGAAGCTGGTCCACCTGGAAGTTGTCGGGCATCTTCGGTCCTTAGAGGAAGACGTTGTAACGGACGGTGCCGGTAAACGTCGTGCCTGCCTCGATCGTGAAGCCCGTCGTCGCCTTAGAAGTAGCCTTGAAAGGAACGAAAGCGTCAGAGTCGAAGAACACCGAGTAGGTAGCGGAGTTGAGAGCCGTCGTGAAGGTCACGCTCTTGGAAGTCTCCGCGGTGAAGGTCACCTCACCACTGATCGCACTAGTTGAAGCCAAGAAATCCTCCACCGTGGTGTAGGCAGAGCTGATATCGTCCGTGACCGACTGCGGTAGCTCAGTCAGAGAATCCTGAAGCAGACCTGTGGGTGCAGTCAGGTTCCTGACCGAGAGGTTCCCCGAGGAGTCTGAGACGATGGTGAAATAGTAGTAGCTGGCACTACTCGCCCCGGAGCGGAACGTGAACTCGCTGAGAATGAGCGTTCCGGCCATTACCAGACTCCGGTGGTCTCGTAGCCCTTCTTCTCAAACCACTCGCTGAGACGAACCATCGCTTCCTGGTCCTCGGACCAAAGTACGAGATGATCGAACTCTTCTCGGATCCCGAGGTCCAAGATGGGCTCAACGCCGCCGACCTTGGTCTTCCCATCCCGGTAAAGATGCAGGAGCTTCCCCACACCCCGCCCGTCTCGCTCACCATTGAAGAAGACCTTCACCCGGTACTCAGGGCGAGCCTGAGCCTCCAGCCACCGTCGAGCCACGGTGCGGGCGAGGACAACTCGATGAACTGAGAGGATCGTGCTCACGTCTATCCAGGGTTTCTACTCCTGGCCCTGAATAGACCGAATATCGACTAGTCCAGCAGGTAGGTCATCGTGGACTGGCATTGGGGACGCTGAACTTCACGCAACATATTTAGATTCTTATACACATACCGGAACAAATCCGCATACTTCTGGCACCCGCCGGCTTCATCCAGGCGTTTGATCGACCGCAAGAACCGGTGCCTGACCAACCCCTGAGAGACCCCCAGCCTCTTCGCCACCTCGCTCTGGCAGGTGGTCTCAAACATCAGCAGCATAATCTGAACATCCAGAGGGTCATCCAGTGTCCGTTTGAGGACGACCTCCAGCTCCCCCTGCTTCAGAGGGGGCAGCTCAATCAGGTACCGAATCCGGGCCGACGCCCGCTTCAGCCGGTAGCTGACCGTCGGTTGACTTACTCCGAAAATCGCTGCGATATCCGTCTGCTTACGACGCTTGAACACGTACAGCTCAATGAAATCCGCCTCGCGGTGAGGGATGCTCCGAAGAGCCTCCCGGACTCGCTCCATCTGGGCTTCCTGCACATCATCCAGATGATCCCGATGAGAGATCCCCAGGGCACCCAACCCGTCCTCGTTGGAAAACCGTGCCTCCAACTCCGCGGGATCCAAAACCTTGTGACCGCCCCACCAACCTCGCATACCTCTCTCCTATTGATCTTCCAACGGGGAAAGAAAAGCCCGCGGGATGGTTTGGACACTCTTCAGTGATCTCATGGTGAACATCACCTTTGCATGATCTCCGTCAAGAAGCAAAACCTCGCCCTCCAGAGACGAGTAAAGACCGTCGTTGACAACGACGGTCATTCCTTCCTCGATATCGGAGGCGATTTGCTCCGCGAGCTGCTTCCTCATGTCGTCAATAGAACGCTGCTGGACGACCTTGAGGGTCCGGACCCTTCCGGGCTGAGAGAGCACCGACCGGACATAAGGGCAATCGCGCTCCAGGGCGACATAATCCGAATCCCCCAGACCCGAAGCAACGAAAGCGTAGCCCTCCATGAGACAAATGGAGACAGTCCTCTCTTGCTGAGTAAATCGGACGCAGGGGACAAAGACAGGGTGGCTTGAATCCACCCCGAGATGATCTCGGAGGGCTTTTTCCAAACCGCCCTCTCGGGCAAGGGCCTCCCCGGCACTTGTCAGTTCAAGAACCACCCAGGTCGGTGCATCACGCAGGTCGCCTGTCATCGTGACTTAGACGGTCCAAGAGAGTGCCAAGTTCAACCCGAAACTGCTCCGGGGACAACATCCCCCGCAACCCCATCGGGGTTGGCTGATCCTCCAGCCGCTTTCGAGTCTCCCGGTTGACTGCTCTCTCATCAACGTGTACTCCTCCGATGTTTCGGACTTGTAGGGACACCTTACCGGGATCATCTCCCGAGGGAGCCTCAGCTTTCTCCGGCTGAGACTTCACGGCGGGTTGTGGAACAACAACCGCAGCCGCGGGGGTCCTAACAGGAGTACCCACTCTTATCTGATGAAGCAACGAGAGATCACATCGAAGCGTGGCCTCTGAGGGGCGGGCCAGTCTGGAAGACATGTGAGTCGCGAAGGCCACGAGAAAGCTACCATGCAGCTTCCCTGCTGATTTCACACGGGTTTTATCCAGGTACAAGGGGATGGAGCCGGCACCCAGAACCGCCCGGTAAGCCACCATGAAGAGATCAGTCAGGGCGTGGTAAACGCTCGCCGGGCTCGTCGAGCGCAGGAGACCGTCCACCGCGACCTGACAAGCCGCTTCATCTTGACCGATCTGCTCAAGAATCGCTAAATAAGCGTCGAAGGCCCCCAGATTCAAGACGCGAGCCGTATTGGTCCGGTCCACGCTGCCAAACTTCGCGACGGTCTCCATCGCTTTGATGGCTCCCCGGAAGTGGCACTTCTTAACGGCCGCGATCAGCTCCAGGGTCGCTCTGTCATAGACCACCGACTCCTCATCGCAGATGTAGGCGAGGCGGTCCGCGACCTGCTCTGGCGTACATTTTTTGATGGTGAACGAGGGGGCACAACGATCGAAGATCGTCGCGCTCATGCTCTCCGGAGCCGTCGTACAGAAGATGCAGATCAGCCACTTGTCCTCCGTCCCGGGGATGCAATCCTCCATGACCTTGAGGAGGGCGTCCAGGGCTCCCTTGGAGAGCTGGTGAGCCTCATCAAAGAGGTAGATACGACGGGTCCCTGAGAACGTCGCATACTGGAGGCTCTCCACGATCCCTCGGATATCCTCCTTGCCGCTGTTCGTAGCGGCGTCCACTTCCACGAAAGACTCAGAAGACCCCGACCGGAGGATGTTTCGACAGGAGAGGCAGGCGTCGCAGGGATTACCCCTCTGCGGATCATCGCAGAGCAAAGCTCGGGCGAGGATCCGGCCCATCGTCGTCTTGCCCGACCCAAAAGGCCCAGAAAACACGTAGCTCTGCTCAAACCCGGCCCCTGCCGAGACGATCTCCCGCAGAATCGCCGCGTGGGATTCTTGACCCACGACGGCTTCATAGCCCGCCGGCCGATACTGAGTATCCCACGCCACGAGGCACCTCCTCTAAGAGACTACGCCTCTGCCGCCACTTCCAGGCTAGCTTCCTCGGGCTCCGGAGCGGAATCGGCCTCAACCTCCGGACCGTCACCCGGGACCCTCTTCGTCGCAGGCTTGGGAGCCTGCAAGAGGTTCAGGATGTTGTTGCCGTCCGCTACTTCATCCTGGCTGTCCACGGGCGGGAAGAGGGCCTTGATGCCGTGCCTACGGATAGCATCCCGGAAGCCCCAGGCGTCGGGCTTCCGGAGCTTGGTCTTCGTCTCTCCAGACTCCGTGTCCTCCTCCGCAGAGCAGGCACAGAGAGCCGAGTCCATCCAGGCGTCCTTCTCCCTGGACGAAGCCCGATCCCAGAGATCCGCCGACAAGATGATGAAGAAGGCGTACTCGATCCGGACCTCGCTGAGGCCCCCCAGCACGCCCGGGGCCCTCTTCACCTGGAAGGGGATAGCGATCCCGTTCTCCTTCGGAGCCGTGTCCCGAAACATCACCGCGATCCCGTCAATCACCGCGACGAGATCATGGTGGTCCTGAAAGACCCGGTCCTTCATCGACTTCCAGATAGTGTCGTTAGCAGGATAGAACTTCACAGCCATCTTCATCCTCACAGGTAAGTCGCGAGGGCCTGTCGCAGACCCTCCGAACCGGTTTTTTCCCAAATCTCACCAGGATCTCCGCCACCTCTGTAGCGTACATCCTGGCACGTAATACCAGCAGCCCTCAGGGAACGGAGGGCTCCCCAATATGTCCGCTTGGTTTTCTCGTCCACCCAACCCAGCACGCCCTTCCGCCCTGTAGGGTCCTCGTCGTACACGACGTAGACCGAACCCCGGAGAAACCTCCGGAGGAAGGTAACGTGCTTTTTCGACAGACGGGCCCACATAGACGCCAGCACCGTGTCCTCCTGAGGGACTACATGACTCAAGGCTCCCAGGTCAAAGAGACCCTCGCAAACCCAGACGTCGCCGCCCGTGTGAATCTGGGTAGCCGCTTCAAAATCAAGACCCAGGAACACCGGATTCCACTTGGCTTCTGGGAGCAGAAGCCGGACGAGTTGCTTCTGCTCCATCCCACGACACTCCGCCCCGATCAACTCGCCTCGGGGCGAGTACAGGGGCGTCACCAGCATTCCCTCCAGCTTCTCCCCATATGAGCCATGACGCTCCCGAAAGAGCGGGTCCGGGTGCGGGGTCGGGGGTGGAATGTCCGACCACACGCCCATCCCCAGGCGAAGGGCCAGAGGTTCCGGGACGCCGCGACCCAAGACGTAGTCTTCACCCACGTAGAAGAGATCCTGAGCCGAAGACACTCGCTCCTGAAGCCACTCCTTCACCGTAGGACCGCCATACCACGGCTAGCGTTATGAACCACCACGATGCTGATTCCGCTGGGGTCTTCCCCAAGAAACCCCAGAAAAGCTCGATCCCGAGGTACCACCACCACCTCATCTCCCAACCAGGAGACCTTGGTGTGTTCCTGGTTCTCGCAGACCCGAGGATCCACAGTCTCCCCCACCAGCACATCGACCGGGAGGAGGTCATAGTACGACAGGTGATCCATAGCGGCCTGAAGTCCCTTTGATGTGAGAGGATGGACGTTCCCCCATCCTCGCCGGTCCCCCTCCGTGATTACCGCAGCGACCACGCCTCGGTAGTAATTCTCGCGAGCTACATCGCGTCGGAAAGCAGCTCGGATCCTCCGGTTGGTTGAGACCCGATCCACCCAAAGGAAGCCCCTAGTTGAGGATACCAGGAAAGGAGCCAGATCAGGCTCAACCACAAACTCCGCGAAGAGAGCATTCCGTCTCTGAATCCGGTAAGGCCTCACTAGCAGTAGATCAGCCACCCCAGCCGCCCCAGAGACGTTGCCACCAGGAACGCTTCCGCGCTTCCGGACGGGGGGGAGGGACCGGGAGACTCACGGGTGCTCTCTGCTCGCTCTCAGCAACAGGCGGAGCTGATCCCGCCTGGGGGTCACTGAGGACCCACATGAGAGCAGCCAGGACCGGGTAAGAGGCGCCGATCTCATCCATCGTCGCAGCCTCCAAGAAGTTCACGAAGTCCTTCTTGATCTCCTCCTTGGATTTCCGCGGTGAGAACATGCCGCAGGACCCTGACAGGTCCAGCTTGAGGTTCTCATCGCAGATCTGGTAGAGATCCGCGAACTTCCCAACAGGGTTCATGCAGATCCCGAGAGGTTCCCCGGATGGGGAACCCACGGACTCGTTGAACTCGCAGTTACACGGGCGAGGAGCAAGATTCAGCTCGATCAGCCGCTTCAGGTGGCGAAAGCGCACCTGCTTCAACTTCTGCTTGATCGATCCTTCTGACTGCATAGTCTCCTCGGTCCCCACCCTACCGGGGCTGCTCCCTAACTGAGGCCACCCCGCCTCGGTTAGTAATCCGGTAGCTGCGATCCGCGGACTCCTCCAGGGCAGTCAGGTGAGTCACCATCAGCAGGTCCATGCCCAGGCGAGCACACAGCCCCCGGAGGAAATAACCCGTGTTCACCACATAGGTGGTGTCCACCGCAGGCAGAGCCTCATCCAGAAACAGGACCGGACGCATCCCTCGACGAAACAAGACGGTGATCCTCAGAATCACCGACTGCACCGTGGTCACGGACCCCCCAAACGCGGCGTCTGAGGCTCCTTCAATGCTGTTGTCCTTATCAAGGTGCTGGATGGTCGTCAGCGACACCGACACCTTCCCTCGCTGGACCTCTACGGTGGACTTGACCTCAATGTCTTGATCCGTGAAGATCCGCTGGAGCCCCTCCACCTGGAGTCGCTCCACCGCCGTGACGCTAGCGGTGACCTCGCGATCGATCAACTTCTGGAAGAGACGAGCGACCAGATCCAGAATTTCTGTCTCCGCCGCGAGACCTTGAATCTCTCCAAGATAGGCAGCTTCAGTGCGCCGAAGGCTCTCTCTCAGGCCCACAGCCTGAGAGTAACCCTGGAGCAGCTCAGAAGCCGTCAGAGCCACTGAATAGCCGTCAAGTAGGTGTCCCCGTGGGCTTCCCAGCAAAAGCGCACGAGCCCCGTCTGCTGGCCCTTCTTGTTGACCTTCTTGATGAGGTCAAACCGAATGACCTCCTCCGGGTTCTTGTCCAGCATCTTCTTCAGGTGCGGGACAGAGAACTGAAAGCCTCCATCAGGGAACGCCTCGATCTTCTCTACAGAGACCGCCGGGACCGGGACCGAGTCGCTGCTGCCTGCCAAGCTCTCCATAGAGAGGGAAGCCCTCTCCTCCTCCGGATCCCAGAGGAATCGAACCTTCTGGTTGTCCTTATCCGCCGACGTCGAGAGGATGACCAGGACACGGCGAAGATCTTCCGTCCGGAAGGAGACCACGCAATCGGGCTCATCCTCCTTGTCCACGTCGATCTCAGGGAACTCCGCCAGCGGCAACGCGAGACCGAACACGGACCCATCTGATCCCGAGAAAAAGAGAGTCCCCCCAGCCAGCCGCAGATCGACGTCACCATCTCCCAGGCTGGCGAGGTAGGACATGACCGGACCCACCTGATCCAGGTGAATCTTCAGAGTGGACCCCTTCAGGACGTCGGACTCCACCATCGCAAAGGCCCGAAGATCCATCGACTTCAAGACCCCCTCCTGAACCTCCGTAAGGGCGAGGTGAGGAGCCTGAGACTCATGAGGGAAGATGAAATCCCGGGTGTGGTCGAGGGCAGCGCGGAGACGCACAGCCTTCACCGTCACCTGGGTGGAAGACTTCGCGAAGCCTTTATCCCAATAAGGAAAAGTGACCGGATCCAGGCTGGGCCAGCGGACACTCCCGGAGGGGGACGTCCCCGTCACGATCGAACCCTTGCTCTCCAGGGTGAGAGCAACGTCCCCCACACCGGAGACCCACCGGAGGAGACGCCAGCCCTCCACCGTGAAAGCCCCTTCCTTACCGGTCACTTCGCAGACCAGAGGAGCGGAGGCGAGCACCTGCTGGTTGTGCGTCAGGACCGCCACCTTGTCGTCCTTCAGACGGACCACAAAGTGAGACTCCAACCCGCCCTTCTTGGCGAGTGCAACAGACGCGGTCTTGAGGGCCTGCTCAAGATCTTTCTGGGCAGCTCGAATCTTCATCCATTCTCCAAATACGGGGCGAGGGTGTGGGCGGCGGTCTGGAGGTCTCGCTCCAAAGCCAGTACCAGCTCGGAGCACCGCGTCTCCAACTCCAGAATCGTGGCGTCCAGATGGGCAGGATCGAGACCTTGCTCCCGACACCTATCGTCTATCTGGCGGAGACGAGCCTCAGCCTCTTCTCTCCGCCCAGAGAGGCGTTGAACTTCTTTCGCGAGCTGTTCTCGTTTCTGGACAGCTTCCTGAATCCGAGTGTCAAGACCGGACATGGTGTAAACACCTCCTGCTCCCCCCTATACGACCGCCGCTGACCTTTCGGTCTATCTGCTGTGGCGGTTCTTATAGCCCCTGCGGCCGGACCTGGACCCCTCCCTCTGACTCCGCAGAGGACAGTGAGCCCCCGGTGTGTCAGAAGGAGTCACGGAAGAAGGGTCGTCTACCTGAAGGTTGGGTTCCCAACGCTGCCATTTCCCAATCCGCCGACGACGAGCCTCACGATCCGTCGCGTAAGCCAGGAAGGTAAGACGCTTGTGCTCGGAAAGATCAGCCTCACCCGTGATATCTCTCATCAGGCGATTGCCGCTGGGGTCATACCGCTGATTCAAGCCCCGTCGCCTATCGGTCCCGTCAGGCATACGAGCCGCTTGGTAGGGCTCTTGAGCCAGGAATCGCTCCTCCAGGCGTTGCTTAGCGTCCAACACCGCCGCCCGGAACCGGAGGAGCCCATGATCCGAAAGCTTGCGAATTTCCGCCTCAGTCATTTTCCTGGGGGACTTTTTCGCCACAAGGCACCTCTCATTTGAAGGAGAGGTCCACAACCCCATCCAGGGTCCCGAAAAACTCCTCCGACGACTTCAGAGAATTCTTACGACGCTTAGCCGAATTTGCGGCCCGCTGCTCCAACCGGGGAGTACATACGGGCTCAAACTCGCACCACCGGCAGACCTTCGGCTTCGGCGTCGCCGGGAACTTCTTCTTGTCCATCCCCTTCCGGGCCTCGATAGCCCGAATCGCCAACCCCTGAATGTCTTCCCGAGTGAACGGGATCCAGTCCACCCCGGTCTCCACCTCGCCCGTGTCGTTCCCGTCCTTATCCAGAACAGGGGCCCCTGCGGGGTAACGGAAGTACACAAAGCCCAGGCGATCCGGCAGCTTATTGTACAAGAGGTAATGACAGAGGGCATACCAGCGTAGCTGGTCCGGGTCCGTGTACTTCCCCTTGCTCTTGCTGTTCTTGCCATCCAGAATCGTGATCCCGGTGTCCTCACGGCGAATGATGATATCGGCCCGCCCACCAATCGGGGTGTATTTGTTGACGTACCCCAGGAGGTCAACCTCCGATCTGGAGTACACACCCAGGAGACGATTCTGCTTCACCGTCCGGATGAAGCCTTCCACCCCAGACCAGATCACCTCCCACATCTCATCCCGGGTCGGAGCCGATCGCCAGTCGATATACTTCCGCCGTAGATTCCGGTTGAAGCTCGCCCGGCACTTCGTCTCCAGGCGGCGGAGGAGCCCCTCCGGGTTCTTGTACTCCTCATCGTTGTAGAAATACTCGCACATGTCCGCCAGGACGATGCCCATCACGGCGTGGTGTTCGCTCTTCTTCTCCGGGATTTCCTTCCCCCGACCGGGACCCCTGCCCAGGTCGATATCGCCCCAACCCCGGTACCAGAGAAACTTCCGGGGACACTCTTCATACTTGAGCAAACTGCTCCAATAGAGAGTGAATTCCTTCTTCGGGGGCATGTGGACTCGGTCAGATAAGGGTGCTGATAAGCCCCGCTAGGATGGGGCCTAGCACTCTACCGACCTTCGTGAGGAACTCGACCGCAGCCGTCTTCTCTGTCTGCTCCGCCTGCTCCATCGCAGCGACCAGATCCGAAGAAGTCATGAGCCCGATCGCCCGAATCTCCTCCTGGCTGAGAGCTTCACCGGCTCCCAACTTGGTCACCATATTCAGGCTCATCTGGAGCCCTGCGGCTCCATGAGTCCCGAGCATGTCTGTCAGAGTCCCCAGAGCAGTTTCCTCTAGCAAACTGCTGGGGGCGAGGTTGCCCAACTTGCCGACGGCGTCGGTGACGCCCATCTTGGCGAGTTGAGCGATCAAATCTGAATTGGCTGACATGGGCTTACTCCGGGGCTACGTCTTCTGGAAGAACTTCCAGAACTTCCTCTTCCTCTTTCTCTTCCGCCTCCTCCGAGGCAGGACACAACGTGTCCGCTGCGGGGACCTCTGGAGGATCACCGGGATCCTCCTCCAGCTCCGCTAGGAAAAGCGCCTGCTGTGTGTGGTAGGTCCCGCGAACAGAAAGCACCAGAGACAACTCCGCGTACTCCAAGCATGAATCCTGGTCACCCGAAGCAAGAGCAGAGGCAGCGGCGGCCTCCAACGCTGCCGCGCTGTCCTGAACAGCCACCGCGAACCAGTTGATCTCGGACTGATAGACGTTGGTGTCTCGGATTATCATCCGGTTGGATGCACAACCCGAGATCAGTAGGGCAAGGGCAAGAGTCCGCATGAGTGGCTCCAGAGGAGGTTTCTTCCACCTCCTGTGCTCTCATCCTACCCCACCCGCTCCAAGTAAGACAGGGCCCGCTCCCGAATTAACTCGGGCACGCCTTGACTCTGACGGATCAAATCCTCCAGAGGAGTGCCCTGGTCCTCGATCACGGTCTTCTGGAGAGCCTCAACAAATCCAGAGACCGTCATGTCCCGGACCTCCCCCCGAAACTTCTTCTCCAGATCGAAGACCTGGGCGGAGGGAGCCACACGCAGCCGGACCACGCTGACCTCTACCCTATCCTCCAAACAAGTCAGGACAGAACACGCCGGCTTCCGATTGAGATCATCCTGGGAGAGTGAACCACGGGTCAGAGACCCGATATTCACGACCAGCTTCTCCCCCACCCGAACGACACCCTGGTCCTTATGCCAATGACCGAACACCCACACGTCAGGGTCCAGATCGGCTAAGTCCTGGTAGCGGACGATATCCTCCCCCTCAAACATCGACCCGCCCTGGGGGCTGGCGAGGACATGAGCCATCACGATGAGATGGTTTTCATCACCCTTACGGAGCTGGACAAACCGCTCCATCTGATACTCCGTCCCGTGGTAGGGAATGCCCACCACCCGGACCTTCACCCCATCCTTCTCGAAAACAGCCTCATACTCGTCATAGCAGCGTTGGAAGACCCCCGTGCTAAACAAGACCCCCAATGGTTGCTTGTCCAGGTAACGAATGTCCCCGTAAACGCAGTCGTGATTACCCACGTTGGCATAGACCGGACACGGGTACTTCGCATGGAGATCCGCGACGCGGCGAATCAAATCATGGCTGTTCCTCTGGGGGCTCTTAATGTGGAAGAAGTCCCCGTTATCGAGAACCGCGGAAGCCCCGACCTTCTCGGCAACCAGACCCACCTGCTTCAGCTTGTCCAACACCGCTGAAGCCCAATCGTCCGTCCTGCTCTGAGGACCCTTGTCCGAGAGATGAACGTCGGTCCTGGTCACAAGACGAATCACGAAGCCACCTCCTGCCCACACAAGGGACAATCTCCCCTGGAGTCTAACAGCTCATGCACGTTGGACTCCCAGAACTCCAATTCCTGCCGGGAGTCTGAAAGACTCCCCTCCAATCGCTCCACAGCAAGTCTCGCTTGCTGCCTCGACCGGGCGAGTCCCTGGAGCTGGGCCAGGGCTTTGAGAGCTTTCAGAGCGGCGATCTGACCCTCCCGGAGCCCCTCCACCTGATCCCCGGGGAGATTCCCGAGATGCTCGACCTGCTCTTGTAGGAGACGCTGACGTGCCCGAAGATCTTTCCACTCACGCAGCTCCACGACTCTCGCAGAGAGATCCCCGACCCGTGTAGCCGTCGGGACTCCAGAAAGAGGAGCCTGCCGCAGGCTCTCCACGGCAGCACAAGCCGTCCTCCTCTGGGTGCTCAGACGACGGTGAGTTTTGAGAGAGGCCACCGCCTCACGAGCTACTCTGAGCGATTCCACGGAGGGAAGAGAGACCTCTTGGAGTCCCTGGAGAGAATCCACCACCTGAAGGTACTGAGACCGAATGCTGTTCAAGGCTTCCAGGCTGGAAATCCTCTTTCGTAGAGAGGCCACTTCCTCCTCTCGCCTTTTCAAGGCGACGAGGGTAGAGCCCAAGTCATCCAGGCCCTCAAACTTCTTGAGGGCCTGTTGCGTCTTTTCCAGGTCGCCTCTGCGGAGAGTGAGAACCTGCTGAGCAGCCCGATGATCGCTCTGCGATGATTTCAGGGCTTTGTTCAAGCGACCAACCCGAGTCACATCCGAGATGGCTTCCGCCAGAGCAGACCCAGGCATCTTCAACAGGAAGACCTGACCCGTGAATTGCTGAGCGAATTGAGGCCATACCTTGACCCCGCCGGCTGACACCGGCCGGATCCCAAGAGCCAAAACCTCAGGTGGAGTTGTCCGACCTACGTTCTGGAGGACCACTCCGTTGACCGTATACTTGGCCTTGCCCTTGACGTTCTTCTCCCACCGGACCCACTGACCGTCGTCAAAGCGAATCTCCACCGACAACTCGGATTCCCCATGGCGAATCAGGGCACCAGCCGGGGGGTTGGTGAAGACTCCCCGGATAGCTCGCATCACTGCGGTCTTGCCAGAATTGTTCCGGCCGCAGAGCACCGTGAACCCGTCCACACGGAGAGTCGCAGACTTGATCGACTGGAAATTCTCGATGTGGACGGTAAAAGCCATCGATCAGACGTCTCCCAGGAGTGCATCCAGCTCGTCCACCACGGGATCGACGAACTCTTCTTCCTCCTCACCCTCCGGGGCTTCTTGAGAGAGGAAGGGCCTCACCTGCCCATACAACTCAGCCATGAGATTCCGTTCCAGAATCTCCTTCCGCATCTTCTCTTCCCCCTGAAACTTCAGGGGGTCCTCGTTGGGGCGGTTCCAGGTGAGCCAGGAAGAAGACTTCTTGATGATCCCGTGAGCCGTCGCGATCTCCATCGCAGTCGCCACATCGTCGATCCCGTAGCCCTGCCGGATGACGAATTCAATCTCATGCCCCTGGTTGGGTGAGACCTTGCACTTGACCAGCTTCGCCTTGACCCGATTCCCGATCACGACCTCATCGACCTTGTGGCGGAAAGTGGAGTAGACCTTCGCCGTCTTCTTCTGGACCTTCCTGAGGCTGATGCGGACAGAGGCCCAGAACTTCCAGGCGTTACCACCCTGGATGGTCTCCTGGGGTCCGTAGGACTTCCCTCCCGTCGAGATCTTTGAGCGGACCTGAGAGATCCCGATCACCGCGGTCCCCGTCCGGGTGATCCGGGCCTGCAACTTCCTCAGGTAGCTGCTCCAGACCCGGGCGACCCGGCCAACCTGACCCGTATCCGCGACTTCCTTCGTGCTCTTCTGAGCTTCCGCCTCGGGGACCGCAGCACCCACGGAGTCCACCACGACGAGGTCCACGCCGGAAGAGACGGCGACCCACATGATTCTCAGTCCGTCCTCCATCGTATTGGGCTGAGAGAGCATGAACTTGTCCGGGTCCGTGACCGGAACCCCGAGGATGCTCGCGTACCCCACATCAACCGCGTGCTCCCAATCCAGGTAGAGGACGGAACCACCCCCAGCACAGGTCGAAGCAGCGACGGTCAAAGCAAAGGTCGTCTTCCCGGCCGCCTCATGCCCCCAGAGCTGGATGATCTTCCCCCTGGGAATCCCGGGGCAAGGAGGAACCCCGAAGGTGTTGGGCTGGCCCCCGATCAGCCAATCCATCGCGAGGCTCCCCGTAGGGATGTGGGGGAGCGACTCCTTCAGCCGATTCATATCAAGTTCGGTGTGGTACTCGGTCGAATCCTTGAAGATCTTCGACAGATTCGCCCGGGTGGCCGCCAGCGCGCTCACGGGGCCTTTCTTCTTAGCCGATCTCGCCATCTCGTTTGCTCCAACGGAAAAACCGCTCGTCTTCCCGGTGCAGGATCCCACGAACCTGGGATTGCCCGGCCCGCTTACCCCGCTGAAATTTGTGGATGAGGGTGAAGGTTCTCTTCTCCACCGCGGTCAAGTCACCAGCTTCGATGGCCCCGGCTTGAAGGGACCAGAACCGGGCTCCCAGAACAGCACACAGGTAGCCGTCAGCCTCATTGTGGTTCCACGCCCGATGATCCCCGGTGTCTACCTGGGCGGCCTCGATCATGTCCGACTTGCCCATCTTCCAGCCCTTCGGGCGACCCAGAGACTCAGCCGCGTGTGACTTGATCTGCCCGTTGGCGAAGAAGACGACGTCCTGCTTCTCCTCGTAAAGAGCTTCGCAGGTGAAGAGAAAGAGCCCGTACATCCCCTCAGAGTACAGGTCATTGAAGATCGGAAACTCTAAGGCGACTTTATCGTGATGCTGCTGTTGAAGCAGAGCACGGAGCCGCTCCCGCTGCTGCATATAGCGGGAGATGAAGAGTTGCCGAGGGGTGGTAGCGAACCGGCCGCGGGCGGCACACCGAGCTTTCCCGGTGGCCGCCGTGTCGTGAATCGCCCACCCAAATCCCGTAAGGGACGGGTCCAATCCGAGTACCTTCATGGCCCGACCCCGGGTCGATCAGGAGGTGCCGATGCTGTCCAGCAAATCGTCCACCACGCCTGCGTCCACGGACGCACCCGTGATCGACGGGGAGTCCATACCCGCCTTCTCCCGGATCTCGTCCAGGGAGAGATCGCGGGCGAGATCCGTCCGGATATCGGCGGCGATCCGCTCGATCGCGGCGGCGATCTTCGCCTGGATCGGGGCCGCCTTCTCGTTCTCCATGATAGAGCGGAAGACCGACTCCTTGCACGGGGTCAGGGTGCCCTTCTGGTACTGCGTGTCTTCGCAGGCGAAGAGGAAGTCGTGCTCACCCAACGACCACTCGTTGTGGAGACGAGCGAGCTGGTCGTAGCGGATCTTGCTGAAGGTCCAGCTCAACACCTGGAACCCGGAGGTGAGGCGATCCCGGTCCAGAGTGCCGTCGTTGTCCGAAGGCCACTTGACCACGATGGTCGCGATAGCCTTCTTCGGCCTGCCGAGCTTGGCGTACTCCGGCCCCTTGACCAGGAAGTACCCCACGCCCTTCTTGTACCCCCTGTTGGCCCCGACGAACCGGGGGCTCTTGGCCCCGAGGTTCGGCTTGCCGTCGTCGTCCACGGGCCACCAGACGAGGCTCAGGCGATCCGTCCGCCCCTCCTTCCCCTTGTAGCGGCTCGCCTTGTTCTGGAAGCCCTCGTCGCCGCTTCCGAATCCAAACTCCATGTATTCAGACATGGTCTCTGTTCTCCTATGGTGATGAGCGAGCACTTAGTTGATTAAACGGGCCTCGCTCGTCTCCATGTACCCCTGGCTCCCGCATGTTGGGCTAGCCACCCCACTATTTTTTCTACCCTCTTCAGGAGTCCAGGTCACATCCCGGCGGAGAGCATATCAATGAGCGCGTCGATATCCTCAGTGACGACTGCTGCCGCAGGCGCCGTAGCCTTCTGCCGCGGCATCGGAGCCTCCGGCAATGCCATCAGCAGGGAATCCAAGTCATCCGAGCTGATCGTCTCATCCCCAGGAGGGATCTTCTCCGGGTCGTCATCCACCACCCGATCAAAGATATCCAGGTCCAGGGGGGCCTCTTCCTCCTCTACAGGCTCCAGAACCGGCTCAGGCGGCGTCTGAGCCGTCAAACGCACCTCCTCAGGTGCTCCGAGGCCCAGCACGGGCTCCTCCTCCTCAGGCTCGGGCTCGGGCTCCTTCTGAGAGGACTCCGTCGGGTCTTCCCACCCGGAGACGGTCCCCAGGTGAATCTCCCCATCCACCTGAGCGATAATGTCTGTGGGATCATCCACAATGATCCCAGCCTGACCCGGCCTCAGAGCGACGGTAGCCGCACCGGGAGCCGGTGCGGTCCCCCACACCCTCCCCAGGCCGATCTCTTCATGGACCAGCTTCATCTGATCCCGCAGCTTGGACCCCACATCCTTCAGATCCGTCCGCTTGGTCTTCAAGATGGCAATGAGGGCCTGGAGGTTCGCGATCTGAATCTCCAACTCATTCAGCCGCGAGATGGCGTCCCGCAGCTTCATATGACACCGAGCCTCGCGGTCTCGGATATTCCGCTCCGCCCTGACCTCAGGGTCCTCCGCGAGGAGCCGCTTCTCCTCCAGCTCAAAACCTAGCTTCTCTCGACGGAAGGTGTCCTCGCTGCTCTTCAGAGCACGGAAGACGTCCAGGTAGATCCCCTCCAGACCCGTCAAGTAGTTCCGAGCGGCGGCGACCTTCTCCTGAAGACGTTTCGGCCCGTAGATGATCGGGTTGGAGTCCAGAGTGATGTGCATTCCCTCCAGGGTGTCGTAAATCCCCTGGATGCGATGCTCATCAAAGGCTGACGGCTTGCTCACTATCGCCCCTTAATCACTCCCAGGACGAGCTGGGAAAAGTTCTGGCGGATCGCCGCCGTGGTGCCCTCGTATACCGTCTTCTTGATGCTACCCGCTGCCCAGGCGTTCTTGTAGACCGCGAGATGTACCTCCCTCGCCAGGAGGATCTGAGCGAGCATCCCCTCCCGGAGGGTGAAGCCGTTCTCCAGAACCTCGCCGTCACTCACCGACAGCTCCGCATCCGTCCCCGGACCCGAGCCGTCATCCTGAACGCTCGTGACTCCCCCGGAGAACGCAACGAAGTGATCACCCGCGCGAGTCTTGATCGACCGGGTGACCGTGATCTTGCTGATGCGAAGCTGACCCGCGATCCGAGTCAGGTACTCCGCGATCTCAGCATCCGACATGCCTTCCTTACTGTCCAGCGGCATAGGAACTTTCCTCTTCCGGGGTGTAAGGGTATTACCCCCCGGAAGAGGCTTTCTGGGCTAGCCCAGAAGCACAAAAAAGAGCCTGTAAACGCTCAGGAAACAGCGTGTTCCGAGCATCCGGACGGTTGTTTTCTACCGCTCGGGACAGGGCAGTACGGGTGCCGACCAGGAAGACCTTTTTGCGAGCCCGGGTGATCGCGGTGTAGATGAGGTTCCTCTGGAGCTGCCAGCCGAATCCGGGGACCAGGGGCATGACGATCACATCAGCCTCCTGCCCCTGCATCTTGTGGATGGTCTGACAGTAGGCAAGCCGCAGGAATCTCGGGGCATCACGGAAAGGGAAATTCACATGAGAGACCGGGGGACCGTGGATCTTCACCTCCACGTTCCGGCCCTTCCGATCAATCCGAGCAATCTTGCCCACGTCCCCGTTGAAGACGCCTAGCTCATAGTTGTTCTTGACGACCATGACCCTATCGTCTTCCCGGACGATATCGCTCCCCATCCTCATCTCTTGGACCCCTGGCGACTTCGGATTCAAGAGCCCACGAAGCTTCTCATTCAGCTTCGTGACCCCGATGACCCCACCGAGCCTGGGCGAGAGCACCTGAAAATTCCGACGCCGCTCGTACAAGCCTGTAGCCAACTTCAGAATGAGGTCTTGAACCTTGTCCTCATCAGGAGTCTCCAAGAGAGTAAAATCTCCCTTGAGAGAGGGGGTCGGGACCACGCCGTTATAGATATCGTGGGCAGCGACTACGATATCACTGGTGTCCGCTTGTCGGAAAATCTGCGTCAGGTTGACTGTCGGGAAGATCTCCGTCGCGATCAGATCCCTCAGGACATTCCCAGGACCCACCGAAGGTAGCTGGGCTGCGTCACCGACGAACACGATCCTGGCATCCGAGCGAGTGCAAGTCAGGACCCTGTAGAGGAGATGCTGATCCATCATCGAAGACTCATCAATGATGACCACGTCCGCCTCTCCCGCGCTCCCCCAGGTCTCATCCGACCCGTTCCCCCCTTCCTGAGCCCCGGACCCCACGACCCCCACATACGTGGCGTCCCGCTCTTCACCCTTATCCCACCCCTTTGCCTCAAAGGCTCGGTGAATGGTGTAAGCGGGAGCCCCCGTCAAGGTGTTCATCCTCTTCGCGGCGATCCCGGTAGGAGCCAGGAGGAGGAACTGAATGTCGGCGTCCTGAAGCACCTTGACGACCGCCCGAAGGGTCGTGCTCTTCCCGGTGCCGGGGAGGCCCGTCAAAATCGACACGGGCTCTACAAGAGAATTCAAAGCTCCGAGGAGCTGATGGTCCGACAACTGCATCCGTGAACCCGCGGACCAATCCGTCAAGGCCGCTCTCGCGACCTCGCGGACAGAGCCCCCGGCCTCTGCCGACTTCTCCGCCGCGGGGCCAGCCCACCCCATGAGACGGACCACACCCTCTGCTCGTTCACCGACGATTTGAGCCGACTCCCAGCGAAGCTTGAGCAGCCTCGCACACTCGGACTCCAGGTGGTGTGTCCAGGGATCGTAGATCGCCACCAGCCCAGGTCGAGTGCTCTGGTCCACCACCAGCAGGTCACCCTCATACAAGAAACGAATCCCGGCAGCCAACCGCTGTGGAGTGACGACTCCAGGGATGATCGAGCGGACCTCACCCAAGAGGTTGGTGGTGTTCAGATAGAGATGCCCGGAGACACGAGCCTCCTTCACCGCATGAAGTACCGCCCCAGCCACCCGCTTCGGATCATCCGGAGACTTGCCCATCCTGAGAGCGACTTCATCGGCCTGCTGGAAGGTCACCCCGTCCACCTGGACAAGACTCCAGGGGTTGCTTGTCAGCACCTTCTCCGTCTCGTCCCCGAAGTGCGACCAGACCATCCTCACCTTGCTGGGAGGCAGACCCGCATCGCCTAGGAAATCCAAAGCGGCGAAGTAGGAACGAATAGCAGTCCACCGCTCCGAAACGTGAGCCGCCGCGAAAGGGGTGATTCCAGGTACGTCTTCCAACAGCTCCGGGTTGCCCGTGTCGAGCAAAGACACGAGAGAGTCTCCGAAATGCTCCGCCAGTCGCTCCGCGACCCGAGTCGGGACCCCGTGATTCGGAAGCATGGCGACGGCTACTTCTGTCGTCCACCCTCCCCGGACCACCGGGGACTTCACGATCTTCACCTGCCTGCCGTACCTCGGGTCATTGACCCACTTCCCCTCAAAGCCGAACCACGTCCCTACCGCAACCTTCATCCCCAGGATGTTCCCGCGGACGCAAATCGTAGACGAGGTCACGAGGCTGTCTTCCTGAAACTGCTCGTCCAGGCGAACCACCAAGATGTAGAAGGCGTCTGCCGGGTTCTCGAAAATCACCCGGTTCACTCGACCGCTGTAGTAGAGCATCAGTCTCCTCCGGTGGAGTCAACTATCTTGCCCACAACAGCCCGTAGATCCTCTGCCTTATGAGTCAGATCTTGCACCCGATCGCCCATCCCCGAAGCGAGAACCCGATCCCTCATCTGGTCAACGGTCCACGCCGAAGCCATCAAAATCCTCCCGTGGTGACCGTCCAACACCTCCTCAACTCCCCGGGCGAGGGGAGAGCCGTCTACGCCGCGAACCCACCAGCGAGACCCCTCCCCCACCAAAGTCCCCTGACCATGTGTTTGGAAGAGCCGGTGAGGATCCCGGTGATGGTACGAACACCACCCCGTCGCTTCGCCCAGACAACTCCCCAACCCCCAAGATCCCACGCGAGGCGGGTTCGGAGGGACATGCTGGGCTGCAAAGTGAACCGCCTCTCCCAGGAAAAGGGAGAGGCGATCCAAAACAAGGCATTCCTCACCGTCATCCTGACGGCAGTGGAGACGACCATCCAGCCGATAGAATACGCCCTCAATCACGAGGGCTCGAAACTCTGCACTCATAGATCCCTCTACGAAACCCCTCCCAGAAAAAGACCACCCGAGGAAGAATTCTCGGCGTAAGTTTTTACAGGGCGGTCGTATACAAGAGGGACCAACCGAGAGTGCAATGCGTAACCGAATCGCCCGATTCACCTCCCAGGGAGCCCTGATCGCCCTGGCCTGCGATGCCGTCAATGGCATCTCCTACTCCAACAGCAAGATCCACCTCGCGATCAACGGCGACTCCAACAGCTTCACGTCGGAAGACGGGGCCAGGGTGTACGGCAGGGTCACCCGGAACGTCGAGGGGCAGACCCGTGGCTGGGTGGTCCTCTCGGACCACACGGGCAAGGCTGCGATCCGGGCCAAGCAGGTCGCGGCGGTGGCCTTCAGCGACGACCGGCTGATCCGGATTACCTTCCGCGACACGTCCTCGCTGCTCTGGTGCGTCGAAGAGGGCTACGACGGCGAAGCCACCTACGAGGCTTTCATCGCAGCGTGGGCGAATGGTGGCGGCGGGGTGGAGTGCCCCATGAACGACGAGTCCTTCCGCTAAAGGCTCGTCGATGACGCTCACCCCCTTCCCAGGGTTCGCCCTTCCCAGGGACAAGATCCTCGCGGTGGGGTGGAGAGAGGGACGAATCTTCCTCTCGGTCACGAGCTTCGACCTGGACGAAGAAGAGGGGCTCCCCGACCGAATCCGCGCCGCTTGGAAACGAGGCGGCGGGGAGGTCTCTTACAAGAGGAGCCCTGTCTAAGCCTTGCTGGCCTGCTCCGCCTCCAGGCTCCAATCAACTTCACAGGCCCCCCCTGAGCAAGCTAGCTCCGCCGAGCCGCCGCCGCGGTCCTCCTTCTCATAGTAGCTCAAGAGGGCGTAGTCGATCTCCGGGAAGTCGTTGACGGCTTCCCGGTACTGACTCGCGGTGACCTCCTCGTAGGGGGCCAGGGTGTACCTCCCCCCATCATAGGGGAGGAACGAGAGACCGGTGATCTCATCGAAGTGGTCATAGACCCACTGACCGACCTCGGCCCACTCCTCTTCCCGGACGTAGATGGTCGCGGACTGGTTGTGCCCTCTCTCAGAGCACCATGTCCTCATGATGTTGAGGTACCGGTCGAGCTGACCCAGGGCAGTCTCATCCTCCCTGAGGACTGCGTGATCAGGAGCCTTCACCGGGAAACGAGCCACCCAGACGGAAACCTCCTCGTCCGAGAGGTGCTCCTGCCCGTTCTCCTTGAAGACGGGCACGCCGGAGTCCCGGACGAGGGCGAACAGCGGATCACTGGCGGCGATCCGGACATGCCGGAAGTAGTAGCGGCTGTGACGAGGGTGGAAACCGCTGGCGCAATCGAGGAGCTGACTGGAATTGCCGCTAGGCTTCCCGCAGGTGATCGCCACCGGGAAGGGGAGATCCATCCACCCGGCTGCCTCTGCCGCCGTGTCCTGAGCGACGCGGTTGAGGTTCAACATCACCTGCCAGTTCTGGCTCAGAGCCGGGTTGTCGCACTGACCCGTGATATCGACCCCCAGGAGCCGATCCTGGTTGCAGATCTCCGACCACGCCGGGCGGAGATAGGGGAAGTCCGTGAAGGACGCCTGAATCACACCCAGCCACGTCGCGAGGCGAACCTTCCTCGCCATCGAGGCTTCAGTATCCCACGGACGCATGACAGCCGCGGTCAGGTTGCACTGGTAAGTCAAGGTATTCCCAAAGACCCCCATGTGCCGCTCGGGCTCCTCAAAACAGAACGTGTGGTGGAGACCCGGCAGTTCTTCGATGGACCGGATGGTTTGGAACTTCGACTTGAACCGGGGCTTGTGTCCTCTCGACGTGTCCAAGCGATGACACGGGATGCTGGCACAGTCCGTAATGTCCACGTACCAGAGATCCTTCCTTCGGACACCCAGATTGGTCTCCGTCCCCGCCCTTCCCAGCAGGCCAATACTCGACCGGATGCCGCACCGAGTCAATAGAAGCTGAACCTTCCGCGCCCGAGCCTCACCACTCAGGTAGAGCCGCACACGACCTGTATCGGTGGCGGTTCCATCAGCATCCAGCCACCCTGCCAGGAAGCTGAGAATGTCCTCACGGCACCACTGGAACACGCCGTTAAGGGCTTCCGGGTCGGTCTTCAGAGCGGAGACCATCTCGGGATCATGGTTGGCACAGAAATAGGAGACCTTCTGCAAAGCCAAATTCCCTGCGTTGGCAACGCGAGGGTTGCCGGCGACCCCCTGAATGGGCATGACGCTATCCTTCGCCCCAAAAGACTCCGCGTAGGAACCCTCCCAAACGTAACCGGACTTGCGAGTCTTCCGCCTGACAGTCCCGTCCCCAACAATAGCCCCCATCGTGTAAGCCCAATCAGAGCCTACCGACTGTCCCCCCTCCTGCACGATCTGGAAAGGCTCAGTACGACGAGCAGCCTTGATGGGGTTGTCGAGCATCTCGGCTACCGTCATCGCCTTGAACTTTCCCGACCTGACATCCTTGGTTGACACCGAGAAACGATGGTACGCCGTGGTGTCCAGGTAGGAGCCATCCGACATGTGGACCCGATAGAGCTTCTGCCCGATTCCAGTCTGAAAAGGGCGAACTTCAGACCACCGTTCCCCATTCCAGATTTCCACAGATTTGCCTACAACATCCTTGATGTTGTAGAGACCTTGCCGGGTAATGAGCGGAGTGTCCCCGGAGACACAGAAGCTGCCCCCACCACCCTCACCCGTCCAGGGATCCGTCGCCCTGGAGAACCGGAGGGAAATCTCCGAGCAGTTGTGGACGTAGAGCCCATTGGCATCGAAGGCCCCCAGCTCCGGGACGGTGCAGTCGTAGACCTTCTCCACGCCCATCGAGGTCATGGACTCGACCCGAACCACGAACCGCTCCCGGTTCGGCTGGCGACGGTACTGACCCAGCAGGTCCACCAGGAGAGCCGCCTTCGCAGGCTCGGTGAACCCAACCATCGACTCGAACTGGAACAGGTTGTCCTTGGCGATGACCAGCTCATGCATTGCCTTGCACCAGTAGGAGCCATAGCCTCCCTTGCCATCGGGGAGATTGCGGTAGCCCTCAGGCTGACGCTCCTTGTAGATAGTGGAGACGACACCGAGCCGAAGCAGCATCCGCTGAGCAGCTTCCAGGGTGTTCAGGTTGGCTTGCCCCAGCCGAACCGAGACACCCTTCTCCTGCGAACCCTGAACCGACCCGTCTGCATCGAACAGCCCCGACAGGAACCCAGAGATGAAGTCCTCGGTCTCCTGCTCCAACTTCCGGGTGATGGTCTTGGAGGCCGGGACCATCCCATAGGTAGTCTCTGCCATCCCAGCCAGAGCCGTGCTGGAGACCTGCCAGCACCCGTTGGTCTTGTTCTGGTTGGGCTTGGCGTCAGCTCGGATTCTCAAGCCTGCCGTCTTGACCCGCTCTAACGCCTGAACAGCCATGTGCTCAGCGTCGTCACCCCAGAAGCGAAGGTGGCCGTGATCGCTCTTGGTCTCGGAGGATTCCACCGTGAAGGTGCCGTCACCCAGCAAGGAACCCATCAGCCAGCCACGAGCCTTTGCGACCTCGTCCCCAGCCAGCTCGACTGCCCGGTGGTTGTTGAGCCGGATGAGGTCGCCAGCCTCCAGCTCAGAGGCTTCCACCCACTCGAACCTCTGGACTCGACGGGACTGAACTACCCGACAGACCTTGTGGTTCCCCGTCAGCTCCAGACTGTAGCCTTCCGTCGTCGCCAGTCGGAACAGCTCCTTTTCACCCGTGAGCCAGAAGCCACGGTCGCTGGACGAGTAAACCTTGCCGTCCACGATTGCCTCGAAAGGCTGCCCGATGAGCTGGGAGACTTGCCGAGGCCCGTTGAGGGTGTTGACCCAGGAGCGGACACTGATACAGGGGTTGGTCCGACAGGTGTTCGGCTCCCGAAGCGCCGCCCGCTTGTGCCAGTTGTCGATCAGGAACCCTCGCTCTCCTGACTTGGAGCGGACCAGGGCAGACCACTCGCCCCAGAAAACTTCTTCAGAAGGCCGATCCAGCCAGTACGCCGAGTTGTTCGACATGTAGCGGATCGTGGGGAAGTCCCCACGACTCCAGTCCTTCGCGTGCCTCATCTCCTCGTCATCCGGAGAGGAGATGGAGATGAGAGCCGCTCGGCGGAAGCCGCCGACCATGACGATCTCAGCGATCTGACAACAGATATCGTGGCACTCGATCGGCTTGATCCGCCGGCCGGCGGCACCCAGAACCACCTCCTCCGCGAACTCCATCAGCCGACGGAGGGGATCCGGCCCACTGGACCGACCACCCTTGATCTTCAAGACCGACCCCGCGGCCCGAATCTGGCTGTAGTCAAAGGCGACCCGGTAGCCCTTCCACCAGTGAGTCATCCCGAAGAACAACGCATCAGCCCAGCCCTCCGTGCTGTCCCCGATCACGTAAGGGATCGGGTCGCCACCCTTGAGGTCCCCGACCGGGGGGAGGTTGGAGACAAACTCCTTCTCCACGGAGAACCCACACCCGGTCCCGCACATCAGGACATGGAGCAGCTCCGAGAACGCCCGGAGGTTGTCAACCGGGTGGAACGAGCAGTTGTACACGCAGGTGTTGTCCCGGCGTGCTGCCTCACCCGCAGACCAGAGGGCCCTCATCGAGGGCATGACCTCCATGTCCAAGACCGCCTGCCGACATTCCTGAAGTACCGCCTGAGGGACCTCAGGCCGCTCCTGAGCGAGGAAGTCGAAGTACCGGGACACGGACTCATCCCAGGTCTCCCGGCGGCCTTCAGCCTCCAACCAGCGGCTATACGTGCGGACGTAGATGAACTCCGACAGGGGGTTGCGGAAGAACCCCTTGGAAGAGCCTGATTCCGGGTAGGTCAGTGAAGGAGCCGTGATGCTGCTGGAGCGGGAATCAACAGGGAGAACTTCGGGCATCACGGCGCCTCGGAGGAGGGGGTCCAAAAACGATGACAGCATAGAACCAGGGCTATAAACCCCCTACCGAGGACCACGAAGGACTGCCGATCCAAAGGATCCCGATATAGTACCTATGGTGGAATTCCCCGGGTTTTACCGACAGGCCACCACGAGCTGAGCCTCCAAAAGGACCCACGGGGACAACCTCCCCTGTCTCACAGCCCTCGTGACTATCGTCAGCCGGTGTAAGAGCTTCTTCAGAGGCAGCACACCCCACACCCGGACTACCGGAAGAATCTCCTTCCGGTAGACGAAAACGTGAACGCCCATCAGGCTCGCCACATCCTCATCTGAACCCCCCAGATTTTTCAAGCTCGCGGCGTGAAGCCATCTAGTCGCTGCGTTTCCAACCCAGGTACAGACCAACATCGTCGGCTCCGTGGGATGGGTCTCCCTCAACCTCCCCAGACCCCTGAGCAGTCTCATGGGATCCTTCCTCGCGAGAGCCTGAACAACGGGCTCAACAGATGCTTTGGAGATTGGGGACACGACCCTCTTCAAATGAGACCCCCCAACCTCATCCACACCCTCCGACCTCGCCAGAATAATGGCTTTCCACAGCTCGAAATGCAGGAACCCCAGGTTGGTCCCCTGAACCTGAACCAACCCGGAGGCCACACCAGGGGCCAAAGAGACGCCCTCCTCTTGAGCCAGCTTCTCCAGGTATTTCACGGCTCGCTTAGGAGCCTCCCAGGGCTTTGGGAGAGAGAATCTGGCGTGGACATTGTTGGGTAGCCTCTCAAGGAGATCCTTGAGAGGCGTCTTCTTCCGGCTGACAGCCCCCTCCTGATGCAACAGGAGCAACGTATCCGGGTCTCCGTTCTCCCAATGACGAAGAACAACCTCCGGGCTGGTCTTCTCTGGAGAGGTCACAACCGCTAGCACCTTGCCCAGCGACATAAACCCTTGAGGAGCCGTCAGACCCTCCAGGGCTGAGTGGTCCTCTCCCGGGAGTCGGAGAAACCGATAGCCCCTCCCCATCAAAGTCTTCCGAGCCTTCGCGACCTCCAACCTCGCCATAAAGGTGTCGTTCCCAGAGACAACGACGACTGGAGGCAGCTTCCTCAAGGTCCACTGGTTCTTCACGGAAGCCATGCGACAAGAACCTCCACCAGGGTTGGATTCTTTAACTCCATCGCCCGCCGGATCGACTCCCAGAGTCGATGGGGCTTCCCTCCTCTCTTCGCGAGCAAGAGGGCTCCAGCGGAGAGCAGTAGCTCCCTGTCCTCTTTATTCTCTCTGACAGCCTCTATGATGGTGGAGATCTCTCCCGCCTCCCAGGCTGACAACATCTTCTCCGCTACATGGAGAACCGAAGTTTCAGCGAGAGGTCCATCGGGACACCAGACAACCTCACAACGAGAGAGAACCGTTCCAGCTACATCCCCTGCATCATGAGCCCAGAGTATCGGGAGAGTCCTCCCCTCCTGATACTCTTCCAGAGGCTTCAACAATACGTCCCGAGCCTCAGGACGGATGTTGTCCACAGGACCGATGATCAAGACCGATTCCATGTCTCCCAGGGGGGACAACCTCAGGATCCTGGCAGCAAGCCTCGCCGCCTCTGCTTTCAAGCCCCCCTCCCCTATAGGTTGATGAGCCTGACGACCAAGGCTAGCAGCCCTCTGATGAGACTCCTGCATAGCCCCTGGTCCATGAAAGAGGAGAGGAACAGGTTGCTTCATGTTCCCTTCTTACGATCAGAGCTGGATATGCCAGCTCCCATTACAGGTGAGACACCGGTATCGGGTGATCGAGCCACCCCCACCTGTCTTCTGACGGAAGACGATCTTCGCCTGATTCCCCTCACAGGATCTCTTCGCTCGACAAGAGATCCACACCTGTTGGTCGATCTTTTTCGGCTTTACAGGGGGTCTCCGCGGTTTGTTCTCAGCCATCAGTATATCCAGCCGCCTCAAAGCTCTCCCGAAGTCGAACCCCGATAAGTTCCACCCAGGTATCCACTCTCCCGGTCTCCAAAGCTCTTCTACAGAGAGGAAGCCTTGTCTGGAGATTAGAATCCTCCAACACAGGGACCACAGCCTCTTTCCACTGATCCCAGGAGACCACGACCGGAAACTCTCCGTGGTGCTCATCCAATACATCCCCCTTTCTGGAGATGTGGATGACCTCAGAAGGGGACGATCTTCTGGATAAGGGGAACCGAACCTGGGCTACCTCCAGCAGGAGATAGAAAACAGGCACAGCGAGAGAGGTCTCCGCTGTAGAAGCTGTAAACCTGCTAGAAGACCGTTGAGCCATAATCAGCCCTATACCGGGAGGAAGGTGCTCTCAGTCGTCAGGGGTGTCGTTGTTGTAGCTGCTGTCGTTGTAGATGTAGAAGCTGTTGTTGTACTCGTTGTCGTTGCTGTAGGAGTTGCTGAAGTAGTTGTTGCTGGAGTGGTTGTTAAGCGATCGGTCCTAGCGGACCTCTCTGGGCTCTAGCCTAGGATCTACAGGGTCTTCTCTCTGACTCCTCTCTCTTTCCTGAGGGGAAGTCCTTCGACGAAGACACCTGGAGCACTTGGCACCCAGGTCAGCTTAGGTGTCCAAGAGATTATCTCTCCCGCTTTCGGGCGAAAGCTCAGTCAGAGGGAGTTTGACCTCCTCTCCAGCAGTTCAAATCCTGCTAGCCCTACTTCCTGTACGGGAGAACCTCTCGGTAAGCTGCGAGGTTCGTGAAAACCGGGAGGCCCGCTCTCCGTCCCTCCACAACTTCCTGTGGAGGAGGCAGATCCTCAAAGTTCCGTTGGTTGAGTTTGGAAAGAGCAAGACGGAGCGGTTCGCCAGTCCTTTTTCTCTCGGGTCTTCCAAGAGTCTCTCTCGCTGGTGGTCTGATACCAGATCGGTTTCCCGACCCCGGACACCGCTCGGTTACAGAGGGTTGGATCAGGGAGCCAACCTTGAGCCGAGAATTCCCGGGCTTCCCCTGACGGGGAAAAAGAGCCTACCCGTCTTACAGGGAGGTGCTACCTCGTGTCAAGATAGAAATCTCAGGAGGAGCCACCGTGGAGATCATTCTCAATGGACGACGGGTCACTATCCAAAAGGACGAGATGACCTATGAGGAGCTGGTGGCTCTAACCGGACACCCTCAAGGGACCTTGCTCACGATCACCTACCGGAGGGCTCAGGATCCTCCTCAGGGAATCCTGGTACCAAGGAAGAGGGTGACCCTGAAAGAAGGTGCTGTGGTGAACGCTTCAGACACCAGTAGAGCCTGAGGGGCTCCTCTCAATGCAGATACTTGTGAACCCCTCCTGGTAAGAGGGAGGAGAATCACGGAGACTCTCAGCCATCGAGAGGATTTGTTCCTCAGGGACTCTGCGACCCTCGGGCCTGAGGGCGTTTCTCTCCAGGCAGGTTGAGACCGGAGTGTCTACCCAGATGAGGGAGACCATCACGGGCTTCCTCGTGTCCTGAATCACCTTGAGGGTTGTCGCCCGATGTTGGGGGCGAGCGAAGGTGGCATCGAAGAACACCTGACCTGGAGCCGGTTCCTTCTGACTGAGGAAGTGGCTCTTTCCTGAGCCGGGGAGGCCCACCATCAGGGTGACTTCTTGCACTCCTCCGGAGAGGATCACTTGTTGGAGTGTCTGATGAGCCTGAGCCCAGGCAGCCCGAGAGCGATCGGGAGTCCAGACGTAGGCTCCTGCTTCCATGAGGAAGGAATCGGGGGAGATGATCATGGCTCTCTATACGCCCCGGTTCAGGAAATTTTCAGTCTTGTTCCAACCACCTGAGGGCGACTCGTTCTGCCGCCTTCTTCTTCCTGGTCTTCGCGAGTCGAATCTGCTGCGTCAGCTCTTGACGAAGCTGGGGGGTGTTGAACAGGTCTTCTACAGCACCAGGAGACTTGAGCAACGTGTTGATCTTGTCACCAAGCTTCCGGATAGACCGGCTCACCTGAGCCGGTCTGAGGCCAGTCAGCCCAGCTACATCCTTCCACTTGAAATCGAGGCTGCTGTCGTAGCCCTCAGTCCCGGGCTCCCCTTGCTCCCGCCTCTTCTGCTGAAGGTTTCGGTAGTTCTCCCGAATCGCCTGGAGTACCTGAACCTCACGGGGACTTGCCTTCGCCCTGGGGAAGCGGTCATCCTGACCGAGCCACACCGAGATGAGACGCTGCCAGATCGGGGAGGATTGACCCTCTCCCACCATCCCCCTCGTGATGGCTTGGATGACGGCTTCCCGGGCATCCTTGCCGAGGAATTCCTTAACGCCGCCTTCCTCAGGGGCGAAAGCAGGGGCCTGACCCGGGTCACCCAACTGACGGCGATGCCTCGGGTCGTCAGAGCTTCCCGGGGCTGTCAGGTCAGTCCCTTCATCGCGGTGACGGATCCGGTCTCCAGATACCCGCAGCTCGTCATTCGCTCGCTGCTTGCCTCCCCTGATCGCCAGCCGGAGCACATCCAGGGGCTTCGCCTGACCCCGAAGGATCTTGGTCCGGAGCTGCTTCCCGATCCCCCGGAAGAGGGGGTCACGGATCTGCCCAGCCCCGAGGGGGATACCCATCAGGATAGAGGAGAACGCCTCTTCGGGCGTGTTCCGGCTGGAGTCAGCCGGGCCCATGTTCTTCTTGAGGTATCCGAGAACGGCACCCTCAAAAGCCGACCAGAATCGATGATCTCGTTCTGCCGTCCAGAGGGGGTCCATGTCAGAGCCTTCGTTCTCGACCCAGGCTTTCGCCCGCTGCCATCCAACGTAAGGATTCTGAGACCACGCCCCTAGCGGTTCCCCGGCGACGGCTTCAAGCGTCTGAAGCCGAAGAGACAAATCCTGGGGGTTGATAGGCATTCCTGTCTCCCGATGGGTTCCTACCGTCAGGGACTTATAGGCTCCTCACCGGGGGAGGACAGAAAGTGGTGCCCGAGGGCTTGACGAGTGAGCCCTGACGTGCGACCTTCTCCAAGCCGCGACCTGATCTTCTCATCCTGTCTCGGCACCCTGACTGACCCCTCTGAAATCCTTCAGGCCGAGCTGCTGAGCAGCCACGCCGCTGGAGCTTGAACATATGCGTGAGACTCGCCGTTTTCCTACGGCTCGGGCTTTTCGTGAAGCCCTGATCTGGACCCTCGGTTCCTACAGCCTCTCCGACCTGACGTTTCTGGGCGGAGAACTTCTGACCGACGGTGTCCCCTCCTGCTACCGGGACGCTTTGACGTCTACCTACCGCGACGACGGCTCTCACTCCGTCGTTCTGCCCTTCGTCCCGGTGAAAAAGACCGACGCCCTCTGTCGCCAGATCCTCGTGATCGGTGGTCTGAAGGAGATGGCTGGGGTCACTCGCCTCGATCACCTCCCCCCTGGCTGGAGGCTGGACGCCAAGAAGCGGGGCACGAAGCCGGGCCTCTACCGGGTCGTTGGGTGGGCGTTCCGGAACCAGCGGCGGGGTTACTGCAACTCCCGCCCGGAGTTGACGTGGCAGCCCGTCATCTGGAAGTCGGGTCAGGAGCCCGAGAACCCTCGGTTGATCACCACGGGTGCCTGCACCCATATCGATCCCGACTACCTGTGGGGTCTCCCGCTCTCCGAGCGGGATGCTCTGCTGAAGCGTACCCGTCCGGTGGCGGGTTGGTGGATGCTCACCCCCCTGGGGGCACTTCAGGCAGAGGAGACCATCCAGGCCCGGGGTCGCCCCGGGTACAACCAGACCGCTCAGTGGCTCGACGAGAACGTCGATGAACAGACCTTGCAGAGGCTCTATGCCTATCTGGCGAAGAAGCTGCCGAGGAGCCTCCAGTTCAGGAAGATCCGGGAGCACGTCCACAACAAGCTGGTGTCCCTGATCGACCTGGACTCGTTCGCGGGGCGGATTAACCGCGGGGAGACGATCTACTTCAGCCAGCTCAAGGTCTACTGCTACCGCTCCGCGGTCTCGGATCTGATGGCAGATGGGCGGGACCCGGTCTCCCGTACCCTGTACGGGGCTTCCACTCTCCGCGAGCGTCGGGACGGGGAGCAGGTGGTCCCGCTCACCACCCAGGAGTTTCACCCCGTCTATGTCAATGACGGAGACGAATCCGGGGGGCCGCTCCTCGACGCCTCCGGGCGGAACCTGGAGGCGGACATTCTGGAGCGGGAAGCGGTCTCCCACGGACTCGCGGAGGTCGAGCGGGCATTGAGGGCTCTCAAGCCGTCCGTCGCAGATCGCTATCTGGGCGTGATCGAGTCGCAGTGCGAGGGCCTCGCGATTCAGGAACTCGCGGACAGGGAGGGCGTCGGGTATGACCGCGCGAGCACCCTGATCCAGACGGTGAGGAACACCCTGAGGATGAGCGCGGTGAAGGGGCAGGTCGCCCTCAAGGTGCTCAAGGTCGCCCTGGAGTCCGAGAACCCCCGGCTGGACTCGGTGAGGGCAAGGGTCGATCCCCCGCACCTCCCGGGTGTCCCGGAGACGGACAAGCCCCTGGTCTGGGGTCGCACCTTCGGTGAGGTGGTGGAGTACCTCTGCCGCGAGGGCTGGGCGGTGCAGCGACACGGCAACCTGCGTTGCACCGCTCGCGGGGAGGTCTGGTTGAGGGCTCAGGACGCCGCGAGGGACCCTTTTTTCCTCGTCTACTAGGGTAGTTCCGGCTCCCTGGTCGTATAAGAGGGACACATCGGAGACATTTATGTCCACGACCCTCGCAGCAGCCCTCTCGGGTCCCGGCCCGGTTCCTTGCTCCTTCTTCAACCGGAAGAAGGGCGTCACCAGGGGGGGCAAGGCCCGCCCCGTCGTCTACGGCGACGGGGTTGATTACGTCACGGGCTGGCTCGGGGTGTCGTACCCCGTGCTGGTGAGCGAAAGCCTCGCCGCTCTCACCCAGATGAACCCGGGGACGGTCGCTCAGGAGATGGCGACCGCAGGTATCATGGCTCATACGAGGGACTGGACGCCCTCCAGCCCTTCCTACAACGACAGGGAGGGTTTGGCCCGGGTGGCGAGCCTTCAGGGGCTTGACGTGGCTCCTGACGCTTCTATCACCCGTCTCCGCCGGGCTCTGAAGGAGGCGGGTCCGCGTCGGTTGCCGGTGACCCAGGCTCACGTCGTCGAGGCCCTCCATTCTGTCCGCAAGTCTCTGGAAGGGCGGGTGCTGTCTGGGGCTCTCCGGACGCTGATGAATGACCGGCTCCTTCGGTCCCTCAAGATCCAGGACGCCGCTGCGTATCGGGGGGCCCTGCTGGAGTTGGAGCAGATGGCGAAGACCGCCGGGGTCACGGTGGACCTCTCTCCTCTCCGCTCGGTGGACACTGAGGATTCATTCATGAAGGAATGGGGGAAGGTGCTGGCGGTCTTTGAGGCCGGGCCCGCCGCTCGCGATGTGAACTGGGGGAGTTTCGGCCCCCTCCGGGACAGCCCCACCGGGGCTGTCATCCCCGGTGTTCGCGTCTACAAGAAGGACACCGGGGATGACGTCGCCGCCAGCCTGGATGAGTGGCTCAGCCGCCCCATCCCTGGCACCATGAATCTCCAGCTCCTTCAGGTGAATGCTCAGCAGGTAGAGCCCCCCACCAACGGTCCCGTTCCGGACCCCGTCTCCGGGCCGGTCGCGACCGCGAAGCGGTACATCCAGTCGTCCTTGCCCCTGAGTGCGTACCGCAGCTACAGGATGGAGCCCCTGTCCGTCGCCGTCTACGATAGCGATGGCAACCTCGCGTGGCGTCGCTATACGCCGGAGGGTGCCGGCTACCGCGATCACCTTGACCCCGGTGATCGCTACGTGACCATCGGCGGGAACAAGATCCGCCGAGGAGGCCAGTGGGGCTTCACCCAGGGGTTCTATCCTTTGGAGGAAGCCCGGAAGATGGCTGATTCCGGTGCTCTGGTCACTACAGGGTAGAGAACCGATGCGAGACGCCAGGAGAGTTTTGAAACAAGTCAAAGCGGCGAAGAACGCTGAGCCCAAGCCCGCGTTCTTTCGCGTCCCGGTGCTTCAGGCCCTTCATTTCCTGGGAAGCCCCGGAGCCTTGATAGGTCGGGACGCCGTGATCGATTACGTCCTCGATTCCCTGGGATGGGAAGCGGATAAGTACGGTGTCCGACCAGGAGGCGAGGGCCGCCTCAAGGTGCCCTATTGGATAGGGCGTGCTTTCCTTTCTCTGAAAGACCAGGGGCTCGCGTACCAAGCCCCGAAATCTCGGGGCATGTGGTCGCTGACAGAGCGGGGCTCTCTCATCGCTCCGAAGATTATGGAGGCCGAACCCCGTTCCGGTGGTTTCGGCCTAGCCCTCTCCTTTCCGGACAACCTCTCGCATGTAGAGGTAGAGGATTACGTCCTCTCTCGGGTGGCGGAAGGGACCCCCTGTTTTTCCCATTGGGAGCGAGTCCCGGAATGCGGGGATTGCTTACTGGCGGGGCCTTGTGTTGAAGCTTTGATCGGGGTCTTCCGCCGCAACGCTTCTGCGAAAAAGCCGAAGCGTGATCCTGCACCCACGCCGAAAACCAAAGACCACCCGGGGACTCGTTGGGTTCGCTATTCACCGGGGATCCGGTGCGTTGCTTGTGGGGAAGTGCTCCCGCCGATTGAGGATGTGCCTATGGGGACCCAGCTTCTTTGTTATCGCAAGCAGCCCTCGGGCTACATCCACCCAGAGTGCCTATAGTGTTGGACCTTAAACACTTCCGACAAGATCTTTCTGCCTTGCTCTCTGCGATTGAGGCAGAGGTCGCGACTGCAACCACGGCTCGTCGAGTGGACCTCGGATCCTTTCTCTGGGAGACCATCACTCACGCCAACAAGGTCTTTGACCTCCTCAAACGGAGGCATCTGCGGCCAGCAGCTCTCTCTGCCGGCGGCAACCAACCGGGCAGGCAGGTGTTGGCAGGATCGGGAAAGACGAAATGCCACGTCAAAGTCCCTGAGCCGCGGTATCGTCTCCGTCGAGACGCTTCAGTAGATGAGTTGAAGAGAGCCCTCGGACCCCGGTTCGATGAATTCTTCTCGGTTACCGTGAAGGTCCAGCCCAAGCGAGAGGCTGGGAATCTTGTAGCTCGTCTACAAGACCCGGTACTGAGGAGTCAGCTCCTCAGTGCTCTGGAAGAGGTTCAGGACACCCCGCGAGTTTTCTTCCGCTAGAGGCTCAGCCAGCCTTCAACGGAGTTGGGCGGCGGGGGCAGCTCCACTGACGCGAGTCGGCGGTTTGCGTCCGGATAGGCGTCGAGCAACATCTTGGCGAATTGACACCGACTCCCGCTGCAATGAGCCTTGAGGAATCCGGTGATCCTGCCGTGCTGCTCTGCTCGACGTCGGTGAAGATCAACAGCGACCGCGCCGGAAGCCTTCCGCACCTGAGAGCACGCCTGGAGGCATCGATCGGCTGTCTTGGACCGGAACCCATAGAGACCGTGGCTCCCGCTGGCGGTCTTCCCGACGCCCCCCGTGGGAACTTCCAGAACGAATCGCTCCTGGTCGTGGGAGAGGACGGTCATGCTCGGGTTTCTCGCGATCCGTTCACGAATCCAGGCAGCCATCTGGCTATGGCTGAAGTCACTGGCCTGAAGAGTGCTCTCTCCTTCCGTCGAGCTGAGGCCGAAGAAGCGACCTCCTGACTCGTACACCCGAACCTCGGTGTCGTCCGTGGCGAGCTGGACAACGGGGCCCCCAACAGAGGCTACCTTGGAGATCTTCTCCGCGATGCGGGGGCCGAGCCCCTTCATCGCGGTCAGCAGCACCCTGGCGGTCCTGCTCTTGGTCCGGGCCTTGTGGGTGGTCAGGAAGTCCACGGCTTCCTGACCTTCCGTGGCCCAGAGCTTCCTGGCGATCTTGACAGCCCGCCGCTGGAGCTTCCGGATGCAGGTCTCACAGTCCCTCTGCGTCGCCTTCCTGAAGCCGTAGAGCCCGCTGTGCTTCCGCTCAGGAGTCAAGTCGGTCGCCTGGAGCCGGTTCACCAGCCCTTCCCGAGAGGCACGAATCTGGTGAACTACTGTTCCTGCCGGGATGCGGAGGAGAATCGGAACCGCACCGCCTTCGGATGCGGTTCGCTTATCCCTGACCGTCTTGAACATCCCGGCGGCGCCTGGACCTTCGTTCATGTACGCTTGCAGGTTCCACACCAGGACTCCGGGCTCTTCGGGGACCGGGTAGCCCAGGTAAGCCGCAATCCTGGGAGAATCCCCGTAGTCCTCTACAGAAGCGGCCTTGGCGATGATCTCGGAGAAAGCCTGTCTGACGGTCTCGTGCTTCGCTCCGCCGTAGATCTCAGCAGCTTCCAGCAAGCCCTCAATATCCATCCCGATCCGAATGGCGGGCATCTCAAAAGAGGGGTCCAGGGCGAATACGGCTGCCCATCGGTGATGCCCATCGAGGATGTGGTTGTCGTGGGAGACCAGAACCTCTCCCGCGAGATCCTGAAGGGTCTGCTTTCCGGACTCCACGTTGGCGATCATAGTGGAGACTTTCTCGCTGTCCATCTCCATCTGAGTCGCCATCAGCGTTGACGCTGGGATCGGCAGACGGACCACCTGGATGCCTCCTTCTTCCAGGCTGTTCAAGAAGCCTGGAAGATGCTCCCCCCGGAGCTGGGGCATCTCTTCCCTCTTCTTCCCGAGGTTGCCGTGGAAGAAGTCCGGGTTTTCCTCGACGATCCCGGCAAAACGGGAGGTCAGATCCTCCTGGTCGCGTCCTGGGAAGCGGAGGTTGTTTTCCGAAGCGAGCCGGGAGATCAGGTCTTCCGCGGAAGACCCTTGCTTCTGCATCTCCTCCCGGACCTTGAGCACGGAAGGAGGGGGGTCCTCGTTCATTTCTTTGAACTCAGGCCCCACAACCGCAGCGACTTCGTCCACGGTCATTTTCACGCCCTTCGGGAACTTGGCGTCCACTTGAAGGGCAGCCTTCATCTCAGCCAGGGTCATCATTGCTTCGGTCTCCTAGTCGTGCTGTCGGAGGTCACGCTTGGACTTCTGACGGTCACGACGATTCCGGGTTCGCTTACCCCCACCGTGAGTCCCGCCCCGAGGTCCGCCCTTCTCCATGAGGTGACGGACTATCTCATTCCTCTTCTTGGGAGCCGGCCTCTTGGTTGGGGCGTTGGGGTCTTTCTTCTGAACGACAGGTTGGGTCTTCTTCTTCTTTTTCCTCGCGGTCAGCCACCGGTCAGCGACCCGTTGAGCCGCGAAGATCCCCCGAGCACCGTTCTCGCCCTTCTTATGCTCCCCACGCACGTCTACGCGATAGGTCTTGCCGAGGAAGAGGAGCCAGGGCTCAAGGGGGATCCCTTCGTAGCCGTTTTCCCAGGCGAGCATCCCGATCTGGCCTGGGAGGCTTCTAGCCTCGATACCCTTTTGGCTGACGACTTCCTCAAGCTGCCCTTCAGCCCACTCCTGGTACTCCGGGTCACCCGGCTTTCGGCTTGCTTGCACCTGTCTTCCTTCCGGGGTCACTTCCCGTTCGATAGCGACCGCCGGGCGGCGGACAAGATAGTTCGGCCACTTCTCGTACCACTTCCCGTAAAACTCGTCCTCGTGGACAACCCGGACGGTCTTGCTGGGGTTGGGGATGTTGGGGTCTGCGATGTGGAGAAATTGCTCTCCTTCCCCCCGGTCTTCTACATGGAAGACCGTGCTCGCGTGACTCCACTCCCGGCCTTCGGGATTCCAGGCGATGAGTACCGGGACCCCGCGATCCGTCCAGGATTTCAATTGAGCCACGGTAGACGGCATGGTCAGCGTAGCTCTACAGCCGTAGTGCTGAGCCGCCGCGAGTACCTGCTCCCAGCTCGCCCCTTTCATGGGGCGGGCTCCGAGAACTTTGTTGACCTCGTCCTCAGTCGTGTCGATCCCCAACGCCTGTAGAGCCATTGAGAGAGAGCAAGGGACGCAGGTGTATTGCGTCCGCTGACGGACGGGCTTGACACTAGCTCGGGCGGATCGTTGCATGGGTCTTGATTCCTACCCACGCCGAGGTATAGAACTCTTAGTGGGCTGGGTTGCTTAGCCGCCTTTTCCAGCAGGCAGACGACCGGATTCCACACAAGACCGCGAGGTCTTTCGTCTCCCGTGTATAAGAAGACGGGGGAGCTTCGTATTAATAAAGAGCCCCACCGGTTACTCATGACGCACAACACCACGACTGCTTTCCGAGTTTGCTGCCCCAAGTGCGGCAGCACCAACGTCGGACTGGAGACCGAAAAGACTCATTACTTCGGGGCGGGTCCGGACGGTTCCCAGCTTCATTGCTTCACCTGCGGGAAGATCGTCTACGGGAAAGAAAAGATCGAAGCCGTCGCGGCGCGTCAATACGCGGCTTGGACGCAATCCGAGCGTGAACGCCGAGCGGCGGCTGAAGCAGAAGAAGCCGCCAGCCGGGCGGCGGAAGCTGAGCGACAGGCCGCTCGGGCTCAGCGTGAGGCAAAGCGTCGAGCAGATGCAGCCAGAGCGGCTTCTGTCCGAGCCGCGGACAGAGCTGCCCTGGCCCCTCGCCCGACGCTTGAGCACGTCGCTATGTCCTGTACCCTGGGATCATGTCCGGTGATTATCTGGGTAACCCCGGATAAGAAGCTGGAAATCCGAAACACGACGAAGCGGATTTTCTGCTGCCCCGGGCATGAAACCGAGTGGAAGTCTCTGACCAAGAGCGACCAGCACACCTGTGCCTGGAGGGCTTGTGAGGAGGCCGCGAGGAAGAACAGCCTCTACTGCTCCCGGGACTGTTCTAATAAGAATGCGCGCTGGCGCCTGCGGCTACGCAAGGCGGCTACGCATCCCCGGAACCACCAAGGGGTTTGACCATAGAGGCATAAGTCTCCTCCACCGCTCGGAGACTCAAGCGACTCAACGAGGTTTTGATGGAAGCCTCGACTTTCTGAGCGATCTCCGCTATCGCTTCCGCTCTGCGGGCGTCCGATAGAGTCTGGAGCTTCGTCAGCCACTCCGGGTCTCGTTGAAGGCAGATGAGAAAGCAGAGAATGGCTTCTCGTCGGATACTCTCAAAGAGTAGCCCATGAGCGAGTTGACTCTGGCCCCCGGAGGGCCACGTCGCAGCAAGAGCATGGTCTCGCTCGCTGACGAGCGCATGGCTACTTTTGACCCTCAATCGGTCATAGGCGATCGTCACGATCGCTCGTATAGCGGGCTCAGACATAAGGGCGAAGCTGGTTGAGAACAGCTTCCGCGGGCTGGAAGCTGGACCAGTTGATGACGAGAATGTTGTTGCCCATCGATCCCTTCATGTACATCTCGTACTCTTCCCAGACTTTGACGAGGTACTCGTAAGGGATTCCGGGCCCTTCAGTCTCCTCCGGTCGGTTGCGGGCCTGGATCCGGTTGAAGACTACTTCAGGCGGGGCTTGAAGATAGACCAGCAGTTCAGGCTCCACCTGAACCTGAACTGTGAGGGAGGCGAAGACCTTTCGGTAGGTCTCGTACTCGCGCTCCTCCATCAGCCCCATCTGGTAGACCGCTCGGGCGAAGATCTGATCGCCAATCAGGGAGCGGTCGAAGAATTGGATCCCGGCTGTGTCTTGCTGGGCATGAGCAGCCAGGGCTCGCTGGGTCAACAGGTCCAGTTGCATCGCTAGAGCCCAGCGAGCCGGCTCCAGGTAGTAATCCCCCAGATAGGGATTGGACAGCACCGGCTCTTCCACGACCAGAGAGCCCGGAATGAGAGCTGACAAAGATCTACAAAGACTGGATTTCCCTACGCCTGGAGGTCCCTCAATAGCAATCCGCATGGCTCTAATCACTCCTGATCAGCCTGTTGCACCACCCTACCGGTGGGATTTTTTTTGCGGATCTCCGGCAACTTTCTTGCTGTTGTTCGTAGAAGAGAGTAAGAAAGGAGCACTTCCAACCGGTTTTGAGCAAAAGGCTCAAATTCGGAGGGAAAGCCACCGGCAACGCGAGAAAGAGGTGCGAGTGACCACTCAGACCAGCCCCATCTCAGGGCTCCCTTACCCCGAGTTCTTCCGCCCCTTCATCAACAACCCCGAGGTCGCGGGCATGGTCTATCTGACCCGCGAAGAGGAGGTCGCCGCCCAGGCTCGGGCCTTCCGTGAGACCCACGGGATCAAGCCCGCGTCTCTGGACGCTTCGGAGAACGGCGGGACCGTCGCGGTGATCCCCGTGGACGTCCAGGTCGGATTCTGCGCCCCGCCGGACGTTCAGCTCGGGCGGACGGCTTCCGGGCTCGACCTCCCCTGGACCCCGTCGGGCGGCTCCCTGTTCGTCCCCGGGGCCCCCGGAGACACCTACCGGGGGTCCAAGTTCATCTTGGACAACCTCCAGTACATCTCGGCGGTCTTCCCCAGCCTGGACACCCACCGGGTGTATCAGATCTTCCACGCCGACTTCTGGCGGAGCACGACGACCAAGGCCCCGCCCCCGGCCTTCACCACGATGACCGTGGACACCCTCGGTGTGGTGACTGGCCTGCACCCGGACGGGAGCACGGATACCTACGTCACCCTGTTCTCCCGGAACCTCGCGTCGGCCTACTGCAAGACGCTCGCGGACCAGGGCTCGCCCCCCCTGACCATCTGGCCCTACCACTGCCGCGTCGGCTCCACCCACCACTCGCTGATGCCGATCCTCTCTGAGGTCCAGATGTTCCACGAGGTCACTCGCCGGGCGGACGACGGCGTGGATATCAAGGGCTATCAGGCGTTCACGGAGTCCTACGGCATCGTCGGGGACGAGGTCGGCGTCATCGACGGCGTGGTTCTCGGTGAGGAGGTCCGGGCGGGCTACATCGACAAGCTCGTCCAGTACGACGTGGTGGTCATCTGGGGCGAGGCCCTCTCCCACTGTGTCCGTGCGACGGTGGACCAGATCAAGAAGCACTTCGCGGCTCGGGATCCGGATCTGGTCAAGAAGCTCTACGTGCTGGAGGATGCCTCCAGCCCCGTCCCCGCCATCCCCGGGTTCGAGAACGACGCCTCCAGCCCCCTGAACTTCCCCGCGGTCGCCCAGGCGGCTCTCGCGCAGTGGAAGGCCGAGGGGATCAACGTCGTCCGGACCACGGACAACTTCCTCCCCGCCGCCCTGCGGTAGTCCTTCCCCCACAACACCAACCGAGTAGGCAATGTCTTCCAGCATCCCCATCAACGGTCTCTCCGGTCTGTCCTCCCTCCTCTCGGGGGCATCCAAGGGTGAAGCCCCGATCCTCTCGCGCTCCTCCTCCCAGGTGCTCGCTGGCGGGGCCTCCCCGCTCGTCGCCCTCGGAGCCGGCGGAGCGGACCTGACCCGCCAGGGGGTCAACGAGGCGATCAACATCTTCGTCCTCGTGGACGACAGCGGCTCCATGTCCTCCAAGGTCCGGGAGGTCATCGCGGGTCAGAACGCCCTGCTCGCCCAGCTCCAGAAGGACAGCCGCTCGGGTGACATGGCGATCTCGCAGTGGCGGTTCGGGTCGCAGTGCGGGGTCATCCACCCCGCCGCCCCCCTCTCGTCCGCCCAGCGGTTCGGCTCGGGTCCCGGGGAGTACGACTACCGGGCCAACGGGGGCTGCACCCGTCTCATGGAGTCCTGGCAGGACATGGTGGCTGCCGCCGTCGCGGACCACCAGTACAACGAGGAGGTCTCCCCCGTCCCGACGCCCACCACGACCATCTGCATCGTGATGACCGACGGCGGCGAGACCGAGCTGTCCGGGGCGGCGAAGGTCAAGAAGGCCGCGGAGCTTCAGAAGGTCGCCTCTGACCTCATCATGTCCGAGCGGTTCGTCCTCGCCTTCGTCGGCATCGATCCCCGCCACACCCCCGCTACGCCCATCCAGCAGTCCTCCTTCTACGCCATCGCGAAGGAGATGGGTTTCGAGGATGGCTGCATCGGCATCGACGCCGACGTGACCCGAGCCTTCCTCCGGATCTCCTCCAGCGTGAGTCAGGTCTCCTCGGGCTCCGTGGCCCCGGGCCCCAGCTCCACCTTCTTCACCTGATCTGACCGCTACCCCAGGCCGGGACCCGGCTCGGGGTCACCCGAGGGTGACCATGAATGACTTCCACGTCGGGGCCGGGTCGGTCCTGGGTCGGCGGCACCTTGAACAGGGGCTCAACAACCAGGACGCTCTCGCTCTCTTCCAGAGTCCGGAGCTGCTCGTCGCTATCGTCTGTGACGGCTGCTCCGGAGGGAACCTCTCCTTCGATCTCGACTCCGAGATCGGAGCCAAGCTCCAGGCGACTTCCCTGGTGCGGAACATCGTGAGGTTCTACACCGCTTCTGACACCCCGATGGAAGTCCCTGTCGCCCTGGAAGCGGCCCGAGCCATGTGGCTCAACGCCGTGATCACAATGGCGTCCACGCTCCAAGAGCCTCTTCAGGACTTCATCACGACCAAGATGATGGCTACCGTCGTCGGGGTGGTGATGACCCCGGAGACAACAACTCTCTTCCGGAAGGGCGACGGGATCTATCAGGTCAACGAGGAAGACCCCGTCCTCATCGACGAGGAGAACCAGCCCTCGTATCCGGTCTACGCTCTCCTGAACGTGGGAGAAAACTCGGGGTTCGTGATCGAGCGGGTGATGCCCACCGTTGAAGTCAACGGACTCATCCTGGCGACGGACGGGGCTCTCCCCTTCGTGGTGACCCCCCAGCGGCTCGCCCACGGGGACAAGCCCCTCGGGTCTCTCAGCCAGTTCTACGACCCTCTCTGGATGGAGCACCCCACCAACATCCGGCGTCGGCTGATCGCCTGCGGTCCCTGGCGAGGCCGGCGACCCGCTCAGAATCCGCTGGATGACGATTGCTCCATCATCCGGATTCAGAGGAAGCCCTCCGAGGAAACGGAGGAGCCTGAGGAGGCTTCATGAGTCGGCACGTTTACGTCGGTGGAAAGCGATACTCGGTAGACCCGAGTCAGCCCACCTTCATCGCGAAGGGCGGCGAAGCCGAGGTCTACCGGTTTGGTAACAGGCAGGCCCTCAAAGTCTTCCACCGCATCGACCCGGCTGACCCCCCGGATAAGCAGAGGGCAAAGAGAAACGCCCTCCGGCTCAAGGGACAGAAGATCCGCGAATTCCCGACGGGGCTGCCCTCGGAGGTGCTGGCTCCCATCGATCTGGCGACCACCCGATCCGGCGAGGTGATCGGGTACACGATGCCCTTCCTGAAGGGCTTCTCCGCCTTCCACAAGCTGTCTGACCGGCGTTTTCGGGACTCGGCGGGCTTGGGGCAGGACGCGACCCATCAGCTCCTCTTGAGGCTGTATGCGGTCCTAACGGGTGTCCACGCAGCGGGGGTAGTCGTCGGTGACCTCAACGACGGCAACGAGATGTATCGGGTGAAGCCGTCCCCAGACGTGCGGCTGATCGACGTAGACTCTATGCAGTTCGGCCGATACCCCTGCACCGTCGCGGCTCAGAGGTTCCTCGACCCTAAGCTTTACGGCCGGGAGTTGGGGCGGGGTCAGTTTTTCACGACAGAGACGGATTGGTACGCCTTCGCCTGCCTGTCCCTCCAGTCCCTCCTCTGCGTGCTCCCCTTCGGTGGGATGCACAAGAAGCTGCGGACCTATCTCCGGAGGGCTGAGGCGGGTATCTGCGTCTTCAACGACGCCGTCAGGTACCCGGGCGGGGGCTTCCAGAAGGATGTTCTCCCCGATGATCTCCTCCAGCACTTCACCCAGGTGTTTGAGCAGGGACTCCGCGGGGTCTTCCCGGAGCGAGTGCTTCAGTTCCGGTGGACGACATGCTCTCAGTGCTCCCTGGAGCACGCCCGCCCCCGTTGCCCGGGATGCTCAGCTCCCGGTCTGGTGGTTGAGGCGATTCAGTACAACAAGAAGTGCCGGGCTACCCGTGTGTTCACCTGCCCCGGGTTCATCCGGGAGATCAAAGAAGAGCACGGCCGCCTCCGTGTGGTCTATGAGACCACGGGAGCCGTGAGGCGAGAGGACCATACGAAGGTCTGGGATTCCAAGCCGCCACCCCACACTCGGACGGCTATCGCAGGTGACTCGACCTGGATCGGCAGCAGCAACGGGGTCCTTCTTCAGATTGCCAAGCACGCTCTCCAGTCCCGAGCGACGACCGGGATCATGGGCAACCTACCGGTCTTCGGGGCGACCCGGAGATACCTCTACACCTTGGAGGGAGGACACCTCAAGCGGACGGACGCACAGGGCCGGTGGAGGATCCTCGGTTCCATCATTCCAGGGAGTACGTGGTTCAAGGTGGGGGAAGGATTCGGCGGTTTTGCCTTCTATAAGGCGGGCCACAAGTGGTTCTTCTACGTCTTCCGAGATCACCTGCTGCCGGTTCAGGGGATCCCTTCTCCGCAGGGGAAGGTCCGTGAGGTGGATTGCGTGTTCTCCGATCAGCACGCCTTGTTCCTCCTCAGTGAGGACCGTCAGGGGGTCATCGTCAACTCCATGTGGCTGGTGGACGCCAAGGGCAACGTGGTCGGACATGCTGAAGGGGAGGCGGATCAGGTCCGTATGCTCTCGACTATCTCAGGGAAGCTGGTGTCTTCCGGGAAGACACCACGTATCGTCTGCTCCACGGATGAAGGGCTTCTTCAGCTCGTCGTCAATGACGCTGGCGGTATCGAGGAATCCAAGCTGTTCACGGACACCCGCCCCTTCGTCCGAGCCGGGGACCGTCTCCTTCAGGCTCCCACCGGAATCTGGGTCGCTGACCGTAGTACGGTCAGGCTCTTAGAGCTAGGATAAGAGGAGAGTTCTGGATGGCAAAGCTAGGCCACGAAGCCAGCCACCTGACGGAGGAGGAGTTCCTGCGGGCATATCAGGCCCGCGAGTACCCCAAGCCCTCCTTGACCACGGATCTGGTCATCTTCAGCATCGAAGACTGCGTCCTTAAGGTGCTGTTGATCAAGCGGCGCGGTCACCCCTACCAGGACTCCTGGGCCCTCCCAGGAGGCTTTCTGGACGTCCCTGGTTGGGAAATCGAAGCCATCGCGCAGAGGCATCAGCTCTCCCTCTCCGAGGGATCTTCCGTTTCCTGGCCCATCGAGGTGACCAACCTGTACCCTTCCCTGTTTCAGGAAGGTCCGGTTCAATGGGATGTGGATATTGAGGCGGGGGCTCATCGGGAGCTACAGGAGGAGACCAGTCTCCCCGCCCGCTCTTGTTTTCTGGAGCAGCTCTACACGGTGGGGAACGTCTCTCGGGATCCCCGCACGTATGTCGTGACCGTCGCCTACTACGCCCTGGTTCCGTCGAACCTCATGTCTCTGGTCCGTCCTAGAGACGACGCGAAGGAGGCTGCGTGGCTCTCAGTAGAGGAAGCAGCCCGGTTGCCTCTGGCCTTTGACCACCAGGAGATCCTTCAGATGGCTCTGACCCGGATTCGGGGCAAGTTGGACTACTTCGCCGCCATCGCAGCGGGACTCTTGCCTCCGACGTTCACAGAGTATGAGCTGCGTGAAGTCTACGAGACGATCAAGGGAGTCGAGTTTCGACCGTCCTCCTTCAACCGCCGTCTCAAGCGAATGAAGGAGGACGGTCATGTCGTGAGATCGGGCGGCTACCGCCGGACGGGGGGACGCCCGGCGGCAACCTATCGGTTCTCAAACGGTAGCTGACGTAACCGCGGGCTCATTGCGACGGTTCGCACCGACCCACATAGGCTGAATGGTCAGCCTACGGGCGACGACGGCTCCCGTCTCGGTCAGGGCCCACTTGCCGATGCTCACCAACTGAGTCATCGGCGTGCGGCTGTAGGTCGTACCGCGGGCACCCTTGCTCTGACCGCTCTGGTTCCTGAAGGCGAAGTGGATCTTGCGGCGGAGGAGCTTCATCCCCACCGCTGCCGGATCTTCGTCTTCATCGGCATGAAGGGTGCCGTAGTCCCGGATCTCGTCCGCGCCGAATCCAACGTCGGTCAGGACGGCTTCCACAACCCGATTCATGTCGATCGGCTCCCCCGCCTTGAACCGGCTAAGCCGGCCCAGAGCAACTACAACCGGGTTGTGGAAGTTCCGAGGCTTGATTTCCTGCATAAAAGACTCCTGGTCGGGGTGTCGAAAGGTGATCGGGGGACGATCGGGAGCCTTTATATTACGACCCGGACCAGAAAAGTGGTTCTTTTTTACCCCGGGTTAGAATCTATGTCAGAAAAAGTCCCCTTCGATATGCGGGTTGATGAGGTCTTTCATGGTTTTGATATTGACTTCATCGGTGCTGCGTTCTAGCACGCAGAGGGACGCATCCCGGAGGAGGAAAGGCGGTACCTTTCCGCTATTGCTGCGGATTATATCCCAGGCATCTTCCATGATATCGTGGACCTCCCGGTGGCCGAAGACGGCGCGGAGGCGTCGGTGATCGATCGCAGATCGGATCACTCCCGTGATGCTCTTCATCTGGCTCAGAATTCTTTTCTCCCGAGCGACCAGCCCGGGGAACTTTGCGCGCAAAACCGCTTCCTCGTCCTTCCAGTCGAGGTAATGCCACCGGACAGCTCGCTTCCACCGGCTCATCATGGAGGCGTCCTGAGGACGGGCAGATCGATAGAGACCCGTATCGTCGCCGCCACCGATGGTATTCGCGGAGGCGACGATCAGCGTCCCCGGGAGCATTTTGTGGGTCACGCCTTCGGGACCCACAAACCGACCCGAGATGGAGTCCATAATCAGCCGGAAGGTCTCCATCTGTTCTTCTGTCGCGCGGTCGATATCCGTGATCAGGAGCACGCAGGGGATTCGGTCAGTCACCTCTCCCTTGTCGTTTTTCACCTCGAAACCGTCCCGGTACAGCTTGAGGAACAGCCCATCGCTGTAGTAGGAGCCTCTCTCTGGAGAGATCTCCCGGGGTCGTAGCCAGCCTTCGATGTTGGCTTCAGGTCGAACCTGAAAGACCGCCCCAGGGCGGCGACAGGCCCAGCTCCAGGCAGAAAGGAAGGCATCCTTCCCTGAGCCAGAAGGCCCCCAGACGATCGAGTGCCTGTTGTATCGAAGATGCCTCGCCAGCCGCGCTGCGGCTGCTTTGGCCGCCCCAGCCGTGGGCGGCCGAAAGTGGAGGGGCCGGGGGAGACAGGCGTCCTCTGGCACCTGATGGTGCAGGGGGAAACTCGTCCCCGCGAATGTCACCTGAGCCTCTTTCCAGTCCCGAACCGGAGTCCGGGTCGCAGGGATGCCTGTACGAGTTGTCACCCGGTTCGCCACCGTCGGTGATCCCGGGTAGACAGCGAGGTATTCCTCCCCGGTGAGCCCGTGGGCTTCCTGAAGGTGTGGAAGAAGGAACGCCTCCTCCACGCCACACACCTGACACCGCGGTGTCAGCAAGGCCCCCTCCCCGCCTGAGTGAGCAAGCTGTCGAGCTTGCTCGTCATCTGAAATGGGAAGTCCGCGAGGCGTCCGCAGAACACCGGGTCAGGGAAGACCTGCTGGACATATGAAGCTTGCTGTCCGATGCCGACGCCCACGATGTGTATCCCCATTTTTTCTGCTTGCCTGAGCTGCCACCGCATGACCGGGGCGTTGCTGGGATTCGGTTGTCCATCCGTGTATACGAACATGAGCCGGTGAGTTTCGTCCCGATCCGCAAGCTCTTCCAGAGCCATCTGCATCCCGTCGCATAGCGGAGTGGAGTGGACCGCGTGGTTATTGGCGAACCTCCATTGAACAGCCGGGAAGGTCTCTTCCCACCCCTTGAAAATGTCATAGTGGACACCGTAGGCCCGATGATAGGTCTGACTGGCTAGATCGATCTCATCCAGCATCGTGGTGACTCGACGAGCCCTGATCCCAAGAACCAGGGTCGGGCAACCCAAAACGGAAAGGGGCTCGACAATGGCGAGGATCCCCTCCATCGCGACCTCTTTCATGGTCTTTTCTCGACCGTCGCGGTCTTGGACCCCGGCTTTCGCCTTCATGGAGTAGCTCTCGTCCAGCACGATAGCCGCCGCCAGGGTCACATCCAGCCGCTTGCCAGGACGAGCCCAGGCCCGGGTAGGCTTCTTCCGAGCCCGCAGGTCTCCCCAGGTCCGGACCATGTACCGATCCGAGAGCTGACGCCCAGAAGGGAGACCGTGCCTCACCGTCCTCCGCTTGTAATCGAGGAACCTCATCAGGAAAGAGGATCTCATCGCGGCGGATTCCTGCTGAACATCGCTCAACATCTGAGCGGTCTGAGCAAAGTCCCCATGCTCTCCCTTTTGGGAGGGCTTTACTGTCTCCACGATATCCAACTCGGTAGAGGCTGGGTTCCACGGTTGCTCGCCTGGAAGAAGCTCTCTCATTTCCCGCTGGATAGCTTCCCGAAGAGCACCGGAGAGAACCTCCTGGTGGTCCTTCAAATCACTCTCAGAAGACTCCAGGGCTCCCGCAGCGACCTCCGCCAGAGGACCCTCGCCCTCTGCTCCTCCCTCCCCCGCGTTCTCTTCCCCGAACTCCTTCTGGCCCTCAGAGGGAGCCCCTCCCGAGTCGGAGTCCTGGTTCTCATGAGACTCCTCTTCCTCTCCAGAGGATCCCCCGCCTTTCTCATCGGACTCGCCTTCGTCCTCCGAGTCCGATGGTTGCCCTGAAGAGGAAGGGCTGAAAAAGGGGTTGTCTTCGATCTCCTCCTGGTGCCCACACGCGGTGCAGGTGATGACCAGCTTGTCAGAGGAAGCCTGCCGCCGTACTTTCAGCTTGTCCGCTGGGGCTCCGCACTTCGGACAAGGGGCCTTCTGGGGCTCCTCGTCCTCCTTGTCCTGTTCTTGTTCCAAGAGGCTGACCAGCTCCGCGACCACATCCAGGGCAACCCGGAGGCTGCCCAGGTCATCCCCGGGGCCTAAGGTCATGGCGTGATTCAGCCACAAGGAGAGAGGACCCGCTTCGACCATCTCATAGGCATCCGGGTTCAGAGAGTGGTAGCGACGAAGGGCTTCTTTTTGAAGGTCCGTGTTGTACCCTTTCCCGATCCCACGAAAGGCCCCCTGAATGACCGTCAGGGGGTTAGCGGTCAGGTGAGGCGTTTCCTTGTCCAACACGTAATCGTTGACCGCGATTAGTCTCTGTCGGATGCCGGGGAAGCGAGAGCAGCCGCACCTCTCGATCCGGATATCCTCCACCAGATTATCCCAGCTCAGCAGGTGGGAGGCGTACCGAGACCAGTCAGGAATCCGAGCCCAGCGAGGAAGCACGATCGCGGCGACCTCTCGGGTGGTCAGGTACCGCTTACAGGTGAACACCCCATGTAGTAGCTCGTGGATGAGTCCCCCTTTCAAAGCCTTGGCGACCTTGAGAGTGAGAATCATCGGAGTCCTGGCGATCACGATCTGAGGGTCGGGGCGGGGATACCCGTTGACCTGAGTGACCCACTTGGACACGTCCATAGGTGTCGGCTGGCACCCCGGGTTCTCGTGGGCCCAGGCGGCGATGACACGGACGAGAATCCTCGCCGTCCACCAATCCATATGGGCGAAACCCTCCCCCTTGGAATGCACTGGAGGAGCTTTCTCCCCCATCAGAGAGAAAGCCGTCGCCCTATGGTCTGTCCATAGGGTCCGCCGCAGCACTTGATTCGGATCGGGTTGATTCCACATACCCCTCATACGAATAGGCTGAAATTTACCCTCTCTTAAAAAAGCGGCAAGAAATCAGGGCAGGCTCGTATACTCGGCCATGAGCGACTACAGCGAATTCATGGACGGTGTCCTTTACCGGGTCGAAGCCTGCAACGGGGCGAAGCATCTCCTCTGGGAGAGACACGCGGAGGAAGCCGGAGGCGAGGTCCCCTGGGAGAGTCAGGACGGCTATCTGGTCTTCCTGGGCAAGGTCGAGGGTCTCCCGGTGTACCTCTCCGTCCGGATGACCCTGATCTACGGCCAGAAGGTCGTCTTCTGGTTCGGGTCAGGGAGGATGGTGGACCACCGCCTCATTGAGGCGTGGTTCGAGACCTACATGGGTCCTCGGAGGCCGGGGAATCACTCGGACGTGATGAACTTCAACAACGTCCTGTCGCGCTGTCGCGAAGCAGCGGGGTTGGAGGGGGAGTGAGCGTCGCGAGAGCCCGTATGACGGATCAAGAGCGGCTCCTGATGGAGATCGCGACCTCCATCCCGACGCAATGCTCCCGGTGGAGCATGGCGAATCCGATCAAAGCGATCGAGGCCGCGATCCGAGAGCACTGCCCCACGTCCTGCGGGCAGTGGCTCGCGCTTCGGAAGCCTCGGGAGTCGCAAGAGTCAGTATGACGAACTTCCTCCGAGAGACCGGGCTGGTTCCCGTATCGGCCAACCCACCTACGTTTGGTCACTGTGCCCTGATTAAGGAAGCCCTGCGGCTCTGCCGCAAGGTCTACGTCCTCATCGGCTGTAACCGAACCAAGGAAGGAAAGTATCTCTTCGGGGACGATGAAGCCGCGGGCTTGCTCCTCGCCATGCTGGGGTCCAGTCCCGATACAGCTCGGGTCACGATCCTCAAGACGACTTCCACCGTCGCGGACGTCGCTCTCGGGGTACAGGCGGACGCAATCTTCCGAGGTGTCCGCGATAATCTGGAGGCGGAGCGGGAGCGGGAAGACTTCGCTTTCTACGATCACATGGTCCGTGGAACCAGCAACAAGCTGCTTTTCGTCCCGAGCCCGGACGATCTCAAGGGCTGCTCCTCTTCGATCGTCCGCGGTCTGGTCCGGGAACATGCTCCCTGGGTACCCGAGTACGTTCCCGCCGATGTATGGCGTCGGACCCGAGAGCGAATCCACGGTCACAAGTGGGTCGGAGTATCCAACGCCTCCGATCTCCCTCTCCTTCCCCCGATGGGTCGGACTTGTTCTCTTCCTTTTGAAGAAGCCTTGGAGATCGCGGCCTCAGACTCGATGCCTTCCGGGCAGGTCTTTCGTGCGATCCCTGACTCGAAATGTCTGGATCGGGTCCCCTTCCTTCAGCGAGCCCTCCGAAAGATGTTCCGAAGGCGTCTGCGGGACCTGTGGCCGACAGGTCAGCCTGGGTTTTACTTTTTTGTCGGCTGGCCGGACTACGTGGTTCCGCCAGTGCTCTATGACGTTGTCCTGACCCGGGATCACGTCCAGTACCCGCCGATGATCGCGGAACCTTCAGGTGAAATCTATCCGCGAGCGGGCCGGTTCCTTGACGAGGCGAAGACTCTCTCGCTGGCGAGGTGGCCTGGATGAGTTTCCAGCTCGGGAATTGGCGACTCCTCCGGAAGTTGGGAGAGGGCAATTTCGGCTACACCTATCTGGGAGAGCATGTCCTCCTGGGATTCCAGGTGGCTGTGAAGGTCGAGAAAGTCGGGACCCCGGAGGCGATCGAGGCCTTCAAGACGGAGGCGAGAGCCTACTCCGAGCTGCGGCACCCCTATCTCCCAACCCTCCATGATTACCTGGAGATGCCCGACCCGAGGGAACCCAGCCGGCTCCTTCGGCTGATGGTCCTGTCTTTCATCCCCGGTCAGAGCCTCACCGACGCCGTCGAAGAACACGGCAACCCGACTGACGAACACATCTGCTGGATCGTGGATAGGCTGCTGTTTGCCCTCAGCTATCTCAACTACAAGGGTATCCTTCACCTGGACGTGAAGCCCGACAACATCCTGCTGAACATCCCCCACCACGAGGCGACCCTTGTTGACTTGGGGATGGCGTCTATCCGGCCGCGATCCGGGGACGTAGCCCGGGGCGGATCGCCCATGTTTATGGCTCCAGAAGTGTTCGCGATGTTCACTCCTGGTCCAGAGAGCGACCTCTACAGCGTAGGGAAGGTTGTGTGTTGGCTAAGCGGAGGAGACCCGGCGAATGGCATCTTTGGACCGGACATGGATCCCCGGTTCTCGTCCTTCTTTGAGGAGTGGATCCGGCATGATCCCCGGTCCCGCCCTCGTAACTTCGCCGCTCTGCGGGATGATCTGGCTGATCTACGGACCCAGGTTTTCGGCAGAGTCGGCAGCGTAGAAGCCTGGGAGTCCAGATGAGCGGACACGGATACGGCGGTCGGAGCACTCGGTCCCGCCACAACGACGAATATGACACCGGCCACAACTGGTCCTCGGCCCGGAGCGGCTGGTCCACGCCCCCCAAGACGACTGTCCCGCGTCGGACCACGCAGAGCACCAGGGTCCAGACCCCGCCCCAGAAGCCCGCGGACCTCTGCCGGCAGTGCAACCAGCCCCTCAACAAGAAGCTCAAGTGTACAAGCTGCGGGAGCACCCACGTCCGTCGGGGCACCGTCCTCCTCCTCGATGGAGGCCCCACGCTGGGGACTGGTGACAGCGGGAAGTCCACCCTGATGCTGTCCAAGCCGGGGCAGTTGAACGCCAAGGTGAAGCCCCTGAAGGCGACTGCTCGGAACGTCGCTGTCTTCGCGATGGACATGACCGGGTCGATGGGCACGGCGAAGGACGAGATCATCAAGAGAGCCCCCGTTCTCTACTCCGACCTTCAGGAACTTCTTGGCGACGACGTCGAGATCCTCCTCATCACCTTCGGTGATGCGATTACTCAGGATGAGATCCGGGTGGTGGACTTCGGACGCGGGCCCATCCTGGACATTCACGTCCAGGCTGTCCACCAGAAGTGTCGGGGAGGTGGCAACCGCGTCGAGAGCCAGGATCTCGTCGCTCTCTACCTCGATCAGATGGTGGACTTCACGCAGGCAACCAATGTCTTCGTCTTCTTCGTCACGGACGAAGGGGTTCCCCTGAAGATGGATCGTCGCTGGGCGACGAAGTACGTGGGCGAGGCCGCGATGGCTGGTTACCCCGAGCACAACGACACCACCCGGGTCTTCGACTCCCTCGCCAAGAAGGCGAAGGTGTTCACGATCCTGAAGCCGGTGGACCACCCCTTCAACAAGCGGTTTGCCGCCTCTATGAGGCAGTCCTGGGCGACCGTGCTGGCCTCCCCCGACTTCATCCTCGACCTCTCCGATATCCGCCGCTGTGTGGATGTGGCGGTGGGCGCCATCGCGAAGAGCCTCGGGAAGCTGGCGACGTTTGAGAAGAATCTCGCCGCTCGGCAGACCGACCCCCGCTACCGCTCCCAGAACATCCAGACGGTCATGGGCACGATCATGAACGTCCCCGGAGGCACCCCCAACATCAAGCCCCCGGCCTCGGTCCCGGACTTCTTCAAGTAGCCCATGAATATCCTCGCGATCAGTGATCTTCACCTCGGAAAGACCGGGGTGGAGCAAGGAATTGACTGGACCACCTTCTTTGTAGAAGTGCTCCAGCGGGCTCATCAGATGGCTCGGACGCGGGACTATGACGTCCTCTACTTCGGGGGAGACGCCGCGGAGAAGGCTGATACCAGGGACCCGGCCTCCAACCTCAAGGAAGCCATTCGGCTCCTCTCAGAGATTCCCATCGCTCAGAAACTCTGGGTGATGGGGAACAACGACCTGGAGTGCCTCTCCGGCCCTCTTGATACCTACTCCGAAGAGATGCAAGGTCTCCTCGGAGACCGGTTCCACCTCTTAGACGCCGCTCCCTTCCAAGCCGGAAAGGTGGGCTTCTTCGGGAACATCGGGGGCCACAACGGGTCGTTGTGGAAGCCGCCCGCGGTCTCCGAACCGGAAGTCATCGCTCTGGAAGAAGAGATGATCCGGGAGGATGAGATCGGCTGGGCTGCTCACTTTGGCCCGCGGGCCGATTTGGGTCCGCGTCAGTTCTATCTGATGGCTCAAGGCCGGATGCTGGCTCATTATCGCTTGCTCGCGGACATGGACCAGCTCGTGATGGGGACCCACTTCGTCCCGAGCCCCGACTTCGTCCTCTACGGGCAGAGCCCCAAATATGATTGGCTGAACTGGTTCATGGGCTACGACGCCATGAGCCTCCCGCTTCCATTCTGGGAAGACGACCGACTCTCCCTCGGGCTCACCGGCCACACCCATCGATCAGCCTCGATGTTCCTCGGAGAGGTCCCCGTCATCAACGTCTCTGGACCCGAGCAACCCCACTGGCTTCACCTTGAATAAGAGATAACTTTTCCGGGCCTGCTCGTATACATAGCTGAGGTAATCAGCTATGGACTTACTCCTACACCACCTGTCGGGTTGTCATGGCGAGTGGCAAATGCTCGCTCTCCTCCTTCAGGAGTGGTTCCCGTTTCTGACGGTGTATCTCTCCTCGCGGGAGAAGACCGATGAGTGAC